AACTGGAAGTATAGTGAAACATTATCGTAATGGTAATATAATAGTAGATACACAAGACTAATGTGGATAGCTGTACAATTAGCATATCATCATTATGCACCTGAAGAATTACAAGTGGGTATGATGTTTATGAACCATTTAAATATGGGCACTGAAAAAGAATTGATTGAACTCTTTAGATTAGATAAAAATCAATTGACATTTATAGACCAAAATGATCTTATTGATAATCATGGATATCCAGTTAGACCTTTCATTATAGATGAGGATGGTAAGATACTAATTACACCAGAAGAAATAGGTTGGTTTGATCCAGGAGGAACTTCTACAAAGTTAATACCTTTGGATTTAGAAGAATTCAATTTCATAATGAGAGAGTTTGATGGTATACTTGAAATGTTTGTTGATGGAGAACAACTTGAAAAAGGACAAATAGAACCTGTAACATCAAAACATAATGAGTCAGGTGAAGATTGGGCAATGTTTAGATTCTTACAAGATGATAAAGATATTGTATTACCAGAATATTATGTTAAAGTGATGTTAGATAATACAATAAGTATTTATGAACAACCAAACTTGTGGGAAGTTATAGGGCCTTATAATATACCAGAAAATCTAAATCTTGATCTATATGAACATTTCAACACTGAAGAAGAAGCACTAGAGTTTATAAAAAATCTAAATTAAATTAATATTAAAACAAATAAAAATGGGAGTAGATATATCAGGAATACATCCTAAAATGAAGAGTCCTATACCAGAAGGTGATTGGGCAGTAATGAATGATACTGAAAGACAAGAATATTTTCTTATTTCAGATGCTTGGGAGGCAGAAAACCCAGGATATTACTTTGGCTGTAATTGGTGGGGGTGGAGACCGATAATAATCTTATGTAATACAGCTATAGAAAACGCAGGTCTTACATTTAATACAGACTCTTGGCATCATAATGATGGTGGAGGTCTTAAAAATCAATTTGATTGTGACTTATTAGCTAGTGCATTAGATTATATAATAGGGCAAGAAGAGAATCTAATAGAGGATGATGATATTGTTTATGTTAACTGTGGTGGTTGGCGTATTGTAGGAGATACTATAATGAATGATGAATTGCAACAGAAATTAAATCTTGAATATCCAATAGGAACTGTAATGTTTACAAAGATAGTTATTGATGATGGAAAATTAGTTTATCCAATGCATTCAGCACCACTGTGGTTAATTAATAACTTTATAGATTTCTTAAAAGAATGTGGAGGTTTCCAGATATATTAATTTGGAAATGTTAACTTAATTCGTTAATTTTACAATCTCCCATGACCAAGTTTATAATCTTTTTAATTAGATGGATAGGTTCCAATCTTGCTATTCCTTTTTGGATGGTAGGACATGTACACCTATCCATTAATATATATAAAGATATTCATGAAATCATTGCTTCATTTGGAATGAATTTTATAGTATTGATAGCATTGTATTATGATTGGAAAGAACACATAAAAACTAAAAAAGATGACTGAAGATGTAATTATATATGATATAGAAACTATGCAGGAATGCTTTATAGTTGTTTGTATGAAGCCTGATAAGACTCCTAAGAGTTTTATTGTTAGTAAGTGGCAGAATCAATTGGATGCTTTTCTTAAATACATAGAAGTAAATCCTGATAGCTATTGGGTAGGATATAATAATCTAAGATTTGATGCACAAGTAGTTGAGTGGATTATAAGAAATCATGATGAGTGGCATGCTATTTCAGGACTAGAGATTTGTGCAAAAATAGCTCAGAAAGCTAGTGATGTAATACATGATGCTAATTTTGACATCTTTCCAGAATATAGAGAATATGAATTATCTTTTAAACAGATAGATTTGTTTAAGATTCATCACTATGATAATAAGAACAGAAGGGTTAGCCTGAAGAGATTAGAGTTTGAAATGGATTTAGAAGATATAGAGGAAATGCCTATACATCACACTAAAACAAATATGACTAAGGACGAAGTATTTTTATCATTACAATACTGTTTTAATGATGTAGATGCTACATATGAATTCTATAAGATTACTTTGGGTGATACATTACATCCTCTATATAGAGGCAACAATCAAATTCAATTGAGGAGTGATATTCAAGAAGAGTTTGGTATTGAGTGTCTTAACTATTCAGATAGTAAAATAGGTGATGAAATAATCAAGAAATATTATTGTGAAGAGAAAGGTATTAGCATTAGAGAGCTCCCAAGAAAAGGTTTCTTTAGGAAAACGATAGATGTTAAGAAATGTATTGCTAGTTATGTAAAGTTTGAAACTGACCAGCTAAAAGACTTTCTTAAAAAGATCAAAGCTTTAAAGCTTGGGTTACATGATGATTTCAAAGAACATATTCATTTTCATAATAATGTTTATTCATTCATGAAAGGTGGTTTACATACTGAGAACTCACCAGAAATATTTGAAGAAGATGATGAATATGAAATTATTGATTGGGATGTAGCAAGTTATTACCCTGCTATTATCATTAACAGTGGAAGATTTCCTGCTCATTTAGGGAAAGAGTTTCTAAGAGGGTATAAGCAAATGTTTGATAAAAGACTTGAGCTTAAATCTCTTGCTAAAGGGGACAAAAGAATCAGTGGAATTGTAGGAGCACTTAAGCTTGCAGTTAACTCTGTGTATGGTAAGTCATCTGATATGAACTCATGGATATATGATAGGCAATTAACTATGTTCACCACAATAACTGGTGAGCTTAGTTTAATGATGCTTATTGAAAAATATGAATTGAGTGGTATTAATGTGATCTCTGCAAACACAGACGGTGTAACGATTAAAGTGAGAAAAGACTTAATTCCTAAGATGCATGAAATAAATGAGCAGTGGTCTGAGCTGACACAGTATATACTGGAAAGAACAGACTATACAAAGATTATATTTTCTAGTGTTAATGATTATTTAGCTATCATGCCTGATGGTTACATCAAGAAGAAAGGAGATTTTTTAACTGATTTTGAATTACATAAAAATAAATCAGCTAGAATTGTTCCAATTGCTCTTGAGGCCTATTATGTTCATGGTATACCTGTTAAGGAAACAATTGAGAATCACAAGAATTTGTTTGATTTCTGCATTAGAAAGAAAGCATCTAGAGATTTTCGTTATGAGGGCGTAGATCCAGTTACTAATGTTATAACTGAGTACAACAAGTTGATTAGATATTTTGTATCTATTGCTGGTGAAAAAGTTTATAAGATTAAAACTGAAGAATGTCACAGTAAAGCTGCTAAGAGAAGTCAAGTGGAAGCAGGAACTTGGTTATGCCATGTGTGTAATCATTTACCTAAAAACTCTCCAGTGGAAAATGTAAACTATGCATATTACATTAGTAAAGCAGAGAATACAATTGTTAAAATCTTAACTAAGGGTAAGAGTAGAAGAAATACCGTTATACCTAATCAACTAAACTTATTTTAATAAATGAAGAAAAAAGCAGCAATTAATAGAAGTAGTATAACTCGTCATTTAATTGAATATCAATTAGATATGGTAGGAAAGCGTTTAGTAGAAACATTAGATGATGATAAATGGTATTTCAATTGGACAATGACACAAGAGCAACATTCTGAATTTAGAAAGTATGCTCTTAAAACATTGAAGAAAGTGTTTAAATTTAATACAAATAAAGCAAAACAAACATTTGATTGGTTTAATTTGCAATATGGATTAAGAATAAAAGAATAATTAATAATTAATAAATAAATAAAAACAGAAATTATGAACTCAACAACAGTATTCATCATAGCAGGAATTGCTATTTTACTAGTATCTTTTACAGTGTATTTATTAAATTCAGCTAAAACTGAAGAAGAAATTTGGCCAGAGCTTACTAAACCTAAACTAAAAAAGAAAAGAGGTAGACCTAAAGGATCTAAAAACAAACCTGTATTAAAAAAGAAGAAAGGTAGACCAGTAGGAAGTAAAAACAAAGCTAAAAATGTCTAAGTTAATCAACGAAGATTGGGAGCATGCAGCTTATGCTACTGATGAAATGTATTCTGGTGAACGAGATTATATAATGAATCTAGAATGGCAAGAATGGGAACATACACACAACAAAAAACCTGCAACAATAATAGTTCAAACACCAGTAAAAGATGAGAATGCATATATCACCCGCAGTATTCGAGGAACTCATCAAAAAAAGTTATAATCTAGACATAATTTATTTATTAAAGTTGATAGAGGAAGAGCATGATATTACTCCTATGTATGAGAATAGTATGAAAATCTCTGCCCTCTATCAAACTTTGATAAGGAAAGGACTTATAACTAGTGAAGATAGACTTACAATACCAGGTAAAGACTTGTTAAAGTTTATTAATGATGAGAAGGAAATTAAAATAATAAAACGTAAACCAACATCAACTGATTTTGAAGAATGGTGGAAAGAATATCCTGGAACAGATTCATTTGAAGTGGAAGGTGTAGTATTTAAAGGTACTAGATCCTTACGCAGAGGAAAAGATGAATGTAAAAGGAAATTTAAAGCAATTCTTGATGAAGGTGATTACACAGCAAAACAACTTATAGAAGCTCTTACTTATGAAGTGGTACAAAAAATAGAAAAGTCTTATCACGAGAGAAAGAATTGTTTAAGTTTTATGCAGGGATCTATTACTTATCTAAACCAGAGAACCTTTGAAGGGTTTATAGAATTAATGGAACAAGATAAAGATAAACCTAAAAAAGGAAAAGTGTCACGAGGTTCAACAGATATATAATTAATGTAGTATAAATCATACATTAACACTTAAAAACAAGGTTAATGCATCGTTTGTCATACATTGATTGATATTATAATCAATAATGTATAATTTGATTGAAATAACATACAAAATGAATAAGAAGAAAGTTTTAGAAATACTAGAAAATAAATATGGTTGGGAGGGTTTAGGTAAGTCTAATATATTGTTAAATGATACTATAAAAGCTACAAAAGAAGCATTTTCTATAAAAGAAATAGTACCTTTTGAAGATTTTATGACAAACTTTTGTAAACACGGAATAACATTAACTCAAAACTATACAGGCGAAACTATTAGTTTAAAGGACTTAATTCGTAAATACAAACTGACCAATAATAAAAGCCTTTAATATGACTATAGCATTAGAAAGAAATCGATTAATAAGGAAAGCATTACACAAGTTCCCAAAGAAACTAGATGCAGCAAAAGCATTAGGTATATCTGTAAGAACAATTGCACGTGAAATAGCTTTATTAAAAAAAGAAAAAAATCATGATACAAACTAAAGAAGAAGGATTCAATGAGTGGATGAAGAAAATTAAAAATGAATATTATGCAGATAATGATCGCATGAATAATTCATTTGATAGATTACGAGAATTACAAGAATTACAAGAATTACGAGAATTAAAAGAATTACAAATAACTAAAAACGAGAAATTATGATAGTTTTATATTGGATTGCTAAAATTGCACTTTGGATATTAGTAGCAAGAATATTTATATTCTTTGGTACAAAGATATGGCCAGATGATAAAGATAATTTTAATAACCGTACTTATTAATGAGTTTTCAGTTATTAAAAGATGAAGTGGATAAAGGATTATCAGGAAAGAATGGTGGAATACCTATGGGATTTAATAGACTAAACCGTTATGTAGGTATTAGAAAGTCTATGTATTATCTTGTGGGTGGTCTAACAGGTTCTGGTAAGACTAGTTTTATAGATGATGCATTTGTTCTTAATCCTGTTGATTGGGCTTTATCACCTGAAGGTATAGCATCAGGTATTAAAGTGAAAGTGTGGTATAGATCTATGGAACGTAGTAGAACTTATAAACTTGCTAAATGGACTTCTAGAAAAATATTCTTAGATCATGGTATTATCATCCCTGTTAATAAATTATTAGGTTGGACTGATAAGATGAATGAAGAAGAATATGAACTATTTCTTAGTTACAAAGATTATATGAATAAGCTAGAAGAGATGGTGATAATCATTGATGGTCCAGAAAATCCAGTAGGTATTGCTAAAGAGTTAAAAACTTATGCTTTAGAACGTGGAGAGATAATTCAACAAGATAAATACAACAAGATATATATACCAAACGATCCATGTGAGATCACATTAGTTGTATTAGATCACATTGGGTTATTGAAAACAACTAAAGACCAACCTACTAAAAAGCAAACAATTGATAAGATGAGTGATGAATTACGTTATGCTAGAGATTTCTATGGATATTCTCCTGTAGTGGTAAGTCAGTTCAATAGATCTATTTCTAATCCTACAAGGATAAAGAATGGAGATGTAGAACCTCAACTAGAAGATTTTGCAGATAGTTCATCCACTCAGAATGATAGTGATGTAGTTATGGCCTTATTTGATCCTATAAGATATAATGTAGCAGATCCTTCAGGTTATGATTTAACTAGACTAAAAGATGATTATGGTGGTAAATATTTTAGAAGCCTTAGAGTAATTAAAAATAGTTATGGTGAAGATGACATTAGAGTGGGTCTTGCTTTCTTAGGACAAATAGGAATGTTTAAAGAACTTCCTAGAAAGAGAGACATAACTGATGGTGAATATGATGCAGTAGTAAATAAATCATTTTTTATAACATAAACGTATGACATTAAGAGATAAAAGACAAGCTGAGTTTGCAGAAACTTGGATTAATCATGGAAAGTATGGAATTCTTAATCTATGTCCTAGGTTTGGAAAGATAAGAACAGCTATCAACATACTAAATCAAATGAAACCTAATTGCAATATATTAATTGCATATCCAGATAAGAATATTAAAGAGGCTTGGGAAGAAGATTTCAGTGAAATGGGTTATGTAAATGATAATATTTCATATACAACTCATCTCTCTATTAAGAAATTTACTAACATAGAATTTGATATTGTAATAATAGATGAAATACATTTATTATCAGAAGCTCAAATAGGCTCTTGTGTGGACTTATTTTCACAAAATGACACTATACTAGGTTTAACTGGTACATTGTCTAATTGGACTAAGAAAACACTTAGTGAGGACCTTGGTTTAGAAGTTGTTGCTGAATATCCAATAAAAAAAGCAATTGAAGAAGGAGTTATTGTTGATTATAAGATAACTGTTATTCGGGTGCCATTAGATAACATAACATTGCAAGAATATAAGAAAGGTAAAAAGACTGAAAAACAACAGTTTAAAGCTATTTCTTATGTCATTAATAAGATGATGTATGGTGGTGGTAATTCAATGTTCATGAGACTTGCTAGAATGAGAATTATACAAAATAGCCTATCTAAGCTTAATGAAACAAAAAGAATTCTGAATGCTCATTCAAACGAAAGAGTTTTAGTGTTTTGTGGTACTACTAAAGTTGCAGATGCACTTGGTATTCCTTCCCATCATAGTAAATCTAAAGATAAAGAATCTTTTCAAAAGTTTGCTGAAGGAGAAGGTAATCACATGGCTGTTGTTAAAATTGGTAATACGGGTGTGACATATAAACCTCTAAATAAGGTTATTATAAATTACTTTGATAGTAATGGAGAGAATCTAGCACAAAAGATAAATAGATGTATGGCTATGGAATATAATACTCCTGACAAAAAAGCAGATATCTATATCATATCAACAGATGAATCAGTTGAAGCAAAGTGGCTTAATAAAGCTCTTGAATTCTTTGATGAATCTAAAATAAAATACGTATAAAAGTCGTATATTTGTAAAGTTAATATTAATAAATAAATAAATAAAAATGAGTTCAAAACTAATTGGAATTGTTGGTGAAACTGGGACGGGTAAATCAACTGCTATTAAACATTTAGATCCAAAAGAAACGTACATTATCAATGTTGCTAAAAAAGAATTACCCTTTAAAGGATCAAGTAAACTTTACAACACAGAGAACAAGAATTACAAAGAAGTAGATGATCCAACGGATGTTACACAACTATTGAAGACTATTTCAAAACAGGCTACTCACATTAAATCTATTGTTATTGAAGATAGCAATTACTTAATGGGATTTAGAATGGTAGATAAAGCAACAGAAACTGGCTTTACAAAATTTAGTGTAATGGCTAAAGACATGGTTGATCTATTTAGAACAGCTAGAACATTAAGAGATGATTTAGTAATCTTTTATTTTTCTCACCCAGAAACTATTGAAGATAGCGGGGAAATTATAGGATACAAAATTAAAACTGCAGGAAAACTTATTGATAATCAAGTGTTATTAGAAGGTCTTCTTACTGTTTGTCTCTATACTGATGTAGAAGAGAAAAAAGATGGTGTTACATACAGCTTCCTTACTAATAGATATAGAAAGAGGCCAGGTAAAAGTCCTGATGGAATGTTTGCCACAACTAAAATACCAAATAATTTACAGTTAGTAAGAGATAGTATAATTGAATATTATAATTAATAAATAAAAACAATAAGATATGAGTACAATTGGAGGAGTAAAAAGAGATACACCAGGAAATGGTGCAGACAGTAATTATGAAAAGAAAGTAGGATTATTTGAAGCAAACATTATTGCTATTAATCCAACAGCAGAAGAATATTCTGAGGTTCTTAATATAGAACTTAAACCAGAAAGTAAAGCTGTTGAATATTTAGGAGTGACGAAAGATGGAAATAATTACTTGCGTATAGATATATGGCTTCAAGAAGTTAAAAAGCTTGAGAATTTTAAAGTGAGTTTCTTTCTTGAAGATCGTGAAAGAGAAAATAGAGATGGTACTAAAAAGCAATACCTTAATAGTGTAGGTATGACTGGATGGGCTGCTGATGAAAGTGATTTATGGGAATGGTTTACAAAAGATCGTGACTTCCGTGTTGCATTTATTGGTGAAGAGGAACTTTATGATTTCATGAGAACATGGTTAGGTAAATTAGATTACAGACATGCTACAACAGAACTACAATTAGATTGGGGGAAGTTGATGAGAGGTAATGTAAAACAATTGAAAGATCAAGTTGATGGTGAATGGTGTAATACTGTTGTAGCATTAGCAACTGTTGTTGTTAGAGAGCGTGATGGTGAATCTAAAGAATATCAAGGAATCTATAATAAAGGATTTTTAGCTGGTTATACAATGAAGCAATTCAGATTGGTTGATTATACTGATGAGAGAACATTAAAGAGTTTACGTAATAGAAAACCTCGTGATCTTAAACCTCATGAAAAATTTGCAGTGCGTGTTACAGGTGAATATGGATGTAAGGATTATTATATTCTTAAAGAAATTGAAAACTATAACCCAGGAGACAATCTTGTAGCTTCTGATGATTATATTTCAGAAGAAGGTTCAGATTACTAAAAGTTAATATTGTTTAATCAAAAGCCCTCTTCAGAAATGTTGAGGGTTTTTTATTTATAAAACTATGATTAGAGGAAAAATAAAAACAGATGTAAATATAAAAAGCATACTGTTAAAAATATCTGAATATGATGTATTTAAGTTTTATATGCCTAACAATGATTGGTCAATAGGTGTTCCAACATTATCACCTTTTAGAAATGAGAGAAGTCCTTCATTTGTAATTAGTAATAAAGAAGGTGACTCTCTTAATTATATTGATTTTGGAGATACGAGTAAACGAGGTGATTGTTTTCAATTTGTAAAAGATTTGTTTAACATAACTGTGTTTATAGATGTGCTTATTAAGATTGATAATGATTTTAATCTTGGAATTGGTTCTGGAAAGAATAATGTAGAATATAAGGAGATAATTAAAGATTGGGTACAACCAAAAGCAATTATCAAAGATTATTCTTTTATACAAGTTAAGACCAGAAAGTTCACACATGAAGAATTAGCTTATTGGAATGGGTATTATCAAGATATAGATGACCTAAAAGAAAATAATATATTTTCAATTAGTGAATTATATTTAAACAAAAAGAAGTTTGTTTTAAATGACAATGACTTAAAGTTTGGATACTTGTATGATGGACATTGGAAGATATATAGACCTTTTGCTAAAGAAAAGAGATATAAATGGGTTCCTAATAATGTTCCAATTACAGCTATGGATGGTAAACTTGATATCACAAATTGTGATACCGCTTTCATTAACAAATCCAAAAAGGATTATATGGTGATGAAAAAGATATATCCAAACTCTTGTGCTGTACAGAATGAAGGTATGGGATGTTTCTCAGAAGAAAATGTAACTTTTCTTAGAGAGAATTCTAAAAAACAAATATTATCATTTGATTCAGATGAAACAGGTGTAGCAAATAGTAGAAAGATTACAGATAAATACGGATTTGATTATTGCAATGTGCCTAAGATGTACCTAAAGGAAGGTATTAATGATTGGGCTGATCTTGCTAAAAATCACGGGCTTAAAGTGATAGAAGAATATTTAATAAATAAAAACATATTAAAATGATTAAAATGATTAATAATAGTAAACTTTCAAATACAGAATTAGATAGACTTGAAGAAGATATATTAGAGAATATAGTCTTTTTATACGAAGATAGATCAGAAGAACAATTCATTAAAATTAATGAACTTCAGAAAATTTTAACAAATCATTTAGGAAAACAAGTATCACTTAAAATTAAATAAATATGGAATTATTACATGACGTTATGTCAACAAAGGAAATTATGCTATCTGCAGCATTACCAGCTCAAACTAAAACTTATAAACCTGTAAGTCATCAAGAGTTGATGGAACTTACATTAGAAAGTATACACCAATCAGGCTTTAAATTAGAAACTGAAAAGTATATGACCACTCAAGGTGGAGAGATTGCTAATGGTAGATATACTATTAGTAATGTTAAAGATGCTGAAATGCAGTTACAGATTGGTTGGCAGAATAGTTACAATAAGCAACTGACATTAAAGTTTGCTATTGGAACTCAAATATTTATCTGTCAAAATGGAATGGTATCAGGAGATTATGGTGCATTTAAAAAGAAGCATGTTGGAGAAATTCAAACTTTTGCACCTAATGCAATCACTGAATACATTAAGAAATCAGGAGATGCTTTTGCAAGAATGCAACATGATAGAGATCAATTGAAATCTTATGAGATAAGTGATACTGTTAGAGCAGAACTTATTGGTAGAATGTTCATAGAAGATAAATTTATTACTTCTACTCAATTGAACATTATTAAAAGAGAACTAACTAATCCAACACATGATTATGGAGCTAGTGGTAGTTTATGGGAGTTATATAATTATACAACTTACGCAATGAAAACAAATCCTAATGCAAGACATTGGTTAAATAATCATTCAGATGCACATAGTTTCTTTACTAAAGCAGCTAATGTTATGCATACCGAAATGACTATGGATATATCAACTGTTAATCAATTAGATTTATTTGAGCTCCATGACGCTTAGGAATTATGTAAATACTCTTATAGATATGCTGAAGCATAATCCAGAGATAGAGCATTTTGAAGTGATATATGCTCAAGATGCTGAAGGTAACACATATGAAAAAGTTAATTTTTCACCAACTGTAATGTTGAGTGAAGGATTAGAAAATTCATATATAAAAGTTCAATCAAATATAAACAACCCTTCAAAGGGAAATGTTGTATGTATAAACTAAAAATATGAAATGGGAAAACTTTAAACTAATGTTCCACCCATCATGGCATAGTAAATTAAGACCTTTTATAGAAAGTAATGAATGTGATGAAATATATGCATTCTTAAAAAAGGAAAGTAAAAGGGGTAAAGAAATTGCCCCTCTTTCTTCTAATGTCTATAGATGTTTTAAAGAAACGCCTCTTGATGAAGTGAAATTTGTAATGGTAGGCATATGTCCTTATCATACATTTAAAAATGATTTACCAGTGGCAGATGGATTATTAATGGGATGTTCTATTACAGAATATATGCAACCTTCTCTTATTAATTTATATAAAGCTTTTGAGAATGAGTTTCACAGAGGACTCAACTTAAGTTATGATCCAAGTCCTGATGTAACTTATTTAGCAAAACAAGGAGTACTTATGCTTAATGTAGCACTAACCACAGAAAAAAATAAAGCTGGTAGTCACATAAAGGTATGGGAATCTTTTACAAAATACTTATTTGAAGAAGTGCTTAATCCTTTAGGGGTGCCAGTTCTTTTCTTAGGTACAGATGCTTATAAATACAAAAGATATACAGGGATATTTTCACATGTCTTCAAAGTTAGTCATCCAGCAAGTGCTTCTTATAAAGGAGTTGAATGGAATTCAGAAGGGGTATTTGAGAAAATAGATACATTAATTTATGAAAATAATGGATATAGTATATCTTGGTTAAAAGATGTTGAAACTCCATTTTAAAACACAATAATCATGGTAAAGAAAATTGCAACAAAACAAGATCAAATAAATGAAGACTTTTTTAAAATAATCCATAATACATTGGGTGAACTAAAAGATTTACTTCTTGTAAAAGGTAAAGAGTATGTGAGAAATAATGATGTATATCATAATTTCAATCAAGGTTCTAAAATGAGAGGTATTACACCTGAGAAAGCCTTAGATGGTTTTCTTTTAAAACATGAGGTGTCTATAAATGACATGACTAATGATATAGATGATGGTATACTACCTTCTGAAGATAAAGTTATTGAAAAGTTTAATGATAATATGATTTATTTACTAATAAAAAAAGCAATGATTTTAAATCGAATTAAAAAAAGCAAATGATATGGACCAATTAATCCTACTTTTTGTTATTGTAATGTTTATTGCAGTAATATCTATAAACTTAAATAAAAATAATGAACCTTTTGATTAAATAACTTATGAAAATATATGTAGGTAGTAACAAGATTAAAGCAAAACAAATAACTTTAAAGGAATTAATATATAATTCTTTACAGAAAGATTCTAATTTTAGTAATAAAGTTGAAATTAATTCTGATAAATTTAGTGATAACTCAGCTTCATGGATAGAAATAGAACAATTCACAGATGTAAATGTTATTAGTATAGGAATAAACTTTGATGCAGAAGATGATAATAAATTGGAAGACATAACAGTTTGGGAATCAAAATACAAAGTAGATGAAGATAGTTCTAAACAAATAATATAATGGGAAAAATAATAATTGATATTAGAAATGATATTACAGATGAAGATGCAATGAGTGCAATACTTGCAGTTGTTAAAAAAGGCCAAGTATCAATTGGAGCAAAAGATAAAAAGCATTACTGTTGGTTATCTATTCTTCATAATGGCATTCATGTATCAGTATCACCAAAGTATAATACAGATACAAATAAATTTATTGTGCACTTAAATAAACCTAAATAATTTAAAAACAATGAGACAATTAGAAGATATGTTGATCACAGATCAATCAAAGTTACAGAAAGGTGATATAATTATTGCAAATTGTAGTGCTGAGTTAAGATGCTACAGAGTGATGGAATTACCTAGAATTAGTAAACTAAAGACTTATTACAATGGAACAGTTAGATATGTTGCTGTAAAATGTCAAGTGGATGTAGAATTTAAAACAAGCACAAATAAAGGCTATAATAATAAAGCGTATGTAAGAAAATGGAAAGAGTTTCAATTCAAGATACCTGCTGATGATGCAGCTGTAATATCTGTAGATCTTAATTTTAAACAAATAATAAAAATAAATTGATATGAATAATGTAAACAGATTAATTGAAATGAAAGATCTTTTAGAGGGAGATGAAGTTATTGTAAGAGGTGTAGATCTTAACTATATGCAAATTGTAAGGCCTCCTAAACAAAAACAAGTAAAAAGATATGATGGTACAATGATACCAGGATGGTCTGCATCAATATGTAATAGACTAAATACAACAAAATTTCATCCTAATAGCACATCTCCATACACAGACAATAAACCAAATGTAAGATTTGATTTTGAATATAAAGCTATTTGGTTAGTAAAAAGAAAATAAATAAATAAGTAAATAGATAAATATGAATTTAAATAAACACATTTGGGAAGGATGGACAGTTCAATCATTTATTGATGATTTAGAGCCATCATTCATATTGATTATGTCAGGTTCATCCTGGCATAAACGATTTGAAACAAAAGAAGAAGTTAAACAATGGTGTATGGACAATCAACCGTATTATAAAAAGCATATACCAGAAGTAACAAACTATTTTATTAAAAAATTAAAATAAATAAATAATGATTTTAGAAAAACAAAAACAATCACATGTTCTACAAGTAGGAACACAAAACGAGAGTATAGGAATGTCCTTAGACTTAGATTCTGCACAAGTATTAATGCAGATGTTAAGTAAGAATTTGTATTCAGATTCAATAGGTTCTACTATTAGAGAGTGTGCAAGTAATGCTCTGGATAGTCATAGGAGATTAAAAGTGGACAAACCTATTATTATATCTCTTGTACGCAATGAGGCTAATAACTATGAATTCTCTGTAGAGGATTTTGGTACTGGTTTAGACGATGATGATGTTAGAAACATTATTAGTAAATATGGTAAATCTACCAAAAGAGATAGTGATACAGAATTAGGAATGATGGGCTTAGGTTTTAAAGCACCATTAGCTTATACTTCTAGTTTCTATTTCATTGCAAGAAAAGATGGAATAGAGCGTAAGTATATGATGTATGAGGGAGAAGAAGTAAATTCAATTGATCTTCTTCACACAGCTTCTACAAAAGAATCAAATGGTGTAAAAGTTATTGTACCAGTAAATTGGAACGATAGATATGATTTTATTAATAAGATCAAAGAACAACTTGCATATTTTCAGAATGTATTCTTTAATGTAGATGGTATAGATAATGATTTTCTTATACACAGATCTAATGTCTTTCAATTTTCAGAATTAGCTAGTGATAGAAATTTACATGTATGTTTAGATGATGTTTATTATCCTATAGATTTTGGTAAATTAGGTGTAGATAGAATTGAATTACCTGTAGGTTTAAGATTTAAGTTATCTGATGGTTTATTTCCTACACCAAATAGAGAGTCTTTAATATATACAAGAGCTGCGAAAGATACTTTGTTAAAAAGAATTGGAGAATTAGCAAATTACTGTGTTCTTAAATATAATGAAAAGATAGAAATAGGGAATGGTTTAAAAGAAGCTCTTTCTTATTACTCAGAGCAATGTAGATACATTAATATAGGAGATACTGAATTTGATATACGTAAAATACTTCAATTTTCTACAATTCCTATTAAGAAACCTACGATTGATGAATTGAATCTTATTAATCTTGAAGCATTCTGTAAACAAGGTAATGTTAGATATTTGCTTAATGAGTATAGCATTCGTTATAAATTAGATAATGATAGAATGTATGAAATAAAAAGTAATCATTGGGGTAGAGATGTAAGATGGGATTCATTACAAGATCCTAGAGAACCTTATTATTTATTTGATGAGTCTATGAGAGGAAATAAAAAGCAATTCATTAGATCTATTTGTAAAGATAGAACAAAGTTTATTAAGAAAGTTAAATCTAATGAATTGGGTCATAGAAATAGTACAGGTATGGATACATATCATCAAATTCTTGAATTAAAAAAGTTTCCTAAATTCCAATGGAGAGATGTAATTAAAGAGTTTCAATGGATGATTAATGAATTCATAAATCCTCTACCTATTGTAGATGATATTGAAATAGATCAAGATTGGTTAGATGATAAAAAAGCTTTGATGCAATCTAAAAGCAAGGTGACTATTGCTGGCAGAGCACCCAGAATAGCAGGAGATGTTAGTTGTAAGATAGCAGAAGATTCATTAAGATACGTGGAAGGTAAACAATGTAAGTTTGTAGCAAGTAAAATCAACATTGAGTCAATAGAAGATAATGTTGATACTATGCATATTTATGTATGTCATGATGATTTTATGAAATTGGATGTGTTATATAATGTTGCTAAATGGAATAATGTTAAATTATTTACTGTTTCAAATAGAGAATTACTTGGTTTAGCTGATTTAGAATTAAGTAATTTATTATCATATGAACAATTTATGGAAGGTGGTTCAGATATATTTAGTCAATTAGCAACAAGTTATGCAATAAATAGTTTAATAGGTAAATATCCTAGTGCTTTTAATGATCCAGATGAAATAAAAGAGATTCATGATGCACTTACTATTAATCTTAAAGATTTATATATTTATAAAAATAAATATATGCCAAAGAATGGTGTTAATTATACTATATGTGCAGAAATATTTGAGATAGCTAAAACTAAATATTTAATGGATTCTAGTATTTGGGGAACTTACACTGAAGTTTCAGCAATACTAAGTAAACATTATTACATAGATGTTTTAATAAGTAGGATACATTATAACAATTCATCATCAATACAAAAAATAATATCTGATATGATGAAATTTTATAATTTAAAAGGTCATATTCCTTTTGTAGAGGTTGAATTATAAGAAAACGAGTAAACAAACAGTAATATTAATAATTAAATAAATTAAAAACATGAGTAAATTTCTAAGTTTAGATTGGTTCAAAGAAAAAGTAGACCATTCAATTGAAAAAGTTATCGAGAAAAGAATCAATAGTCTTATTGATGAAGAAGATAACCAAACTAAAGGTCAACAACCTTTTACCAACATTAAAATGGTAAATGATACATTGACTATTGTTTTACAAGATGCCTCCATTATAACAAAGCCAAATGCAACAGAAGATGATTTTGCTGCAGCTTGTGAAGCATCAACTATTGCAGAACTATATAGAATAGTTAGTAATAGTAATGTAGTTTCAGAACTTGCTGAGAAGCAAAGAGAAGAATCTAAAATAAAAGCACTTAAGAAAGGTTTAGTAATTCTTTCAGAGAGTGAAGAGTTTATTGTAGAAGGTACCTCAGTTTATTTTAAAGGTATTTCTAGATCTCTTCCACAATTATTAGTGGAGGAGTTAATTAATGAAGTGAGTGCAGCTAATGATTTAGGTGTTCATCTAATTGATCATGAACCATATCAATCACTAAAAAGATTCTTTATGTGGTGTGCTCTTAATCCTAGAGCTGAAGTGGCTCATGAATTATACAGATTCTTAAAGAATAATAGTTTTCGTATCACTAAACAAGGTTTCTTTGTAGCTTTACGTAATGTTGTAACATTACATGGAAGTCCAGAGCTTGTACATTTTGTTTCTAACACTTATAATAAAGTGAAAGCTGTTTGGAAAAAGAACCCAAGTGATTACACTGTATTTGAAACAAGTCCAGGTGAGTATAAATTAGTACATGCTGATAAACTATTTACAGAAGAAATTCATACATCTACAAATTGTGAAGATTGTGAAGGAGAAGGTATTAATTATGATGATTATGAAGATGAAAACATGTTATGTGAAAATTGTGATGGTACAGGTGAAGTGGAAGAATATGAATGGACTTCACAAACTAAAGTGGATCATGGTTCAGAAATAGGTATGTTAACTGATTTATATTTAGACTTACCAAATAGAGCAGAGAACCGGTTTACAGATGATTGGACTAAAACTTTTGATATTCGTGTAGGAAAAGTAACAACTATGCCTAAAGAAGATTGTAATTGGTCTACACAAGATTGTGCTGCTGCAGGTTTACATTTTACAGCAGATCAAATACATTATGTAGGATGTGGTGATCAATCTGTTCTTGTTCTTATTAACCCTATGAAGGTGGTTGGTATTGGAGAACATAAAGGTAGATGTTATGAATATTTACCAATCATGACTGTACCAAGATCAGAAGCTACATCTATTTTACATGATGTTGCATTTGATACTCTTCAGTTAGATGAAGATTATGCTATTCGTGAACTTGAAGATCTTGAAGCTAAAGTGCAACAAGGATTTGTAGCTGAGACTTCTAAGTATGAATTCAATTTACCAAATGTGTCTACAATAGACATACGTGCAATAGTTGGTAGTTTGGAAGATATGAAGAAGGAAATTAGTAAACGAGTAGTTTCTGTGGATTAATAATTAATAGGAAGGTAACATTTTTTTCGTTAAATTTGTTACCTTCTTTTAATTAATAAAATTATGAATCCAAAAAAAGTAGTAAAATCAAAAACACCTAAAGTAAGAAATGCTGGAACAATGACAGAATCAGCATTCTGGTCTATGATTAGAAGTGCACTTAGACAAAAAAGTAGATGGTGGAAACCAATTAGTGAATGTAAACAACTTGTAAAAAGAAAGTACAAAGGATTAAATAAACGTCAAAAGTTTGAATATAAATGTAACAGCTGTAATGAGTATTTTGCTGACAAATTTATAAATGTAGATCACATAATACCAGCAGGTTCTTTAAACTCTTCTGGAGATCTACCAGGCTTTATTGAAAGATTGTTTTGTGAACAAGAAAATTTACAGGTGTTGTGTACAAAATGTCATGATGAAAAAACAAATTTAGAAAAACAATTAAAAAAACTTAAAAATGGGAGGAATATTAAAAAGACAGACAATTAGTGGAAGAACTCTACAGGAAGCTTTCAAAAGATTACAAGAAATAGATAGACAAGAACATGGTAATGATTATTACAGTGGTGGTTGGAACAATTGTCCTAGTGTAAGAGAAGTATCATCTAAAAGTTATGATGATACAGATGACCTTAGTAAAGGTAGTGGTGCTATAGCAAAATGCATCAGACAACCAAAAGTTAACACCAATACAGTTAAAACTACTGTTGATAGATTTCCTAATAAAGGTGCAAGAAAGTGGGTTACTATGTACGTAGCTAAAAGCAGTCGTTATGAAACTGAACATTATATGTCAATTAAAGATGAAAGTCAAGCAGAGGTAATAAGAAAGGCAAGGATTCACGTAGAAAACAATCCAAAAGCTAAACTTACAATTGTTATTGAGAAACATCTTATTAAACAAGAAGCTAAAGTGGCTGAAATTAAGTATAAACCTTCAACCACTGAAAAAGACGGTGAATGGGAAATATTTGCTGTAGTATCATATTAATTATTAAAAACCTAAATTATGGAATTAGATATAAAAACAATAAGAAATCTAACTGAACCAAAATATCACAGACCTTCCTCTAAGAATTTAGAAGTGATTGATATATGTCATCTCTTCAATGTACGTTTTGCTAGTGGAAGTGTAATTAAATATGTTATTGATGCAGGTAAAGAAGATAACAACGATAAATTATTAGATTTAAATAAAGCTTTAATCTATTTACAAACAGAAATCGAACATCTTGAAAAAAAGCAATTATGATAGCTGGTATAAAACGAGAAGGTAATGTAGAATTAGCTGATATAATTACTAAATCTGTTAAAGGGGCTCCTGTTAAATTTGATGATACTAAAAGAGTATTGATAATTGATGCAGATAGTATTATGTATTTTGCTACATATTTCCCTGAAGATTCTTTAATAGAATTCCCTACTGAGATTGAACAATTAGAAGAAGCTAAATATAGAACTAGAACTAAACTTCAAGAGATCCAAAATAATGTAGAAGAATGGTTTAACATACAGAAAACATATATTTTTGTAGCAGGTAAGAATAACTTTAGATATAAAGTGTTTCCAAATTACAAAATTAACAGGGCAAAAACTATCAAAAGTCCACTGCTTCCTATTATTAAAGATTATATGTTAGAAGAATTAGAAGCTATTCCTTCTCATGGAGCTGAAGCTGATGATTATGTTTATGATGCTATGATTCTAAGTGAAGGTAATTGTGTAGTATCCTCTATTGATAAAGATGTATTTTATAATTGCCCTGATGTTCCTTATTATAACTATAGAAGCTATGGTGAAATATTAGGTGAATTTAAAAATATATCTAAGAAAGAAAGTAGACTAGCAATTGCATCTCAAATAGTAATTGGAGATAGTTCAGACGGAGTTTCTGGAGCTTATAGAGTTGGACAAGCTTGGTGTAAAGATAATATGCATTTAGATATGACAGATTATCAATTTACTAAAGCTGTATTTCAAGCTTATTTGAAATCAAATAAAGGAGATTTTATAGAGGCTAAGAAACAAATTAGGCTTTATTATAAGATTTTAAAGTTATACACTCAAAAAGAGTTAAATATATTAGATATAGATGAACATAAAGAAAACAATAACTAGTATATTTGCAGTCCCTACATTAAAGATACCCAGTGGGGAACTTAGGGAAAATAATTTTGTAAATGCTTACATTAAAGATGTAGATAGAGATATTCAATATGAAGATGCTATTTATCTCTTGTTTCTTCCTACAGATATACCAAAGTTTAGAGAGTTTATAGATAATGAATATGAAAGATCAGAACAAATTATAGAAGACTATGATTATTCTGGAGGTTTTGTTGTAATTATCTATAAATTAGATCCAAAATATAGAAAAGATTTTAACATTGTTAAAACTGGTTTATATTCTAAAACTTCTAAAGATTTTCAAAAACTATTTCCAAAGGTGATTAAGATTAAAAAGAACGGTTTACATAGAGATGAAGTATCTCTTCAACATAGAGTGTTCACTAGATCTCCTGACTTAATAGAATATTGGGAAAGTAAAGTGGGTGTTGATTGGGAAGATGATCAAGAAGTATGGTCAGGTTATTATGAAGAAGAAGAAATTCTTTGTATAGAAGATGTAAAAGAAATTTTAAAATATCCATATTAAAGAATTAAAATGGTTAAACCTATGACCAAGTGATGAAGAATAGTCAGAGTAAAAGCGTAAGTAATAGTCTGAGTAAAAATAATCACTAAATAAAGATAGAATATAAATTGTAGTATCAGAGAATTGACTCTTTTTAAGACTAACTACTATAATTGGTTACCTGAATAAGGCCCATTGAACAGTTAGCTCTACATATTAAATCTATTATACTACACTCAACAGGTTGAAAAATGAGTGTAGTTTTTTATTAATTTTTAAACTTAAACATTATGGCTTTAGTACTTTTAATATCATCAGATGAGATGAAAAATCATAAACATCAGTTAATTTTTAAAGATTTATTTATTAATCACATGAACAGTGAATTAACTGAAGTTTTAAGCTTTTTAAAAAGTAAAAACTTAACTTTAAATACTGAAATAGGAAAAGATGAAAATGACAAAACTATTTTAGCAATATCCTTAGAAAGTAAAAATATTATAGGGTTTAAAGAGAACTGAAACCGACCAGCTCGTAAAATATTAGAAGATAGAATATAAAATTATAAGTATGGATAAGCTTTTAAGTTACTCGCTAATGTGTCCTAGTAACACATATTAAATCTATCAAATGTACCAACTGTATTGTAATATGTTGGATAAAAAGCTTGAAGTTATAGAACTAGTGTGAAAACTATACCCTCTCAGTAATACACTTAGGAGTTTACAGCAAGAGATAATAGACCTTCTGAAAGAGGTTGTGAAAACGTGATATTATCTCGTGACCATTTATAATAGAAGTTATGCACAAGCTCTATTTTTTAGACAGTGTGAGTATGCTATTATAGATGGTGCTAATAACTTAAACAAATAAATAACAAATTATGATTTCAAAAGAAAGACTTAACACAATGGCAAAAGAAAAATACCCATTTTAAGAAAAAGAAGCTACTGCTTTTATGGAAGGGTATAGAGAATTAAACCCAATAATGTATGTAAGTAAAGAATTTGGCATTGAGATAGAAACAATTGAAAACCCGAAAATAGAAGGGAGTTTTGGTTTTCTAATCACAGATCCAAGAACTGGAAATAATATAATGGTTCCCTTAAAAGTTTTATACGAAGCATTAGCTCTTCTAACTTAATATTTATAAATTATGAAAATAGAAACAAGTTTAGTATACGGACAGGTTTATATTTTTCCCTTTATAAAAATAACTCATAATAAATTTCTTAATGGTAATTATGAATTTATTGTGGGTTGGTTAAAATGGGAATTAATTATTACTTAAATAACTCAATTTACAAACTAATAGTTTGTATATACTTAATAAAATAAACTTATGAAAATAGATATAAAAAAATTAAATAGATTAGAAATTATAAATCATGCTAAAAATGATAAACCGGTTGGACGCTTATTAACTTTATATAAAAAGCTAGGACATTTTAATAATTTAGATTTCTCAGTACAGGATGATGGTCAAACATTAAAGATATTTTTAGACTAAATTATGGAAGCAAAAGACAAAGTAAAAGAATTATTAGATAAAATTGATAATGCGTTGGAATATTCAACACCTAAAAGATTTGTTAAAGAATGTGCTTTAATTTTTGTAGACTTAATGTTAGAAGAATGTGAGGGATATCCTAAAGGAATTAAATATTGGCAAGAAGTTAAACAAGAAATAAATAAATTATGAAAGCAATATTAGAATTTGATTTAGATAATCCAGAAGATTTAAAATCACACCTTAGATGTGTTAAATCTTCAGACATGGCAAGTTTCATTTGGGAACTAAAACATAACTTTTGGAGGAAATGGAAACATGATGAAGATGCTTTTAATTTAAGCAACTACAAAGAAGCATTAGGTGAACTAATGGAAGAATATGGTATTAATATGGATGATTTAATAGAATAAATAAATTATGACAGCAAAAGAATTTTTAGACAAAAAACAAAATGAACACTTTATAACATTTGGAGTGTATGCTGATGTGAATAGTAAAATTGCAGAATGGATGCAAGAATATGCTGATTGTGGAAAAAAATGTACTTGTAAAAAATAATAAAATGAAAGAACAGGATTTAATAGACTTGAAATTTAATAGAACTGATGTAACTATAGAAGAATCAGGAGCTGAGGCTTATTATTATTATACTTATAATATTGGTAGCATGTGTTTAATGACTAATGCTAATAATGAGTATAAAAATGATAATTGGAATGTTCAAATATTTTATAATGAAGATATTGCAATAACAGACATTAAAGATGTTATTACATTAATTAATATACTAGAAAGAAATAAATTATGAAAGCAAAAAAAGTATTAGAAAAATACCCATTGGGTAAAGAAGCCATGAGAGAATGGTTTCTAAATAAAATGATAAAATCATTTGAAGGATTTGAAGAAGATGATCATTATAAAGAAGCTGTTTTAAGTTTAGGTATAAATGATTCTCAATTAGAAATTTTAATTAATGGAAGTCCTAGAAGTTTAATAGATTTATTTGATGCAAGTAATATATATATAGGATTTGTATCTAAAGATGGTTTATTTAAGTATACAATGAATGATGTTAGAGCAAAATCTGAATGGCTTCCAAGAATTGTTATAGAAGAATTAGCAATGTTAGAAGGCCTTTCAATGCTTGAGTTACAATTAACTCCTGAAGTTGAAGAAGTTATAAAACTTAACGAATTAGAACCTGAACCATGAGAACAATTGGAAAAATTATAGTAGATTTGCTAAGTCAAAATCATATATCATCAGAAGAAGCTGATTTAATTATTACCAAAATTTCAGAGAATAACAAACCTTTAAATTTAGAACATGAAGGTACATTAACTTTAGATTATTGGTATCAAACAACAACTTAAATTATGAAAACAACTAAAGAATTTAACGAAGCTCATATAGATTTATTAGATCTATCAGATTCAGGAGATGGTCTTAATATAGAAGTTCCCTCAGTAGTACAATATTTGAATCAAATATTTAAAGATCTTAGAAAAATAGAAGGTTTTAAATATAAAGAAATATCAACTATTCATGGAATACCTAGAATGGACACAAATCTTGATTATTTATTTAGCCCTATGTTAGGAAGAATTATACATGAGCAGATAGAAAAAGATATTATTCTTATTTTAAAAGTGGAATTTGAAGTGGAACAACGATTATTAACCTTAAACTTAGATAAATACGGAAACACTATAGAAGTATGAGCAAAAACATATTTAAACCAAGAGTAAATATTTTACCTTATGAATATCCACAATTATTAGCATATAAAAATGCAATAAGACATTCATATTGGATACACACAGAATTTAATTTTACAGAGGACATTCAAGATTTTAAAGTTACTATTACGCCTAAAGAAAGAGATGTTATTAAAAAGACAATGCTTTCAATTGCTCAAATAGAAGTTAGTGTTAAAACTTTCTGGGCTGATATGTATAAACGTATGCCTATTACAGAAGTTGGGGATGTTGGAATGACATTTGCAGAATCTGAAGTAAGACATAAAGATGCATATGCACAATTATTAAGAATACTTGGACTTGAAAAAGAATTTGAAACTGTAGTTGATGTACCTGCTATTGCTGGTAGAATAAAATATTTAAAGAAGTACCTAGATGGTACAAGAAGTAGAGATGATAAGATGTATACAAAATCTGTATTGCTATTTTCTCTATTTATAGAGCATGTAAGCTTGTTTAGTCAATTTCTTATAATGATGTCTTTCAATAAGGAATTAAACCTTTTTAAAGGAATTTCTAATGTTGTAGAGGCAACATCTAAAGAAGAGGAAATTCATGGTAACTTTGGAGCAGAGATAATTAACATTATTAAGAAAGAGAACCCAGAATGGTTTGATAAAGAATTTGAAGACTTAATTTATTCTGCATGCATGAAAGCTTACGTAGCTGAATGTGATATATTAGATTGGATTTTTGAAAAAGGGGAATTAAGCTTTCTATCTAAAGAAACTATTCAACACTTTATTAGAGATAGATTTAATAATTCACTTACTAAAATTGGAATGGAAACCATATTTGATGTGAACCATGAATTATTAGAACAGACTGAATGGTTCAATATAGAAATCACTGCAACAAAAGAAGGTGATTTCTTTTATAAAAAACAAGTGGATTATAACAAGAAAAACAAAAGCATCACAGCTGATGACTTATTTTAAATTAACATTATGGAATACAAAAAATATTATTGGCTAAATGATGATAGTCGTAAATTCTTGTCAAGAGGATATATAACTGAATCACCTGAACAAAGAATTAAAGACATTGCTACTATAGCAGAAAAGTATTTAAAGATAGATGGTTTTGCTTTAAAGTTTGAAGACTACATGTCACGTGGTTTCTATTCTTTATCTACTCCTGTTTGGATTAACTTTGGTAAAGCAAAGGGATTACCAATCAGTTGTTATGGAAGTAATGTTGATGATTCATTAGATAGCATATTAAATGCAGGACGTGAAATAGGAATGATGTCTAAATATGGTGGAGGAACTTCTGCTTATTTAGGTAACATTAGACCTAGAGGTACAAAGATTTCAACAGGTGGTCACGCAGATGGGCCCATTCATTATGCTAATATATATGATACTGTTGTAGATGTGTGTAAACAATCTGAAGCAAGAAGAGGAGCGTGTGCTGTATATTTACCATTAGAACATGCAGATATTCTAGATTTTCTAGATATGGGCACAGAAGGTAATCCAATACAAAACTTACAATATGGTGTTACAGTTACTGATAAATGGATAGCTGAAATGAAAAAAGGTGATAAAATTAAACGTAAGATATGGGCCAAGGTGATTCAAAGAAGAAGTGAGTTTGGTTTTCCTTATATAATGTTTAAGGATAATTCTAATAATGATACTTCTCCTTATAAAGAGTTAGGTTTAGAGATAACTGCTTCTAATCTATGTTCTGAAATACAATTACCTACAGATACATATCATTCATTTGTTTGTTGTTTAGGATCTATCAACCTGTTACACTGGGATGAAATTAAAGACACTGATGCAATAGAAACATATACATTATTCTTAAATGCTGTGATGGATGAATTTATTTTAAAATCTGAACACATGCCAGGAATGAAAAGAGCATATAGATTTGCTGAAAGACATAGAGCAATTGGTGTTGGTGTTCTTGGGTATCATTCATTATTTCAATCTAAGCTTATTGAGTTTGACTCATTGCAAGCTAAAGGATTAAATCATGAGATATTTACTACACTAAAAGAAAAGACTGAAAGAGGGTCTAAATGGTTACATGATCATAGAGAAGTGAGGTCATTAAGAGATGGGTATGCTAATACCACTCTTATTGCTATTGCTCCTACTAAGTCAAGTTCATTTATACTAGGTGCTACATCTATGGGTATTGAACCAATCAAATCTAATTACTTTATTAAAGATTTAGCTAAGATAAAAACTGCTTATAAAAATCCTTATTTACAAGAGGAATTAGAAAAATATGGTTTAAATACTTCTACTATTTGGAAAAGTATATTACAAAAAGATGGATCAGTCCAACATTTAGATTTTCCTACTAAAGAGGTGTTTAAGTCATTTGTTGAGATATCTCCTAAAGAAATAGTGTTACAAGCAGCTCAGAGACAAAAGTTTATAGATCAATCTCAAAGTTTAAATTTAATGATTGACCCATCTGTATCTGCTAAAGACATTAATTCATTATATTTATATGCACATGAAGAAGGAGTTAAAACCTTATATTACCAATTTAGTAAGAGTTCAGCTCAAGATTTTGCAAGAAATATTTTAGAATGTTCAAGTTGTGAAGGATAAAAATAAGTAATTTAATTAAAAAAGATAAAACAAACATTGATAATTATTTTGATGTTTGTTTTACATTATCTACATTTGAACAATGAATAACGAAAGTTATTACCTTGTTTGAATTTACAATATTTCTGTTCTGTTTTTAATTGTAAAAGGCCTTAGAGTAATCTAGGGTCTTTTTTTATGCTTTAAAATTAAAAAAACAGACTGAAATATTGTATATTTACTAATAATTAAAACAACAGAAAATGGCAAAAAAACAAGTGGAAACTGGAAACAAGTTTCAAGATGCATTAGACAGATTAAACAAACAATATGGTAATGGTACTGTATTATCATTAGGTGACAAAACAGGAGGAGATTATGATGTAATTAGTACAGGATCCATTGGGTTTGACTGGATTGCATTAGGAGTTGGTGGTTTTGTAAAAGGAAAAATGTATGAACTTATGGGTTGGGAAGGTACAGGTAAATCTACAGTGTGTGGACATGCTGTAGCTAGTTGTCAAGCCAGTGGTGGTAAAGTGGTTTATATAGACGGTGAACATGCTGTAGATAAAAACTATTTTGAACAACTAGGTGTTGATACATCAAGTATGCTAATAGCTCAACCATCCTGTGGTGAAGAAGGATTTAATATTGCTGTAGAACTTATGACTAGTGGTGAAGTAGATCTAATTGTTATAGATTCAGATAGTTCATTAATCCCTAAAGCTGTATTAGATGGTGAAGTGGGAGATTATGCAATTGGTAAGAAAGCTAGATTAAATAGTAGTGCTTATCCAAAGCTAAAAAGTATAGCACATAATACAAACACATGCATAATTGTTATATCTCAGTATAGAGAAAAGATTGGTGTAATGTTTGGTAACCCTACTACAACTCAAGGAGGTCATGCTTTAAAATTCTATTCAGATGTTAGAATAGAAATAAGTAGAAGTTTAGCTAAAGAAGGTCAAGAGGTTTATGGTAACATAACTAAAGTTAGATGTACTAAAAACAAAATGACACCACCATATAAAAAAGTAGATTTTGAAATTATATATGGAATAGGTATAGATAGAGTTGGTGAAGCACTTCAATTATTACATGAATTTGAATTAGGTCGTAAATATGGTAAAACATATACATTTGATGATATCAAATATGACTTAGAAGAATTTAAACAAATGATTCTTGAAGAACCAGATTTCTTTGATGCAATTAAACGTAAAATAATAAATGCAATCAAAGGTATAGAAGAAGTTGTAGAAGAGGTACCACCACCTATAGAAATTGATGAGGATGATGATAATCGTATGAATATTATTGGTCAAAATGGTAATGATGGACTTCATTATAAGGAATTAATTGTTGACGCATCTGAATGAAATGTTTAACTTGTGGTAAAACTGCAGATTCTGAATATTGTTTTTTACATAAACCTAGAAAACAATTACTTAGTACAAGAGGATTACAATCACCAGCATTAGCTAAGAAATTCAAGGCTAATGTTGGTAAATCCCAACCAAATAAAAATCACATATTATTTAAAAAGATTTGGGGAGAAAGATCTCATGTTTCTGAAATTAGTGGTGATTTTTTAGGTACTGAAGCTTTGAGCTCATATTTTCATCACATACTACCAAAAAATAAGTATCCAGAAGGTAGGATGGATGAAGAAAATATTATACTTTTGACAATTAATGAGCATGCAAATGTAGAAGCTGATATATATAGATATCAAAAAATCAATGATATACGTAAATATTTATTAAATAAACATAAATTAGAATGATTGAAGTATTAAAATTTAGTGCTACCTGGTGTGGACCGTGTAGAATGTTAAGTCAAGCATTAGAAGGAATAGAAGGAATAACAAATATTGACATAGACTTACAACCTAAATTAGCTGTAGAATATAATATAAGGAATATACCTATTATAATATTTAAAGTGAATGATAAAATAGTTCACAGGCAAGCAGGTTTATTAACTAAAAAACAATACAAATCATTAATAAAAGAAATACAAAACTCCAAAGAACTTTGGGAAAACGACTAACATTAAATATTAATAATTATGAGAAACCAATTTTTTTACACACGTAAAGAAGAAATACAAGATACAGATCCTGTAGAATACAAAGAATACACAGATAGTATTAATCTAAATAAGGTTATCAGAAGTGTACAAATGAATGATGATACATTAGTAATACTATTAGATGACATGCATGAACGTACTCAAGAAGTACCTAATATCAACACTAAGACAAATAAAGTTATTGGTATCAGAAAAAAAACAGAGATCTTTCAAACTGAAGCATATTTACATGGAGAAGACGTAAAACGATTTAATAAATTAACAAACATTGAAGAAAATGGAAATTAAAAAACCGTACAAAGAACTTATAGGAAACAGAATTTATGTTAGTGTTCCTAAAAAAGATGAAAAAAGTAAAATTATAGTTGATTCAGCTACAAAAGAAGATTTACAGAGAGAAATGTTAAAGAAGATGTCTAAACTTACAGTTTTTGATGTTGGAAATTCAGTAAATTTCTGTAAACCAGGAGATATAGTACTAGTAGATCCATCTAAATTAAAAGAAGCAATGTTAATTCCATTAACTCCTGATAAAGATGTTTTACTTTTATCTCCTTTTGATATAATACATATCTGGTAATGCAAATTTTACCATTTATATCTTGTAAATGTATAACATATGGAAGGGTTGACACATTAGTGGAAGCCCTACATAGTTTTCTAATACAAGATTATCCTAAAGATAGATGTGAGTTAATTATAGTAAATGATTACCCACAACAAAAATTAGTATTTGATCATCCTCAAGTAAAGATATATAATCTTAATGAAACATTTAAAACAATAGGTGAAAAAGAAAACTATGCTATTGAAAGATGTAAAGATGGACTTATTGCTGTTTGGGATGATGATGATGTAGCTTTATCTAATCATTTATCTAATGTTGCTAAATTTTGGAAAGCTGACACTAATATTATTCATTGGGAAACAGGTATTTTCTATAACGAACCATCAATTACTAACATTACAGGCATTGGTAATTCAGGAATAGTATATAGTAAGAAAGTTTGGGAAGAGATCGGGAAAAGCCCTCTGGAGAACGCTGGGGGTGATACAACACTTACTAGTAGAATTCATGCTTTAGGTAGACAATTTGTTATTGATGCTAAAATGCCTGATTCAGAAGCTTCTTGGTTTTATATGTGGGGTGGTAGAGGTTATCATCAATCTGGCCAAGGTACAGATGATGAAATTAAACCAAACATCATACAAAGACATTCAGCACACATAGAAGGATTAAGATTAGCAGGTAAAATACCTACAGGAGATATTGATTTAGTTCCTGCTTGGCAAAAAGATTATCAAAAAATGTTAGATGTGTATGTTAGTAAAAGCAATAATAGTAAATAGAAATCTATTAACTACACTTAAAGCTACTATAGAATTTTTAAGAAAAGAGGTTAGGGTGGAAGAAATCCATATATTGGATCAATCTTCTACTTATCCTCCTTTATTAGAATGGTATAAGACAATACCTGAAATTGTTCATTATTCAAAAAACAACAGTGGACCTTATGTTGCATGGGATGCATCAATTGATCACTTAAGAGAAGGTATGTTTATTGTAGCAGATCCAGATTGTACATATGATAATGTACCTTCAGATTGGTTGGATGTTATGATAAATGTTTTAGATAAATCAGGTGCATTTAAAATAGGGTTTTCATTAGATATAGAAGACTTACCTAATACTGAAATAGGAATACAAGCACATACCCATGAATCAAAATATTGGGAAAAAGAAAATGAGTATGGTTGGGAAGCTCATGTAGATACTACATTTGCTCTCTACAAACCACACTCAGTATTTTCTTATGATGCTATTAGACTTGATAAACCTTATTGTATTAAACATACACCCTGGTATTTAGATGTAACATCTATACCAGAAGAATGGCAATACTATTTAGATCACGCAAGTGGTATTTCTACTTGGGGTAATAAATTAAAGCAAATGTAAACTTATTTCTTTTTCACTTTGCCACCCATTTTAGCTTTTTTCTTAGAAGCTGCAATAATATCTGCTCTTGTAATTGATTTGTTTTTGTCAAATCCAGATTTTACTGATTTCATTCCTAAGGATCCACCTGATTTGTATGTCATTTTTTTACCAGACATAGCTTTTTTTACTTTCATTGCTTTCATAATTTTACTTTTTTTGTTATTTTTTAGATTTAGCTCCTGAACACTTCCATCTTTTACGAGATAAGTTGTTTGGAGTATTAGGGTCGTTTTGCTTACTTTTTGATAAACCTTTCTTAATACCTAAACTTCTAGCACAATAACTATCACCTTTAGAAGTACCTGGTTTAACTCTTGATCCACCACCTTTAGCATTTCCTGCTTGACCGTAACTAACCTTCTTTCCTGCTGAAGTTATTTTTACTTTCGCTTTTCCCTTGCGTGGTGTAGCCATGGACGTTCAATTTTTATTAAGTGTAAGATTTATTTCTTTTTAGTGTGGCCCCAACCTTTCTTTTTTAAATCTAAATGATCTTTCATGGTATTAGCCATTTTAACAGCTCCAGATTTACTATACATTTTATGTGGTTTGAATGTTGCAGCCATAATTATTTCTTTTTACTAGTTTTAGATTTAATCTTTTTTTCTTGTGCCAACATTGATTTAGTAGGTTTTTTACCAGAACCTTTGTTTGCACGGATGTTGTCCCACAAACCTCGTTTGCTGTAGGACCCATCTGCACGTTTTATCATTTTTTTTGCTGACATTTAAATGTTTTAATTTACCACCTCCATTGAATTCTTTACAGGTTCTTGTACTTCATCAACTGCTTCTTTAATAACATCATTTTCAACACCAGCTTTCATAATCTTTTCAATTACTTGATTAGTTTGTTGCATTAGTTGAAAACGTGCTGCATCTTCTGATGCTAAATAAGATCTAACTGTATTAAGAATTAGTCCAAATTCTTGTCCTGTAATTTCAAACTTGTCTTCAGGAGTCCAAGTGTACCTTTTTTGAGAATCGTAATGTGCCATAATTATTTTAATTTATTAGTTTATATTTCAACAAAGATATGAAAATATTTACTAATCTTCCAAATTTATCCTAAATACTATAGTTCCTGTAGACTTAATGCTTTTAGATACATCTAGGTGTATTCTGAATAATTTATGCAATTTGAAAATTTCTTCTAATAACAAATTATTATATTTTGGAACACTTGGTGCTAATCTAAATATATAAGAATTTACACTTTTTGTTATTTGCAATGTAGAATATTCATCAACAGAACTAATTACACCTTCTAAGTGTGCAAAGTATGTTTTTTCATTCTCTAATATTATTTCAGGAAAAAACTTTCTACTTATTTGCATGTAATAGTTATTGTTAGTTATAATACAGTAGGATCAAAAGAATTAACTCTTGACCCTTTACTATATTATTTATTCATTACACTGTAGTGGTAGTTGTAGTAGTGGTAGGATTGCAACATTCATATGCTACAATTTCTTGCCATTTTCCTACTTTAGGTTTATTTCTTCGTAGAACTAAGCTACTTGGTACTACTCTGCCAGATCCATCGAATCTAACAAAAGCTTTTAATGGACGTTTGTCAATTGGGCTTCCCATTTGTTTATAATTAAAGGGTTAGTAATTAAGGTTATATTTATTTTTTATATTATCTAATGCTTTGGCATAATACCAAGTGCAATAATTTTTAGTTTTTTCATCATTCAAGACTACATCTAAATGAGGGTCCTTTGTAGGATCTATTCCAGAATGATATTTACCTTTGTAAAAACAGGGCATTCCTTGTTGTTCTGTTCCTATAATACCAGCATTGTGATATATAGTATGTGTATCTAGTTTAACTATAGGATCTGGACCCCATGCAAATGCTAATTCAGGAACCACTTTAGTTTCTTGCTCTCTCATCCATAAATTCCAAAGAACTGCCCACATATCTGCACACCATGATTGGTATCCATCGTTTTCAGTTTTAAAGAATTCTCTATTTACTTGTTGTAAATATGTTCTTATTAGAATACAATCATTCATCACTTTACTCCAAAATGTATGATCTATATTCTTAAGAAGATACTGAGCTCCTCCAGAATGATCATTATGATCTTCACAAATCTTTCTAGTTATTCCTATAATATTTGCTATTTCAGAAAGAACATCTTTATTTTTATACTCTTCAAGTTTTTCAGGTAACACCTGATTCACTTTACTATCAAAATAATTAGCATTTATATAGCTATTTGTATCAGATAAATAACAAACTTCATCTTCTATAAATTGTTCTATATTAAATTTGTCTGTAAATAAAATATCACTATCACAATAAAATACAGCTTTATCAGACATTGCTGGATTTTCTTTGAAATACTTACAAAGTAACCAAGGTCTAAGTATAGGAATGTATATTGAAAGTAGTTTACCCACTTCATTCTCTTCATCTTTATAAAAGTTAAATTCAGCATCAGGATAAAGATCTTGAATCTTTTGCCATTTGTCACTGAATGGTCTATATGCAGGTATAAATACTAGAACTATAGCATTCTTTATTTGACCTATCTCTTTTAAACTTTCTAACCAAAGATGTACTTGCCATGTATAGTATATATCATCTGGCTGTGCACAAATAAATTTTAAGTCTTTCATTATGTAGTTGGTGGTTTTGTGGTCGCAATTTGCGACTAGTTACTATACTACTGTTGTAGTAGTTGTTGTTGTTGCTGGGGTTCCAGTTACTTGTATTAATCTTTCTAATTGTTTAGAAATATTCCATAACAAGTTTTCTGTTGCTCCCCAACTTATTTGTTTAGAAGGTACAGCCATTTTATTTTATTTTTAGTATATATTACAAAAGTATGAATATTCTCAACACTATTTTAACTTATAATAAAATTAAAATAACTAGAATAATTAAACTTAAGCTAATTAATTTAATTAGAAATCTATTGTTACAGTTGCTATCAATAAATATAAATTGATAGTGGTGTAATTAAACTCTTTGTTAGGATTTATAAAATCCCAACCTAAAGCAAATCTATGGTGAGGCCAATGAAAAGCTATTACTATTTTCCAATCTACAATTTCTAAATTTCTCATATTAAAATATTTTATATTCAATTATTAATCCGTATCCTGCAAAGCTATCTGGTTTAACAAATACTCTAGCACCAATGTTAAATTTTCTAAATTCCACTTCAGTTTGAAAATACAATATAGGATTTTCTATAGATATCTGTTGTGTTTGAATTCCTATAAAACCATTAAATCTTAAAGGTTTTTTTGTATTTATTACCTTATCTTGTATATCAATATACTGTTGTTGTATAGATATTATAGAATCTTTAACTATGATTTTTTGTACAAATACATTTTCTTTTTTTACTAAAATAGATATACGGTCTTCTAATTCAGAAGAAACAAGTATAAGAGCTTCATATCGTATTAGATCTTTAATAACTCTCCTAGCTTGACTTTCAGATAATGTAACAACTGAATCTTTCTTAATCTGGATATCTGCCTGTGAAAAACTTTTGAAGCTTACTAGTAGGCAAAATATCAACCATTTTAATTTGTACATATTCTTTTTGTTTGATGGTTTTTATTCTTTCCACCACAGCAACTTCTAAATTAGATAAACTATCTATTTTTAAATTTAGCACTTTATCTTTTTCCTGATACTCTTTAATTTTTTCTTTTAGAGTTTCTACTTGTTCTTTGTATAAGATTATAGATTTATCTGTTTTACACTGCATCCAAAGTAGTATAAAAATGATTAGGATTCCGAACCACTGATTTTTTAATATTTTAAACATCATCATTATAAAAATTGATTACATCTTTGTATTCATCAGCTACAATAAAACTTGGACAAGCTTTACTAGCAAATTCATTATGACCATGTAATGTAGCCTTTTCATAAGTGCACATTAATTCCATAAGTAACTTGTGTAAAGCCTCTTTTTGTTCACAGGTTCTTGTATCTTTTGGTTTAAAAGTATCTTTATCAATACCCCCAACGTATGTAATACCTATTGAATTTCTATTATAACCTTTAGTATGAACTCCAGATCTAATAATAGGTCTTCCTTTATGTACTGATCCATCTAAATAAACTACATAGTGGTATCCAATATCACTCCAACCTCTCTCATTAACATGCCACCTACGGATATCTTCAACAGTAGTATGTCTTCCTTCAGGAGTAGCTGTACAATGAATTATTATTTTATTTATTTCCCTCATTTTATTTTCTAGCAACCATAAGTCGTTCAACAATATCTGTTGCTCCTTGTATAGAAATATAAACTGTTGCAATTATTACCCAATCACCAGAAGTTAAAGATCCTGAAAATAAAGCAAAGCATGCAATTATAAAAGCTAGGAGTTTTTTACTAATCCAATTCTTCAAATATATGTCTATTTTTTCTTTTGTGCTCATATTATTTAATTTTAGGATAAACATTAGTTATATATTGTATAATAAGAGCTGCTATTGTGATTAACCCAACTGTCCATGAAAATTTCTTTTTAAACTCTTCTTGTTTTGCAATTTGAGCTTCTAAAAGTTTTATTTTTTGTTTAAGTTCATCAATATCACTAACAAAACCTCCTGTTTTTGTTAAAGCATTACCCAATATCGCCTCCACAACTTGAGTTAATTTTGTATCTATAGAAGTCATTTTTTCTTCCAATTCGTGTAAACGTTGGTCCATACTGTGTAACTCTGATTTTATTTGTTGTTGAAATGTAGGATTGCTCATGTTAACATTGAGTATTTTAAGATGATATGTTCAAACTTTATGCTTATCTACAGAATCTATAAGTAACGCAATTTGCTTGATGATACATAATATATGTAACAAATATAACACTTCTAATTATAAGATGAACATCATTATATTAAAATATTGACATAATATAGCATAAACATGTAATTATTTTTATCTACATTTGTATTTAAAATCAAAGATTATGCCTATTAGCTTTTATTTATTTAAAACTGAAGTAAAACAGTGGTTTCAAGACAATGTCCCAACTCATAAAAGACTATTAGATGTAGGTCCTGGTATAGGAACTTACGCAGATTTATTAGAATCAGAAAGCTATAATATAGATGCAGTGGAGATATATAGTCCTTACATCTATAAATATGGGTTAATCAAAAAGTATGATAATGTATATTGTAAAGACATACTTGAGTTCTCTATAGTAGACTATGATTTTATTATTCTAGGAGATGTTTTAGAACATTTACATAAAGATCAAGCTATAGAATTAATTGATAAAATTATTGAATTAGGTAAAGACTGTTTAGTTGCTATTCCTTATGAAATGGAGCAGGGAGAGCATGAAGGGAATATACACGAAACTCACCATCAACTTGATCTTACACCAGATGTAATGACAGAACGTTATCCAAAACTTAAATGTATTTTCTCTAACGAGTATTATGGGTATTATACGTATATACATATGAAATTGGAAAAATCATACATATTATATGCAAATGCATCTTATAGTGAAATAGTAACAATGGCTGTAAAAAGTATCAATAATGTTAGCAATATACCTGTAATAGTGTATATGATAAACTCTGATATAAAAATAAAAGGTGCATACAAAACAATTGAATGGAATTTAGAAGGTGTACACATAGAAAAAAATAACTATTTAGATAGAAATAACTCTCAGATTTATAAATTACTAATACAAAGACCTTTAATTGTTGCAGATGCTTTAGATAAGCATGCTTTGACAATAGCTTATATAGATTCAGACACTGTAGTAACTAAATATATAGATACTATATTTGATTATCTACCTAATGAAGCTACACATCCATACTTTGTAGAAGGTGTATATGATTATTTATTTATTAATGGTCGTGGTGGAGTAGAAACTAGAGATGATTTACATGAAAGTTTAGAACATGCTGCATGTAAACTTTTTAATGTAGATCAATCAGTTAGAAATAAGTATAGACAAAGTGGTTACTTTGTAGCTGGTCAGAATTCTCGTAATTTTATTGATGAATGGTCTTGGATGTGCAGTCATCCAGCTATAGTGAAAAACCCACAATTGTATGCCCCTTATCACGAAGAAACTATAATGAATGTGTTATTGTGGAAACATAATATCCACATAGGACTTCCTCTAATGTATATAAACTATAAGGGTAAAGTAGATGTAAGTAGTTTTAAATTTACGGGTGAGGTAAATCATATATCAGAATGGGTTGCCACACCTGCAAAAGAAGAACATCTATTAGCTTTTCATGGAGAAAAAGACATTAGTATAATGCAAGACACAATAAACCAACTTTCAAAAAAAGTTTTATTCATTGCTCCACATTTATCTACAGGTGGTATGCCTGAATTCTTACTTAGAAGAATAAAATCATTAGTTGGATTTAATATTTATGTAGTAGAGTGGGCTAATTACAGTGACGAGTATGTTGTACAGAAAAATCAAATAAGAGAAATAGTAAAAAACATCTATACATTAGGAGAAGATAAAACAGAACTCATTGATATTATAAGAAATAACAAAATTGATATTGTACACATAGATGAAATGTCTGAACACTTAGGAAATGGATCAGCAGAAGTACTTAACTTATTGTATGCAAACGATAGAACATGGAAAATTATAGAAACATGTCATAACATATCTTTTTCTCCAGATACAGAAAAAAAATATCATCCAGAAGCTTATGCTTTTTGCACTTCTTATCATTTAAAAACATTTAAAGATACACCTTCTTACAAAGACGTAATTGAATTTCCAATAGAACCTGTTGTAAATAATCTAAAATCAAAAGTTGAAGCAAAATATGAATTAGGTTTTGATAATAATAGAAAACATGTAGTAAATATAGGACTGTGGACTAAAGGAAAAAATCAGGGAGAAGGTGTAGAACTAGCAAGAAGCTTTCCAAATGTAGATTTTCATTTTGTAGGTAATCAAGCAGTAAACTTTAGTGAATATTGGGAACCAATTATGAAAGATGTACCTTCTAATGTACACATATGGGGAGAAAGATCAGATACACATTTATTTATGTTAGCTGCAGATGTATTTATGTTTAATAGCACTTGGGAATGCAATCCTCTAGTGTTGAGAGAAGCTATATCTTATAATCTTCCAATAATTGCACGCAACTTACCTCAGTATGGAAATATGTTTACAAAGTACATACATGCAATTGAAAATGTTGGATTATCAAACATAGATGATCAATTAAAAAAAGCATTAGATAGTAAAGATGTCTATGAAGTTCCTAGTAATAATACAAATATTACATTTGGAGGCAATCATAAAAGTTTATATAACAGAGTATTAAATATTGATGTGATGCAAAATAAAATTAAAGAAGACTTTTATGTTATACAACATTTTGTAGGTAAACCGTATTTAGAAATAAAAGGTACATCTAATAAAAAATTTACTGTTGAAATGTATGATGGTGAAAAACTTATATATAATAACACAATAGGTGTTAATTCTTGGATAAGACTTGATAGAGAATATTATACTGCCTGGAAAACAATAATAAAGACAGAAGATGGAAAGGTTGTATATACTAAAGAATTTAATTTAGAAAATGAACGTGTTTACATAGCTTTTGATAGCTCTTCTTTAGGAGATACAATTGCATGGATACCCTATGTTGAAGAGTTTCGTAAAAAGCATAAATGTAAGATGATTGTTAGCACTTATAAAAATTTCTTATTTGAAAATGAATATCCTGAATTAGAATTTATTAAACCTGGAGAGGTTGCACCTAATTTATATGCAATGTATAAAATAGGATGGTTCTATAATACTAATAAAGAACCTGAATTACCAAATACAATACCATTACAAAAAACAGCTACAAATATATTAGGATTGAGTTATGTAGAAATAAAACCAAAAATATATAAATCAGGAAATAAAGCACACTATAAACTAGTTACAATAGCTACAAATAGTACAGCAGGATGTAAATATTGGACCAGAGAAGGATGGCAAGATGTAATTAATTACTTGCACAAAGAAGGCTATATTATTAAGAATGTTTCATTAGAAGATAATCCTTTTGATAATTGTGAACCTCTTCAGAATAAATCATTAGAAAGCACTATAGAATGGATCACACAAAGTGAATTCTTTATAGGATTGTCTTCAGGATTGAGTTGGTTAGCTTGGGCCTTAGATAAAGAAGTTATTATGATATCAAACTTCACTGAAGAAAGTCATGAATTTAAATGCTATAGAGTAAAAGATTTATCTGTATGTAACAGTTGTTGGAATAAAACTGAACATACATTCGATAAGGGAGATTGGAATTGGTGCCCTGAACATAAAAATACTCCTAGACATTTTGAATGCCATAGGAGTATTAAATCAGTTCAAGTAATAGAAAAAATTAATTTATTAATTTCAGAAAAATGGTTTAGATTTTGATATAATGCTATTAAACCTCTTTGGTATTTTGTAATTTATTTTTTATCTAATCCAAATTTAGAGTATTTATACCAAGCTCTTTCGTGGAAAAAGTATAATATCATTTTTGTAAAGACTTCTACACCTCCAATAGATAAGCCAATCATAAAATCTCCCGTTATTAATCCTGATAAAATAATAGTATCTAAAGTGCCTATAATTCTCCAAGAAATAGTTTTGCCTAAATGCCTTTTATAATTTACCATCTTTTTTCATTTGATTTCTAATTTTAGTAGCTGATACTTCTTTAATTTCATTAGGTGGTAAGTGTTCTATAATATCATATCCAACACCCCTACCAATATTAATAGATTCTATGTCGGGAATAGTTATAATTTTAACACGACCCTCTTCAATTAAATCCTTTAATACTTTATTTAAGTTCAATGTAACCTCTTCTGCTGTCCAAGGATTCTTTTCATCGGGTGCTATATCTCTAATACAAATTAAGATATTTTTTCCCTCGTCTAATCTTTGGTCGATTAACCATCTATGACCTGTGTGAAAAGGTTGCCATCTTCCAATATACATAGAGAATTTTACTTCACTAAATGAAGACTGAGTTGCGGATTGGACTAAATATTTTCTATCTGACATTTTTCTATTATTTTTTTAAGTGATTGTTCGGGTGTATCAAAAGTCGTATCAATATCAATAAAGTTTTCTAACGGTTTTTCATAGTCTTCAACCCTATAACAATCTCTTTCTCTTGCTTCTGTTGTGTGTATAAATATTTCAATAATGTTTTCCCCTAAAACACTCTTTAACTGTTCTCTTTGCTCTCTGTAAGGAGAAACTAATGAAACCACCACCGTACAACCTTCGTTGTGTAGATAATGGGCTATTTTTTGCGCACCTCTTACATTATCTAACCTACCTTGTTTGGAATAGTCCTTATTCAAAGTTAAGGCTCTTAAATCATCTCCGTCAACGTGAAACACTTTTTTGTCCTTAAATATATCTTTTAACAAATTTGCTAAAACTGTTTTTCCGTGGGATGGTTGCCCTGTGAACCAATATATCATAGCGTGTAGAATTTATTAAAAAACCACTGATAAGTATTTTTAATTTTTTCAGATAATTCTATTCCTAAAATTTCTTCAAAATCATTTGGTAACATATTAAATTTTTGCCTTAATTTATGGTCGCCATATATTCCGTGAACGCCATCATCTTCTTGTGTTAATTGTTCTATTTTATCAAATGAATGTTCAAATCTATCAATAAGAAAATAGTCATACACCCTATTCATTGTTTCTTTTGGGTTTGACATTAAATCTTCATAGCGAATAAATAAAATATGTTTATCTAGCCCTTGTTGAAAAATATCTTTTAACCTATCCATTGCAACACCTACGGGTAAACCATCTGCCCAAATATCAACTCTTTTGTCTAAAGTAGTTCCAACTAACTGTGATACATTTTGTATATGATTTTCTTTGTGAGGATTTTTTCTAAAGTTTTTCTCCATAGAAGAATAGATTGCCCTAACATCTCTAACCATACAAATAATTTTAGGATTTGCATAGATTTCATCTAACAACCTATAATTAATCGCCCAATCTCTACTTTTGTCAAGTATTAACTGCTTGTCAGTTAATTCACTAAAATACCCTTGAATACCAAATTTAGCATAATTAAAGAATGATTTTTCCATATTTTCTTTATTTTGTGCCTTAATAGGTTGGGAATTAATAAAAGTCGCTCTATTGCCTAAAAGATAATCAGAAACACCCGAAGTTGGAGTGCAATAAAAGTTAGGGTTTTGAGCAATAATATTAGATATTAAAGTCGAACCCGCCCTTGGCAAAGAAGAATTGTAAAAGATTTTTTTATTCATTGTTTCTTGTTTTTAACAAATATATAGTAAAAGCGATAAATATTAACTATATTATCGCTCTTATTATATCAATGAATTGTTTTATTTACTTGGAACTAAGTATTTAATCTCTGTAATTAAAGCATCAATTAAATCCACTAAGTTATCATTTTCTCTAATATAAAAAGAAGCATTTTCTTTTCCTTTTCCTTGCCAATTTTTGTTGTTGTAATTAAATATGTTTACTGCGTGATATTCATCTCCGCCCGTTACGTCTTCGGGTTTTTCTGCCCAAATTGCATCAATTAAAGGCTGAACCTTTGTTAAATCTGTTGTTAATGTTTTAAAATTAACGTCTTTTGTTATATATTGAGTTTCTCCGTACCCAAAAATATGAACTGTAAAATTGTTTTCCATCTTTTCTGTTTATTTATTATTATTATTATACTATATTTAAAACCCCTCCGTTACTCCAAACTGAACCCGAAGGTAATCCCGCACTTGCTGTTGGAATAGTTGTAATTGATAAATTCTGTACAAATGTAGTATTTATTCTGTTAGAAGTTATATTACTACCTATAATGTGTGAGTTAGCAAATGTTGATGTGTTGTTTAATTTTCCACCCGTTATTGAAGAATAATTAGCACTCGAAATATTACTAAAACCACCACCAACTGTTGAATAAAAACTACTCGCAGTATTATTACGACCACCGCTTATTGTAGAATGATTACCACTTACTATATTGTCCTTACCTCCACTTACTACTCCGTAAGGAGCACTTGCAGTATTTATACCACCACCAGCTATTACTGTAAATCGAGTACTTGTTGTGTTATTCCAACCACCACCAACTGTTGAGCTATCACCTGATGCTATGTTAGTATCTCCACCACTAATGGTAGACACATCCCCACTTGCTATATTATGATGTCCACCGCCAATTGTTTCATAGCCCGAATTACCCCCGACACCACCTGCGGTATTATTTCCACCTCCACTTACCGTAGAACCCTTAGTAGTACCCATAAAACTACTGAATGCACTAGCTGCGTTGTTCTTACCACCACCAATTGTAGAATAACTACCCGTAGCTTGATTATTACTTCCACCACCAACTGTAGATTTATTATCTGATGCTGTGTTCGCTATACCACCACCAACTGTTGAGCTATCACCTGATGCTATGTTAGTATCTCCACCACTAACTGTTGAAGTATTACCTGATGCTGTACCCGAACCAACTCTTTGTGTTGAACCAACTCCTCCTGTTGCGTTTTCTTCAAAAAGACTTGCTCCACCCGCTGAACCCGCTATCAAGACATTGTTTGCTCCAACCTCTAAAGTTGAGCCAATTGGAATATTCTTAATAGATAAGTCTTCAACGAAAGTAGTATTTGCTACAGATGCTATTATATTACTACCTATAATGTGTGAGTTAACAAATGTTGATGTGTTGTTATAGGCACCACCTAGTATTGAAGAAAGACCAGCTGATGCTGTATTAGATTTACCACCGCTTATTGTTGAATAACCACCACTTGCTGTATTGCTAACCCCTCCACTTACTGTAGAGTTAGTGTTACTTGCAACATTCATATAACCACCGCTAACTGTTGAATAAAAACCACTCGCAGTACTAGTCTGACCACCACCAACTGTTGAATAATTAGCACTCGAAATATTACTAAGACCACCGCTAAGTGTTGAATAAAAACTACTCGAAGTATTAATACGACCACCACCAACTGTTGAATAATTACCACTCGAAATATTAGTACGACCACCACCAACTGTTGAATAATCGCCACTTGAATTATTATTTTCACCACCACTTATAGTAGATTGACTTCCTGTTGCAGTACCCGCTCCAACTCTTTGTGTTGATTGGCTACCTCCAGTTGCGTTTTCTATAAAAAGACTTGGCAAATTGTCTACGTTTCCAAGTCCTACCATTTCTTTTGTTATACCGCCAACTGTTCCTGTAAATGTAGGAGAAGCTGTGTTTGCTTTATTATTAAAATTGTTCCAATCTGTTGAGCTTAAAAAACCATTAGCAATTGAGCTAGATTGATTGATAGAAATATTAGTACCAGTAATAACTAAAGGAACTGCTGCGGATCCAAGAAGTCCTGAAGTACCACTTGTACCACTTGTACCACTTGTACCAGATGTACCAGTTGTGCCACTTGTACCAGTTGTGCCACTTGTACCAGATGTACCACTTGTACCACTTGTACCTGTTGTACCTGATATTCCAGAAGTTGATCCTACGGACACTCCTATTTGTTTTGTAATAAATATAACTGAAGGTGCAGCAGGTTTAGTATAAGGAGAAGATGAACTTGCAACTGCTGAAATTTGAATATTTGGATTAGTAGAAGCAAACATTAATTCTAAATAATCATTTGCTTCTAAATTCAATATAAATGAAGCAAAAGGTAAATTAACCCTACCTCCTGGTTCAATATCAATTAATCTATCTTTCCTTATAATGTCATTACCATTTTTTCTTAAAAATACATCAACGCTAGAATACGAAGTTTCACTTCCAGATTGCTTTAGTTGTAAAGAATAACCTACTTCATATATTCCTGCATGTGGATATCTTATTTCTTGATTAAAATCTAAGGCAACTCCATTGTTTAATTCTATTGTATTAAATGTAATTGCTGTTGAAACATTTGATGCTGAAAGAGATTGAGTAGTGCTATCAGAAAAACTTGCATACCAATTTGCTATTGCTGCTCCAGACGAACCATTTAATCCACTTGTACCAGATGTACCTGTTGTACCTGTTGTACCACTAGTACCAGTTGTACCACTACTACCTGATGTACCACTTGTACCAGATGTAGCTGATGTACCAGATGTACCAGATGTACCAACTGTACCACTGCTACCTGATGTACTACTTGTACCACTTGTACCTGTTGTGCCACTACTACCACTTGTACCTGTTGTACCACTTGTACCTGTTGTTCCACTGGTAGCAGATGTTCCGCTTGTACCTGTCGTACCAGATGTACCTGTCGTACCACTTGTACCAGATGTACCACTTGTACCACTTGTACCTGTTGTACCTGATGTACCACTAGTACCACTTGTACCAGACGTACCACTAGTACCTGTTGTTCCACTAGTACCACTAGTACCAGAAGACCCATCACCACCGGTTGATCCATCTAAATTTATATACCATTCACTATATGTACCACTTCCTACACAAGTTATTGGTTCTGTAAAACATAATTCTCCATTAGCAGAGTTGTATGTTATTATTGTACATTCTTGATAATTATTTATATCATGAGCTACAACAATAGACTGACCAGGAGTGAATGCTAATCCTAGATCAACTGTTAAACATCCTGGATTGCATAATAAAAATGAATCAGTAGATGTTGTTTTATATTTATCTCCATCATATCCAGAGCTACCACTAGTGCCAGATGTAGCACTTGTACCACTAGTAGCAGAAGTACCGCTTGTACCTGTTGTACCACTCGTACCTGTTGTACCAGATGTACCTGATGTACCTGTTGTTCCACTTGTACCACTAGTAGCAGAAGTACCGCTTGTACCTGTTGTACCACTTGTACCTGTTGTACCAGATGTACCTGATGTACCACTAGTACCTGACGTACCTGATGTTCCACTTGTAGCTGATGTTCCACTACTACCTGATGTACCTGTTGTACCACTTGTACCTGATGTTCCGCTTGTACCACTTGTACCTGATGTTCCTGATGTAGCAGACGTTCCACTGGTACCAGTTGTGCCACTTGTACCAGATGTACCAGATGTACCAGATGAACCATCTAAACCTTTACCAGCACACAAGAGAGCATCAATATTCTTAAGAGCTTCTTCAACAGTTTGATTTGTTAAAATATTAGCACATAATAAATTAGGGCCTTCGTAAAAGACACATGCACTACTAAGTATAATTGGGCAAGGATTTGCTGCACAAACTAATTTGTTCATATAATATTGAATTTTGTTATTTCTCTAATAAACTATTTTAAGAAAGTCTGCTGTTCTATATATTTGTCCAGGAATTAAACCTGCAAATACAGCAGCTGCATTATTTGAAAATTGAGGAACTCCTGTTTTTGGTGCAGTTATTAATACCTCAAAATCATCAGCAGTACCCGAAGTGGATGCATAATATACTAATGGACTATTTGGACTTAAATATAACTGACCTACAAAAGTTGCAGGTACACCTGCTGGAGGTGTTGCAGTTATTCCTGTTAAAGGAATTAAGTTATTATTAATTGCAATTAATATAGTTTGTAAACTATCTAAAGGGTTTACAATAATATTAGAAAGGTATGGGCCATTGTAAATAATGCATTCAGCATTTTGGAATGTGGCACAAGTTGGGCAAATTTCAGCTGTTCTCATGTGTACAAATTTATGTTTTATATATGTATTTTACAAATATTATAAGAAATATAGGATTATAATATAGCATTAAACCTATTATCTACTTTGTTTCTGAATAGTTACATCAAACTCTTTAGCAAATTTAGAGTTGGATATAGCAAGATATGTAACTAATGATTTACTTACAGGAAGCATTTTCATTAAATTCTTTATTGGTTGAGCTTTTTTTCTCACTTCAACTGCTGTAAGATCTGTGTTTGACCAATCTAATCCTGTAGTCTCCATAAAGAAATGATCTGTAAATCTTCCTACATCTGTTATTAATCCTATGGCAGGGAATATTCCCCCATCTAGGATGTTTTTCATTTCTATAGGATTATAGAAGAACATCAATTCACTTGTAAATTTATCTACAACTCTTTGTGCAAATCTATAAAAGTTTTTATGTGCTTTATCTTCATCATCTTCTGGTTCCATAAACCCTAAAGCTAAGGTGGCTCCAAATAATGACATAAGAATTGCAAGTTCTTTAAGTTGATTACGTAAATTGTTTCTTATTAAGTCATTGAAATCTTCTGCAGTCATTTGTAACTCATCACCTGTTCTTTCAAAATAAGATTGTGCATATTGTGCATACATTTCATCTAATTTAAGAATACCAGAATCATTTACAATAAGTACATCATTTATTTCTTTAACTGTTTTAGCAATATTTAAACTTAAAAAGGATCCAAATAACCTAACTCTACCAACATCATATTTATCTCCAGTAGTCATTCCATCTTCTCCAATTTCTACAGAGAAATCATCAGCTATCTTTCTAAATTCTCCAAATCTAGTATCTAAAAGTTTAGGAATCCAACCTTTAAACACCATCATAGATCTAGTCCAAACACTCATGTTCATTCTACTAGTATCAAAATCTGTCATGTTACCTGTAGCATTTCTAGAAATACTTCTTGATAAATTAGTTAGACGCTGTAACTCTTCTCTATTACTTAAATCTAATCCTGGTATAACTAATTCACCATCTACTAATTTTTTAGTAGAATTTATAGATCTTGTTTTTTTAAGTGACTCTATTTCTGCATCTATAGATTGTTTAGAATCTCTAAAATTACTTGCAGAACTATACCTATCTTTATATTTATTCTTTACAAACTCCCTAATACTAACAACCTTACCATCTTCAACCATCATATTATCTAACAATGTGTAGAATATTGTTTTTTCTAAATGTTGTTCAGGTTCTCTAAAGAATACAAATAACATATCAGAAAAGTTTTGCTGAGTAAGTTTAGACATTCCTGCAGCTTTCATCTTCTCATAAGTAGGATCATCTTTTAATGGCATGAATTTATCAATAAGTTGAATAAACATACTTCGTTCATCATCGTTCTTAAATCGATTACCAACTAACATCATTTCATTTTTAGCAAACTCTCTTGCTTTAAAGTAGTTTCCTGCCTGAGTAGCAACTTGTATGTTACCACCAAATATATTTACAGCACCTGATATAAATTCAAATCCTAAAGTCTTTAATTGAAAGGCCCTATTCATCGCATCAATAGTTTTAATTAGAGATAGACTTCCAGGTTTATCCCCAATTTTATATACTTCTTTACCTGCAACAGAATTGATACCTTTTTTAATACTAGTAAGTAAACCATCACCTAATGCAATATCTGTATTATCAGCAGTGTATTTTTGACCATATATAACAGTTTGTAAAAATGAATCAAATATTTTTACATTGTCAGCATTTCCTTTTTCAATAATAGGTTTACCATTACTATCCATTACAACCTTACTAAATTTTGAAGTTTGTAAATGATCTTTGAATGTTTCTATTGAACGAACTAATTTTATTTGACCTTCTATTTCAGACATGTATTTGTACTTCTCCATATGGTTAATGTACATTATCATGTTCTTAAATATATCTTCACTTACATCAGAATAATCATTTACACCATCTTCTCCCTTGGTAAAATCTGAAGTGTAATATTTTGGTATACTATTTTCTACCTCTCCAGTAACTTCATTAATATTCCCATATCCTACATCTGAAGTTCTTACTGATAAGTTATCACTAAAATTACTTATTGAACTTAAACTAAAATCCCAAGCTAAACTTTCAGCCATAGTCTTTCTTACAAATGGTAAAAATGTAGATTGCACTTTATTTTCTATATATCCTACAGACTGTGCTTTTTTATTTATCTTAGTTATATAATTATATAATTCAAATAACTCTGGATCTTTTGCAAGATTAATATATTCAGTAGATTCCCATTTTAATAAAGGGTGTCTTTTGATTACATAATTATTAAAACCATTAAAATCTTTTCGAGAAACATCCCACTTTCTCATTTCATCTAATAAAAGTTTTTCTTTTAATTCACCGTCATCATAAGTTTTATTAATTTTTGAAAGTCTTTCTTTTAATATTTTAGAAGCTTCAATTGAATATCCTTTTAAATCAACATTATCTTTTAACCACTGTCTACTTCTTCTTCCCTCTTCAGCATTTGCATCAACCTCTTGGAAGAATTCTCTTTTATATCTGTATATTAATTTATTTACTAATCCACCTTCACTAGATTTTTGATAAATTTGCTGTACAGTTTTTCTTAAATCTCCACCTCTAGCTTTTAGTTTATCTCTTATTGCGAGAAGGTCATTCACTTCTTGTAATGCATCTTCATTAGCAAAGCCCATTGCACGATTAGCAAGTTTGTATAAAAGTTTTAATGATGCTAGTGGTAAATCTGATAATCCTCTAAATAAAGAACTTAAACCTTTTACTACTTTTTCAGGTTTAGTTAAACCAGTCACAAGATTTTTCTCACCAATAAATTTATCTGCAAATTCCCCAGCTATTTCTTTAATTTCATATAGGGATATTTTAATTGCTTCTGCCTCAGCACGTATTAAATCAAGAATTTCTTTTTCTTCAATTAAATCCTTTAAGTCAATGTTTATATCTTGAAACACTGAAGCTAAATCACCATACTCTCTTATATTATCTGCAAAATCTGATAGTTGCTCATCGTTAAAATCTTCTGATGTAGCAGGTCTTCCTTCATATGTAGTTTTATATTCAGAAATTATATTCTCTCCTTCTTTCCTCATCACTCTAATTACATCAACTAATGGAGCAATATTTAATGTACTCTGTGCTGTACGAATAGCTTTCTTAAGAATATTTAAACGCTCTCTTTTAAAAGTTTTATCTTCTTCAGTGATTGGTTTATCTTTAGTAATTTGTTTATATACACCATTTAGTTTTACTAGTAACTCATCTAATTTTTTAATTCCTGTAGATTCTGATTCTTCTGATACTGGAACAAGTTTAAGATCTTGAATCTCTTTAGGGTTTACAGAACCAATTTTAATTCCTTTAATTTTTAAATTAGTTTTTAAGTCTTTTGGATTTTCTCTTTGTAAATCCATTATAATAGGAACAGCTCTATTCTTTCCTATTTGTTTTACACCATAAGCTGATCTTAATATGTCTTTGTATCTACCAAGTTGTACATTATATGCTCCTTGTTTATACCAAGCAACATCTTCAGCACCCTGGGCAACACTCATAAACTTCCAATCATATATATGAGATGTACCATCTTGATCTACGATAAGAAGATCAATTGTACCTGCCTCTTTAAGTTTAGGATCATACACCATCACTTCAGAAAACACTAATGGATTTTTTCCATCTCTAGAAAATTGAGAAATTAAATCTACATAATACTTTTCTAGTTTAGTATACACTGCATCTTTAGTAGCATCTTGAATATTAGGACGTGGGCCAAAGTTTTCTCTTCTTGTACCATCAGTATTGAAAAATCTATCATGTATCTCCTCAAAATAATTATGAAAATCAACTCCTAATTGTCGTTTAACTTCATTATCTCTTTTTTCTTGAGCAGTCCAATCTTTATTTTTTCCAAACCTTTGTGTGTACCAAGCTTTAACTCTATCAGTTACCCTCTTAGTAACTCTTTGATATTCACCATCAACTAACACTTCATAGTAACTAGTAGCACCTTCTTCATCCATTAATAAAGGATTGATAGGTTCTTTAGATTCTATTTTTCTTAAGCTTTCTCTGGTCTCTATTATTTTTTGTTGTAATTTTTTCTGAGCATCTGTAGCTTGATAGTAAACTTCTTTACTAGTTAAATCTAATACATTCCCTTCAAAATTACCTAGTATAATTCTAGTAGCACTTTCTTGAAATAAATCTATATTACTAGCTTTATGTTGTCCTCTAAACCAATCTGTAATTGCATCCCACATTCTTCTTATGATAGATCTGTTTTCTTCTTCTGTAAGTTCTGAAAAAGATTGACCATCATTAATAATAAGATCAGCTATAAGTTTATCTACAGCTTCTTTTTTTATTTTACGAATGTTTGGCTTACCATTAGGTAATTGATATGCAGCTATGTCTTTATATTGTTCAAAGGTTTCTTTATACACTTTAAACCTATCCACTTTAGATATCATTTCTGTAATCAATTTTGGATTTTTCTGCTCTATTATTGCTGTAGCAATATGAACCATCTCTTCTGTAAGAGCAATGTCTTCTTTACCTTCAGATATAGCAATGATACCATTAATTAAATCAGCTAAACCATTAACATTTGTTACATCAACATTAGGATTATTTTTAGAATATTCAATCATTGTTTGAATATCTATTCCCATTCTCTTAATAATTAATTTAACTTTACTTAAAATTTCTTGAGATGCTTTAGTTTTATTTGAAGATTGGTTTTCTTTTTGTAATAAGATATTTTGCCCTTGTACAGAACTTTGATCTAATGTCACTTCATTCCAAGTGTTACCATGCTCATCAGTTATTTCATTTACATCATATAACTTATTAAGTATATTAGTAACTGTATTGGTATAAAAAGCTTCAATAGGTTTAAGTTTTTCTATACCTTGTGTTTTTAATTCTTCTTTTTTATTTTTAGCATATATAATATTACCTTTCCAAACATTTTCGTTAATTTCATCTAAATTATTATCTATAGCTTCTAATTTCCAAGTTTTGTAATCTTTATTTATAATTTTATCCCATTTAGCAATATCTTCAACTAAAGTTTGATGCCCTTCCACCTTAGCAGCAGTTTCACCTGTAGGAAATAATACTTTCTCATAACCTTTTTTAACACTATCTTGTACTATAGATTGTATAAAGAAGTTTACCCAATTACCTTTTTTGTTTAGTAGTTGAAGAAAATTGTTTTCTTTAATTTCTTTGTTTACTACTAAATCATATTCAGATTTATTAATTTCAATTTCTTTAGGTACACCATAGGGATCATTTTTATCTTCTAAAGGTTGTTTAAAAAATTTATTATCTACAGTAAAATAATTAAAATCACCATATTTAAACATTTTATAGTTTCCTTTTTCTGGCATACTATTTACTAAAGATTTTTTATCTCTACCTTTCTGAAATAAATCAGATTGTACTTCTAAAATTCTACGTGTATTTTGTTTTTTACTATTTTTATTATATTCTAATCCTGTTGAAATTTCTATATAACTAACTATTTTATCTAAAGAATAAACAGGTCTAAATTTAGTTTCATCTGTTAAATCATTAAGTTGTTCATCACTTCTAAACCACCCTATACCATTATCTGTACTAAATTGTGCATGACTTTTAATATTAGGTGTAATAGCAGGTGTAGATATTTCATTTTCTGTATAATTAGCACCACCTGGAACTGTTAAATCTCGGTAAAAAGAACTATTTTCTACAACTGTTGGTTCAAAAAAAGTATCTCCTTTTTTATTTTTAAAGTACATTCCATTTTTAACAGGTTTTAATTTATTAGTTCCGTTTTCAATCTCTTCTACTTTTATAGAATTGTATTCTTCTAAACTAATACTTTTTATATTTTCAGGTGACACATCACTTTTAAACTTATTCCCATCTACTCCTACATTAACCTCAACAGTAAAACTATTTTCAGCTAATAGAGATGTTATGATTTCCTCTCTAGTTGATATATTTTTAGATAGTATAATCTGCTTTTGCTCTTTAGGTACTTGAAGCTCTGTTAAGATCTTATTAATATCCCAACCATTCTTCTTACCTTTTTCAAAAACTTGTATAGCTTTATCAGAATTAAGAATATCTAATGCTTTTAAATTAAACTTTACAATAGCAGGAGTCATCTCAGCATTAGGAACTTCACCATCGTATTTATCCCATAGGTAATAAGCCATATCATCACCTCTTGATGATATAAGTAATTTCCAAGACTCTAAATTTTTATTTGGACATGTAGCCATATTAACATAATTTTTTAAGAAGTGCACCTGCATGCTCTGGGCTGTATCCCATTGCTTCTAGCATTTTAGCATTTACATCTTCAGCGTTGTAAGTTTTTTTATCTCGTAATGAAATAGTTTTATAAGCAGGTAAAGATACTTTATTTTTCTTATTAATTATATCTGCTATCTTACTTATTGTTGTTGCAGAATTTAATATTATTATTTGAGAAGGATCTTTAACTATATATTGCGTACCACCATTTATTGGATCTATTGTGTTTGTAGAAATTATACTATTTGAACTAGACACATTAGCAATATCTTCATAAGGTTTACTATCTAATTTAACTGAATTCTGTAAATTAAAAATAACAGGTATCACTTGTGGTTTACTTAAAGAATCATTGTTATCCTTAACTCTATTTGTAGAATCCCAATTTGCATATTCTCCAGCAGTAGTAAAGTCACTTGCAAAGATACCTATCTTATTTTTCTTGAAAGAAGTTATTTTATTTTCAAAACCAGTTCCATGAAACAATACATTTTTATTTTCACTATTAGGTATTAGCCTATTAATTGCATATTGTATATCAAAATTTGAAAATTGATTATACGCAGGCTCTATATCTTTTAAATTATTTATACTATTAGCTTGATCAACTGTTATACTATTAGATTTAGTAACTTTTTTTTGTTTCTCTTTTGAATATAAACTTACAACTGTAGCATCTGAAACTTCATTTGGCACTTTTATAAACCCATTATCAATAACAGACTCTTTAGCTTCTGTATAAAACTCTTGAGCTCTAAAACTATCTCCCCAAGCATTTATCATTTTATATACAAAGTATTCCCTTAATAAACCTTTGGTATCTTCATACGAATGAATTAAAGGTGTACCATCTAATTGATATACTTTTTTAAACAAACCTTTATTGATATAAGAATAATCTCCAGCTTTACGCATTTCAGCTTTTGCTGATTTTGAAATATCCTTACTCCAACTCATCACTTTGTAATCATCATTAACTTGACCACTCGATACTGATTGGGTTGCAATTTGTGGAACAGTACCCTTAGTTATAGCAGCTTTTACATTTGACGGAAGGTATTCTATACTAGGATAAACAAACTTTTGTTTCCTATCATCAAACTTTGAAAACAGACTGGTACTAGGGACTATATCACTTTTACTCCAATTATTTCTCTCAAATACACCAATGGTGTAAAATTCGTTCAAGTTAGGAATATTCTCAATCTTAGACAAGGATTTATTGTATATTTTTTCAAAGTCTTCATAAGGAAGAAGTGATGTAAAAGATATAGGTGAATTACCTAATCCTGATTGTAATATAGATAATGTAACTATATTATCATATAAATCACTTTGACCTTCTAATGCTTCTTTTAATTCACGAAATCCATATATGATACTATTTTGATCATACACTTTATTGTCAGTATTCTTAAGAGTTATATTAGTAGGAAGAGAATCACCACCTCTAATGGGAGCTCTCACTTCAAGTAAATTAATTACATGATTGTGAAATAAAGGATGTCTTGGATTTTTCTTAACTTGATTAAGAAATGTAACTAATTGAGAAGCAACACCTTTGTCACTCAATAACATTTTTTGTAAAGCTAAATTAAAATTCTGGTCTGTTTGTACAACATAATCAAATAAATCATTGACTACTTTTCTTGCTATACCTACAAACTTTTTATTATTTATATTTCCACCTGTGTATGGTAATAAAACTTTTTGTATAATCTCTCTCACTGTACCTCTATCTGATACTAGAAAATTAGCCATTGCATCTCTACTCTGGTTTAATTTACCAGCTAAGTTTCCTATAAAAGAATTTTCAAGAATTTCATCAACTGAAGATATTATTGTATTTTTTGCTCTTTCTAACTGTACACCTTTTTTAAATATTAAATAAGGATCATTAAAGTTTGATGTATCAAAGTTTGTTCCTTGTGTAACTTCAAATAACTGACTAGCCATTTTAGCATACTTCAAGAACTCTAATAACATAAATTGTTGTTCGTTCTTTTCTTTAGCAGTAAAAGATTCTTTACCTACATTACCTCTAAGTAGAGTTTTAGTAGGGATTCTTTCTATAACAGATGTGTCTCTATTATCATACTCTTCTAATGTTTCATTAACTATATCCTGGATAAACAAATAAGAATATCCTTTATTCTCAATTGCTTGTAAGTATTCACGAATTATAGGTTGATTCATGAAATATGAAACTGTATCAATTGGCACTCCTATTTTTGTTAAAAACATAAATGTGGCAGCAACATTTGGTTTAGCACCAAGTTCCATAATCCAAGGACCTTTAGATATATCTACATAACCATCAATAAATTGACCAAGTATATCAGATATCAATTGACCATCTGAATTAGTTACACCTGATAATGACGGAAGGTTTCTTCCATCTATATTAATTGTATTAAATTTTTCAAAATTAACATCACCATTACCTACCGTTAACCATGCAGCATCTTCTATGGAAACATTAGACATTCTATCTTTATCTACATATACAGCAGATCTTTGATTTAAAGAATGATTAGTTTGATTTACTGCAGCAATACCAATTGCTTGTTTACCTATAACAAATGAATGTCTAAGCCTAGCCATGAACCTTCTATCTAACATGTTTGACACATCAGTATAATCAAAAGTACCACCTGTAGTTTTTTCAGCAATAAATTTACCAAGAGCTTTTAGTTGCTCCGCAGAATTAGGTGTAATTAATCTCTGAAAGTTTGATGGATGAGTTACTAAATTCTCAGATGATTGAATAAATTCATTCTCTAAAGATTGTTTATATAATCTATTTACCACTGCATCCTTTACTCCTATTTCAGACATCTCATTTACAAAAGTAACCAGTGTGTCTTCTTGATCAACTATACCCATCTGGCCAAGTAAATCTTTAAAAGTTTCTCCTTCTTCTGTATCAAACAATCCTTCCACTTCAAAAGCTTTCAATGCACCAAGAGAATCTAATTGACGTTTTTGTTCTTTAGTAAATAAACCTCCTTGATCAAATATAGCAGCAAATTTATCTTTAGCTTGTTGACCAAACCCAAAGAATGGTACAAGTTTTAAATCACCTTTATTCATAAAGACATTCTTTAAGTAAATAGATAATTTATCAATATCAAAATCTGATCCCACCTTAGCAACTATTCCAGCAGGAACAACAACATTATCACCAAACTCCTCTGGTAAAAATTGTTTAATTCTAATTGCATCAATAGAATTTTGTTTTTGTGTTGGTATACGGAAAGCTAATCCAGATAATATTTTTTGACCTTCTTTTGTATTATTAAAATATTCTAATAATTCAGCATCAGACTTTGGGCTTTTAAACCATCGTCCAACCATTATCTCCATTACCCTTTCTCCATCTTTATCCTCATAAAATTTAAGAACATCAGATGTGTAACCTTTCTTCCCATTAATTGTAGTTTCTTCTGTACGAGTTGATTCAAGTAGTGCAGAAGGTATTTGTACTTTTAATCCTCCTGATATTTTTGGAGAAACAATTTGTTTATCTACAATTGAATATAGTATATTTTTAATTTGTTGATACGCTGGAGTAGCTTCTAATACAGACTTACCATCTAAAAATCCAGTTAGTGCGTCACTTATGTTATCATTAATTTCTCTTTTAAATAATTCATCACGTAATGTTTTAGTAGCTTCTGAAAAATCTTCTACAATATACTCTCCATCTTTTTCAATAATACCTAGACGGACAAGCATTGTGCTAAATCCTTCATTGGTTAATTCTACTAATAATTCTTGATTGTGAACTATCTCTTTATATAAAGGAGATCTTTGTTTTTTATCTTTCTCAGTTAATTTATGCCAAGCTTTATATCTAGCACTAATTTCTTTACCAGAAAAGAAATCAGAAGGAACTCCATTATCCATGTAATCCATGGTAATCAACTTTGTCACTTGAGATCCTCTAGTAACTAATGCCGATCCTTTAGATGGAACTTCAGATTGTAAGCTCATTATTGAAAATGGTATATTAACTATATCTATATATTCACCATCATTAAATGATCCATCTTTATTATATGTATCATGTGATGTTTCAGCACCTACTTTTCTACCAGAGTCAAATACAATATAATCAACATCTTCATTTTGCATCTTATTATATAACTTTAATGCATTTGAATCAGCATTAAGTTCTTTTAAGATTCTATAAGATAGAGGGTATAGTGCATACTTATCTAATACAACATTATTGAATTTAGAAGAGTTCCCATCTTTACCAAGTTTAGATCCTGACACAATAGGCTTAAGTGATGTATAAGCACTTTTAATTGCAGGATTTTTATTTTTAAGAATTTCAATTTCAGATTTACTTAACTTTATTTTTTTATCACGTTTTTCAAAAGCTACATCATACCTGTATTGCAACTCTTCATTCTCATTCCAATCACTAGCTCTAATTCTAAACTCACGATATGATTTCTGTGATATTATACCACCACCATCAGTTTCTTCATATGAACCATAACCAGGTAAATCTACAATACCTATTACATCTTTATGAGTAGTTGTACGAAAATAATCTTGTGTAAAATTAGTATAACCAACGTCTCCTTTTTTAAATCCTTCATTCCATACATTATTAAATGCAACATTCATCTTAGGTGAATTACTTACAATTGCCTGACGAGGAGAGTTAAAACTCTTTGTACGTTTAAGTTCATCTTTATATTGATACGGGTCAGAGTATAGTAACTTATGCATTTCAATGTTAGCAATCATATAATTAACATTGATAGCTGTAAGCTGTCTAATCATTTGATTTGCATCCATGTCTGCAGCAAGGTCTACATTTTTAAATGTATATGTCCCATCGATATTAGATAATACACCATACGCCTGTAAATATTTTATATATCTACCTACATCTTTTTTTATAAATTGCTCAGTAGCTTCTTTAATTTTAGTTTCAAACATAATATACACCTCTTCTGCTGTACCTTCTGTTGTAATTACATCAGCATGTAAGCTATCTCCCAGTATACCTTTGAAGAAACGTAAATCTTTAGTTTCTCTATTCTTTACATTAGCTATCGATCTATCTTCTTTAGATAATTCAAATTCAGATAAAAAATACCCTTTAAATATATCATGCACATCTGTAAAACCTCTACTAAAATCATTTGCATGAATAGGGTTACCCATATTTAACATCCATTCAATAGAAGCATCTCCTGGTATCAAGTTTAAATATTGACCACTTAAGTTCATATTTAATTCTTGAGCAAGTCTTTGTGTAAATGTAAGATTAGCAGATGATTTTTGTTGACCTTTAGCCTCATTTATTGTACCACCAGCATATGCAACATTAAATAAATCAATATCAGGTTTACGTTGTCCAGATGAAGTAAACATTCTATTTATTATATTAGAACCTTTTGAGAAACTATCTGTTAATATATATTCATATTGAGTTCCTGCTAATTCACTTAAGTTTTGTATAGATGATAGTGCATTGTGTAAGTCAGAAGCGGCATTAGTTCCTATGAATGATTGTGTACGCTCACCACTTACATTAAAATATGTACTACTAAATTCTGGGTTAGCAATTGCTGTTTTTAAAATACCTAATTCTAATAATCTTTTATTTATATCTAATGTTTTTTTAGAAAGACTTGTAATCTTACCAGATATTGCAAGACTTCTTTTAATACCATTTACAGCATTAAAAAATACTCTTTGATTAGAACCTTTTAATCTTTTAACTTCTGCTACAGTAAATGGAATACCCATCTGTGCAAGAAAGCTTACCATTTCTGTATATGTATTAGTAGGAGCAGCTCCTAACTTTTTCTTACTTACAAAGTATGCATTTTGTTTAACATCGTATGTAAAGAAACCTTTTCCAGCTTTAGCTAATGTAGCAATAGAATTAATATATTCAGATCTTAATTGATTAGCTGCACTAGAAAGAGCAGCATCACCTACAGCTACTTCCCCATTATCAAAAATAAATACATTCTTAACATCTGGATTTTGTTTCTTAAATGTTTTCCACATTCCAGAAAGTAAAGATGCTCCATATGTAGTATCTATTTTACTTAAATCTACTGCACCAGGTGTAGCATCTGTTTTAGTTATACGCTTGTAAAGAGTTTTATATGCAGGATCTTCCATTGCCATACTACCCAACTTAGACATCATATCTTCTATACTAGTAGACTTATGAAGTCTGTTCATTAAAGTTATAAATGTTTTACTTACAGGCATTAACTTCCTACCGTTTATTGATGATAAAACAGGTTTACCATTTTCACTATATGTTGGATTTGATGCTAATAATAATCTAATAGCAACATTTGATTTTTTAAAACTATCTATTTTTGTTGCATCAAATTTATTACTTTCTTTAATTTTATTTTCTTCACCTAATTGAACATTATCAGCTTCATCAAATGTAATTTCAAAAGATCTAATATATTCTTTATGTCTTTCTACAAGTCTTGTCCAGTCAGAAACAACATCTCTTTCTAATTGTTGATTTTGCTCAACCATAGATAACAAAGTACCTACAGGAAGATCAGTTCCATTTTTAAGTAACTTATTAATTGCTATTTCTTTTTTTCTAATAGTTGTTAGAACACCCACCTTTAAGTTATCATAAACTTCTGTTGATGAAAGACTTGGTATATTAAATAAACTTCTATCTGTTTTAATCAAACTATTTATAAGAAGAAAGGTCATTTCATCATTAACATCTGCACTTTGTCTATCACTTAGAGTTTTTAATCTAAATTCAGATTCAGATGTAGCAAATGCATCATCAATACTTATTATTCCTTCTTTAGCCATAGATAGCTTTGTAGCATATGGCATATGTTTTTTATAATAGCCATTTCCTATTTTAGAAAATAACTCTTCAGTTTTAGACTGTGCATCTTTACCCAAAAGAAATTTTGAAATAAAGTTTTTAAGATCTGCAAATAGCCTAGAAATAAATGATCCACCTTTTGATTTACCTGGAATCTTTTTATCTTGTATATAATCTCTAAATTCTTCAGCAAGTTCTTCTTTTATTTCAGCAGCAGTAGCATCAGAGTATTTAATTGTTTTCCCTGTAGGTCTATCTACAAAGGTTCCTTGTCTAGATTTAAATTCATTAATTACAGAACCTTGTTCTTTAACATCTGTAAACATTTTCCAAACAGCCTCAAACACTTCATGATAAGCTGTACCAGTTTCTGCATTTTCATATACATAAATAGCTCCATCCTTAAACATACCCCAAGCTTGTCTTCCATTAGTAGCTTGAATAATATTCTTCACTCTATATACAGGAAGATTTGGAAAGTTTTTCTTTAAGAAAGCTTCAACCTTATTCCAATTTTCTGGTTTAATTCTATCAGCTTCTGATTCAATAGCAATACGAAGATCTTCTGAATTAATATCAGACATCATGTTATTAATCTGATCTTCAAGTGCATCTATTTGATCTTGTGCAGATTGTTCAACAACTGTAAACTCAAATTCAGAATCTTGAGCAATTACTTCAGGAGCAGGTGTTATAGCTTCTATATATGCTGCCTGTGATGCATCAACAGTAAGTTCTGATGCAATAGCGTTATATACTGTTTGTTTTAGTATCTGTTTAAAGTCTTTTCCTGCATCTGTTATTGTTTTGATAACAGCATCTAAATCACCACCTTTCAATATTGAAATTGTTTCAGTGTAATTATCCATATTAGTATCAGCTGAAGCTGTAAACATTATTTGTTTTCCATCTGGAGAAACATATGTGTTCACTGAAACTCCATCTAATTTCCATTTTCCAGTAGGTGCTCCACCCACTGTAAATTCAAATTCTGTATCAGTTGAAGCAACTGTTGGTGCCCCTTTAGGTAATAGAACTTTTGGAACTATAGGTTTAACTACTGCTTTAGGTTCTGGGATAATAAAATCATCAGCAGTATTAGTAGTATAAAAGTATATACCTTTTCTATTTACCTTACCTTCTTCTTCAGGATTGATTGTTGTAGACAATGGTACTTGATACCCTTCTCTTTGAGAACCATCAGGGTTTTTATTTGATAATAAGTATGATTGATAATTTAACCAGGTTACAGATTTAAATTCTCCATCTATAGATATAGATATTATTTGTTCAAACTTCTTATTTATATCTTTTGATTTAGATCCAGTTGCATTATTATACATCTGTTCTAACTTATTAATAATCAATACTTTATTTTTTTCTAATTGACTTGGTGTAAATTTAAAAGTAGTACCATCCTTTGACAATACTAACATTAATGAACCAGTAGCTTTATCTTTTTCAAAAAATACACTATTGTTTCCAGTTTCTTTTCTATTACCTTGTTGATCTTTTGGAATTCCCCAATATACAACACCTCTTAAAAAACTTAAAATTCTTACAGAGCTATCACTGTTGATACCTCCACTAGAAACATCTAACATATTTTTAGCTAGTTGTAGCACTGAATCATATATTGCAGTAGCTTCAGCCTTTGTATGTATTCTATTCTTAAGTTTTACATATCCATTAGGGAGTTCTAAAAACACACTTCCAAATGGAGAATTGAAAGCAACTGTACCTTTAGATGCAGCCTTGTTTGTTGTAGGAATATAAATTAAATCTTGTATTTCTAAATCATCTTCTGTAATTAATCCTGCATCTTGTGCAGATGTTGTATTATTTTGATTAGATTCAGTTGACCCAAAAGAGGCATCTATTTCTTGAGGTATACCTAATGTGGTTTGACTTAATGTTTCTTTTTGCCAAGCTTTATATTGTTCAATAACACTATCTTTAACTTCTTGAGTTGTAGATTCTCTAAACATTCCACCACTAGTTAAACTTTGTGAAGGCATTGTTTGATAAATTGCATTATCTAAAAGGATTGATTCTTTAGGTATAGGTTTTCCATCAACACCTACAAGAGCCCCACTTTCATCAATCATTACCATGATAATCATACCATCCTTGAACTTTTCAATAAGTTCTGCATTATTATCTAGCATTCTTTCTATTACACCAGGTAATAGTTGATCTTGTGTATTAGCTGTAACAAATATACCACGTATACTATCTCTGTTAGAAAATGAATTTAGATTTAATCCAAATAAATTAGCTCTAACTTGATGTGCTTTATCCTCATCTACAGGTACTGTTGCTCTAGGTATTATTTCATTTGATTTTTTAGACTCAGCTTCAAATGCCACTGAGTTAGATGAATCAATTACAGGACCATTATCAGCAGTAGATAATAATTGATTGACTAATTTATTATTATTAGTAAGTTTTTCTTCCTGACTAACTTGAGCTTTATACTCATTCATTATCTTTTGAAACCTATCTGTAATAATTTTTCTAGCTTTGTACTCAGCTCTCATATCAGCTAAGTCTTTAGTTAATTTTTTTACAGAATCAATTGCATTAATTAATGAATTATCATTTACTGTAGCATCTTTAGAGAGATCACTAGTAAGAGCAAAGTTTGCCATTTCTATTTTTAGAAGTGGCCAGTTTACTGCTAAGTTTTCACCTGCAGCTACTAAATCTAATAACTCACTTAAATATTGTGAATAGTCTTGGTCAACAATGTATGCACCCTTTAATGTTTTTCTAAATAACTTAGTGACATCCTTAATAGCCTTATCCACACCCTTAGCTAATTTATTTGCTGCAGACAATGCATTATTTAAATTTTTACCATTATCAACTAATAGACTCACTTGGTCTTTAAGTTCTTGTAAAAATTCATCACTATCTTCTGGTAAATCACTTATCTCATTTGTAAAATCTTGGAAATAAGCTATGTTAAGTTCTAGTTCTTCTTTTTGATTATTAAGGTCAGCTATATCAGCTTCAATAATATTTTGTAATTTAGTAAGTTTATTTAAAGCTTGTGTAAATACTTTAGTTGCTTTAGAGAAGTTTAATTTAATTTTTGGACCATTAAGACCAGCCACTTTCATTTTCTCTATATTTTCTAAATCTTCTTTAACTTTATTTAATTCACTAGTTTGTTTTTCTAAGTTCTTATTTATTTCTTCAAGGCTTTCTGTAGCTTCTTGACCAAGCTGTGAAAGAACCTCAAGACGAGCATCTCTATTTTTAGCAAGTGTAGCTTTTTGTGCAGCTACCTCAGCAGGTGATAAAAATTGTTCTCTAGCTTCCTGTTGTTGTGGACTGTTTACATTCCCCACTTTAGATACCCTTGGCATTTTAAAATCCTTTTGTGGAATAAAATGAGAGTTATTAAGTTCTTTTTTTGCAACCTTTCCTTTAGGAGTTAAATATACAAAGTAAAGTTTACCATCTTGATACTCAAGTCTACCTCTTCTTCTACCTCCAAAGTTTTTACCAAAGTTAAATTCAAAGATATCATTTCTATTATTGTAGAAAAAGTTAGCAGTTTTATTATTTTCTAATGTAGAAACTTTTCCTATTTTAAAATTCTCAAGAACATCTGGTGATACATCTTTTATATTCCCATCTTGAGTTTTTATTTTAAGAGTGCCATCTTCATTTACACCTTCTACTACAAATTGAGAAATAGTTACAGGAGTATCTAATGGATCTTTTGAATAATCCACACCTTTCCCAACAAAGTATTCAGTTCCTAATTCAACTTCTATTTCACCTTGTTTAGTCTTAACTTTAATAGTTTCTGAAGAGTGTGTAGCAGCTTCTCCAGTAGTTCCACTTAATGGAGCTTCTGCATATTCTTTAGGGTTGTTTTTAATATCCTCATATGCTTTTATAAAATCTTTTCTTTCTAATGCTATTTCAGAAAGATCTTCTAATTGAGTAGCAAGTATTTCTTTTTCATCAGCAAGAATGTCCATACCTTTAATAGATACGATTGCTTCATTAAAAGCTTCAACATTTCCATCAATTAGGGATTGCACTATACCTATAGTATCAATTCCTGCTGAGGCTAATGGGCCAGATAGTTCTGGTATCCTAACATCAAAGTCTGCAACTTTAGCAGCTGCATATAACATCTTATTCATTACGTCACTTGTGTAGGTAGGTTTCCCATCTTCACCTAGTTGTCCACTATAACGTAAGTTAAGTGATTGCCATAAAGAATTAGTATTATTTGCAGTTTCTTCAAATCTATCAAGTCTAGCTATATATGCTTCTTTAGTATCTGATTCAAGAGCTTTTCCTTCAGATTGTAATTGTGCAAACCCTTCTTCAGTGGCAGCAAGGTTACGATATTCTGTAATGTCAGCTTTTACTAAATCAAATCTACCATACTTAATTCTAGGAGTAAGATAATTAATAATATAATCAGCTTCTATATTTTTACTATTAAGAATGTCGCCAATCTTAAGAGCTGCTTCTCTATCTTGTTGAAGAACAGTTCCTCTATTTACAGAGTTTATAGTTTCTTTTGTAAAATCAGAAAGTGATGTTTTATTAAGAAGTTCGATAGCCTTAGCTGTATTAGCTGTTTTTGCTTTACTTTGTTTATACTTACCTCTACCTAACATTAGAGCTCCTGATAAACCACCTATAAGAGCATTCTTAGCACCTTCATCACTAAACGCACCTGTTGTAATACCAACACCAATTGACTCCATCCAACTAGTTGCCTCACCGTTATATTTTTTATTATAATAATCTTGTGTACCTACAGTTGCAGAGTATTGACTCACCTCTTCAAATGCTTCTGATATAGAAAATGTATAAGGTCTAATCTTATTTAGTTTAGAAAGTTTTGGATACTTAGAAACTACACTTGTAAACTTACCTGCATTATATGCAATGTCATCTATCTCTCTAACTAGTCCATTGATTATTCCTTTTTCTGCTTTATAAGAACTTCCTAGTATTTTAGGAAATTGAATGTAATTGGTTGCAGTTAACAATGCAACATTTGTAAAGAACGTAGCATTACCAGCTCCTTCTGTAGCTATATCAATTGCTTCCAAATCATCTCCCACTGGTGTAACACCAAATTGTTCAATGTGTTTATCAATTAATTTTTGTCTAAATTCATTACTACTATGTAAAGCTTCTATACCAGCTTCACCTGTTGTAGATAAACCAGCAACTAAAACTCTACCACCAAGATTAAGTGATTTGTAGTCTTTTAAAAACGTATCAGATAATTTTCTTATTTTACCATAAGCGTTTGCCACATTATTAGTACCAGCTAATCCAGCCTCAGTTGCTGCTAAAGTTTCTGCTGCTTTTCCTACAGAGAATAATCTAGAAGCATAAGGCAAAGCCTTTAATGCAGATGTATAAACACCTCCAGTAAAATAGGCTCCTGCTGCAAATCCCATATTTTTAACTACACCATCCCATAGAAAGTTACCAGTTGCCCAGTACTTAGGTGAATACCAATTAGCATTACTTTCTTGAGCAGTATAATAATTAGGCATAGCATCCTCACTCCACTTATTAGCTTCATCTAATGATCTGTTAAATTCATTATCGTAAAATGAAGAAAATTTACCATCATTAATTGCTTGGAATGTACCATTGACAAGTCCTACAGTACCTTGTAAAAAAGTTGTACCTGTAAGTAATAATCCCTTACCTATACCATTTACCATTTTAGAACCAAAACCTTGCTGTTGTCCAGCAGCATCTTCATTATCAAAACTTCCTGGCATAAAGAAATCATATCTACCAGACTCATTTTGAGCATATTCATCAAGAGTTCTTGTTATACCTCCTCCACTTTCATCTTTACCAGATGCAAATTTTAAAAGATCTTGTAACGCAGAAGATCCACCACCATCTGATATATCAATACTTGTGTTAGGACTTCGATAATTAATAGAAGGTAAGTCAGTCACTTGACGTGAGCCACTATGATTACCATATCGTTCTTGCATATATGCTTCATCAACCATAGGGTTGGGAGCAGATACTTGTGTAGGTGCAGGAATTAATGGTTTAGCTATTGCTTTTCCTTTTTGAGCCTTTTCTAATAAATTATTATTTGCCATATTATTGCAATTGTTTTGAAGCGTCTTCTAATTGTTTTTTATATTCTAAAGGCATAGGTTTATCAGTATTATTAAGTAACTGAAAGATTGCTGTATCACTTAACATTTGCATAGTTGGAATTAATCTACTTTTATCCATTGGTGCAAATAGATGATTAACTAATACATGCTTTTTTAGAATTGGATCAAAAACATTTAATTGTAATATAAAAGATGATTGTTCTCCTGTTGGTTTATTATTACTTACAATATTTCCTGATACTCCATACATAGAAACATTTGGAAAATCTATTGGACCTTCTAAATGTGAATTTTCTGGAGTGGTATTATATTCATTATTGGTAGAAGTAGTATAGAAGTTTTTTGGTTTCTTTTCAAAGGTACCTTCTTGATTTTGAAATAAATCATTTTGATTAGATAACATTTGTCTTAAGTAAGTTTGATTAAAAGCTTTAACTCCAGGGTTTTGATCAAATCTACCCTGAAATGCTTGATCATAAACATCTTGAGGAATATTTATACTTATACTAGTCTTATCTTTTTTTAACACCTCGATACTATAATTACCATTATCGTCTGTATATACAGAAGCACTTAGTAAATCAGCTGCTGCTGATCTAATACCATCAGCAGAATTTTTATCATTAGGTAATCCTACATCTTCAACAATTGATGCAATGCTAGTAAGCACTGGTCTAAATGCAGCTCGTTCTTCTTCCTTTCCTGTAGGTATTGAATATGCTCTTTGTTGATTAATCACTTGAGAATCTTTTAAATAATCAGCTACATATTTATTTACTTTTGCATCTCTTTCGTCAGTAAATCTTTTTACACTATTACGAACACTATTTATATTTTTATAAAGAGTTTCACCACTATCTCCTTCACTTTCTCCCTGGGTTCTCCAAATATTATATAATTTAAAATCACCAGCACTAAGTTCTTGTTTAGCAATGTCATCATGAAATTTATGCTTTGGTATACTACCACTACCAGAAGGCATACCAGCAGGTGTTGAACTAAATCCTGTAAGAGATGAGTATTCTCTATCAAACTTTCTAAATAATTCAGAGGCAACAGGATAATCATATTCATAAGTATCTCCCCCTTCTTGAAATGTGAATACTTTTCCAGCTAAGTTTCCTATAGCTTTTGTTGAATTTACATTATTTGGATATAAAGTATTAGCTTCACCTTTAGCACTATCTATTGTTTTATTTTGAAGATCAAGTTGTCTTTCTAATTCTATTAATTTACTTACATCTTCTTTTAAATCCCATCTTATGGCAGCACCTTGTGAATACAAAGTTTTTACTTCTAGTAAAGCAACCTCATCAAGTTGATATTTAGATGCAATTTTTCCTGTTTCATTATCTACTTGAAGTTTAGTATTATCTCTTTGAATTTCAGATGTAGCAATTACATCAATATCTGTAGCATCCTTACTTGTAGGTAAACCTATTTCACCATAACCCCCATTTAATTTTAACTGTCTTGCTTTTTCTTTTTCTATTTCAATTTTATTATTATTAAATCTTTCTAATTGATTCATCTTTGCCTCAGCTATATCCCTAGTTTGACGCATCTTATCTCTATCCATTTGCATTTTAGCAAAAGGATTATTTTCATAAGTTTGAGTTACACTTGAACTAGAAAAAGAATTAGAAAAATTAGTCATCCAATCATTTGTATATAATTGAGATTTTGCAGATTCAACATCACCATTACTAAAACCTTTAGATATATTATTATATTCACTTCTGGTTTTTTTTATAACATCATCTAACTGTTCAACTTGATCACGTAATTTTTGTTGTTCAATTGGATCACCTGTTGTATTCACTAATGCAGATAATCTATTTCTTTCCTCAGAATATTTAGTAAATGTATTTGTGTAAGAACTGTTAATGTTATTTACAAAAGCAGAATCTTCTACATTTGAATATTGGTATTGACCATCAATTTGTAACTGTTGCCAATCATTAGGACTAAGACCTGCTAATAAAGCTTGTTGTATTTTTCCTGGTGTAATACCTTCAATTTTTGTACGTGTTATAGCATCACGTATACCTATAATATTTCCATTTGCATTAAAGTCAAAAGCAACATCTTGTTGTGTAGTATCTTTTACAAGATTTTTTACTACATCTTGTGCATTTTTCTTATAATTAGTATAAGGTTTGTAGGTATCGTTATATGTAGCATTAGCATCCCCAATAAGCCATGTATCTACACCTTTCTTAAATAAGAAATCATTAGACGCAGAACCTTTTCCTTCACCTGTTATTTTATCTTTACTTTCTAAAGCTTTTCTATATCTAGCAGATGATCCTACAGCATTTAATATCTTTGGATCTTTAGCTATTTGATTAGTCATTCCATTTACAGAATTAACTAATTGGAAATTGGAGAAATCTCCACCAGCTACATTGCTGAGGTTACTTCCTAATTGATTAAGTTTTGATTGAAGATATGCTTTATCAACATCTCTAACAACATCTAATCCAGCAATGTTATCAATGCTAGTTTGTATTTTCTGTACACCTTCGTTATATTTCTCTTGTTTGTACACACCGACTTTCATCATCGCCTCAACTGGGCGTTGTTGTACATAAGGATTAAACTTAAGGTTTGCTGGGTCTTTGTATGATGCCATAATTTAACAAATGTAATATGATTTATTCTATTATCCTAACTGTTATAACAAGTGTTGTTAATTCTTTATAATTGAATTAGTTATAAATCTCGTAGTGCTCTTAGAATGTTACTATTTTTATTATTTTTTTTAGTGTTGTTTTTTACAACTCTACCATTTTTACTTTCTGGAGTTATAGGTGTAAGTTCTTGTTCCTTTAATTTTTTAGCCTCTTCTTCTTTTTTTATTCTTTCTTGATCTTGCTTAGATGAATTTCTAAAATAATCAATCCATGAATTAATTTCATTAAAACCTTGGCTAAAATTATTAGCATTCCCATTAAAACCTGGTGTTGATAATGATGGTTGACCCCCCTTAGAACCTTGACCTGTATTAAAGGTAGCTTGTTGTTGTACTCTTGTTTGAAAGTTTCTATCAAACCCAAATGTTGGATATAGATTTTGATATGTTTGCTCTAATCTATTTTCTAATCTTCTTTGTGAATACTTGTCAGAAATAGAACTAAGGATATCTATATTTTGGGTTCTAGTTTTAGAAGTAGCTTCAGCTTGCTTATCTTGTTGTTTATCAAATATTTCTAAGTTTGTTAACTGAGCTCTATTAAGTTCTGCATTGTTTGCAATTACATTCTGACTTTTCATTGCTTGGTTAGCTCTAAACTCATCAGCTTTAACTTTATTTATAGCTTCATACATAGGAGCAGCCATTAGAGCAGCAGCAGCAGGATTTCCTTCAAAAGCTGTACTTCTACTTAATGCTCTACTTTGAGCAATGATTTCATTCATTTGATCTTGTAACGATATGTCATATGGTACATTTAAGTTCGGTGTATACGATTGAGCATACACAGGTTGAACTTGGTTAGTAGCCATTGCATATTGTTCTGCAAGTAATTGATTCCCGTCAAGACCTTCACCTTGTGTTCTATTCATAAAATTAGGAATATTTGGAATCTTAGGAGTTAATGTTGTTTCTTCTGCAGTGGTAGTAGGTTCATCTACTGTAGCTGTTTCAATAACATTACTAGCAGGTGCACCTTCAATCCTTTCGCTAAATCTTGCACTAGCTGTTTGTTCTCCAAAATATCCATCTGCCTTAATTCTAACATCAGATCCAGAATCTTCTGATATTTTATTAAATTCTTTTTGATACCTTAATGTATCAGCAGATACCATTTTACCATTATATTTAACTTTTTTAGATAGATCAAAATTACTCCAATCAAACCAAGGGTTTTCTGTTTTAAGAGTTTCAAATTGCTCTTCAGTTACATTACCAGAAAACTTTTCTCCAGATTTTTGTCCTTTACGAACATTATCCAATGCTGAAGATGATGATTTTTTTTCTTCTATAGCAGCTGTTTCATTACCACGTTCCCAATTATTAGTTTTTTTATTAAATTCAAACCCATCTTTTTTAGCCTCTGCTGCATTTTTATAATTCTTTTTATCTTTAGGTAGAGTATTTAATACAAATTCATTTTCTGACTCATTACCATCTTGTGCCTTGGGAACAGTCTTACCAGATTTAGCATTTGCAACTCTTTCAGGATCTGTTACTATTTTACTTCTATTAATAAATTCATTACCTTTAATTTGAAAGTCATCAAATGTATCATTTAAAGCACTTTGTAAATCAGCTAGTATATTTTTCTTTGTAGCAATATTTTTTAACTTCTCATCACCTCCATCAATAATAACATTTGATGTAGCTCTTTCTAATTGACCCCAAATAGTTTGGTCAGATTCTAACCCCACATCTGCAGCATTACCCATCTTATTATTAATTTTAGATTCATCTTTATTTAATTTACTTACGTAATTTTTAAACTTCATACCTTTTGCTCTGTTATCACCAATTTCATCTACATATTCATCTGGAATTTTTAAATCACCATATATAACTAAGTTCTCATCACCACCACCATCTCTTAATTTTTGTGCAGGTTCATTCTCTACCTCTACAACCGCTTCATTATTAGCAACTGATTGTTCCCCATAAGCAACACCTATTCCAGTTTGTCTTGTTTTAGGATCATAATTGTCATGAGAGTTTCCTTTAAATTCAATACTCTCTCCACCAGCATAAGGGTTATAAGAAACAGTATCAACACTACCACCCCATAAAGTTTTGATATCTCCTCCCATAGCCATTGTATCTAATGCAGATGGGTTAGATGGTAAGTTACCACCATCTTTAAATAAGTCTGATACAACATTTCCACCATTACGTACATGAGAAGCATACCCAGCCTGAACTGAAGGAGCCACTGCACTATAACTTAATTCTTTATTATTTCTTTCAGCTTTATCATTATCTATTTCAATTCTTCTATCATCTCTATCTAACATATCTCCAATACCACCTCCAATAAAACCACCAATAGCTCCACCAACAGGTCCAAATATACTACCTATAGTTCCACCTATTTTTCCACCTATTTGCGAACCAGCATCATTATTAAATCCAACTACTTGACCTGCTTGCATACCAAACCCTCCCATTGCTCCACCACCATATGACATGTCACTAAAACTAGCTCCATCTTGAGCTTTCTTTAAATAACCACCTTGATTAAATATTTTTTCTTGATTAACATTATTTAAAGAAGCATAAGTTTGATCACTAAACATACCACCATTTTTAGCAAGTACATTTGTACCAACCCCATATATAGGAAAGAATTCTTCCCCTGTCATTTCTATATCTTCTGGACGAACATAATCACGTTCTATTCTTTCTGGTTGAGTTTTAGAAGCTTGCAGTGCTACATCAGAAACCATTCTAGATTGTTTAGCTACAGCTTTTGCTTCTTTCTGAGCCTTGAGTGTATCATTAATTGATACTATATCATCAATAATAGGAATTCCATAGTCTTGAACAGCTTTTGAATTATATACATCTTTTGCCTTTTGACCAAATGTTTTACCTGTTTGAGCATTAGGTAAAGGTGCACCCATAAAAAACTTACTAAGTGTTTCACCATTACGACCACTACCAACATCAGCACCACCAATATCAACACCTTCTACATCAATAGCACCTTCAGCACCTTTAGCATTTTGAGCATTATATGCTGCATATGCTTTTTGACCCATTGATATAAGTCCTGATAAACCACCTCCACCACCTCCACCTGATTGTTCTTGAAGTTTAGACAATTGAGCGTTGTACATTTCTTCTTGTCTAAGCTGTTCTTGTGATTTACCTCCTGTAAGTGAAGCAACATGATCATTTAAATAATCATTATCTATACGAGTAGGTGAAACATTACCTGTTGGTGTGTCTATGTTTTTAATCATAGAACCAACTTGTGCTTTTTTAACCATTAGTTTCTTTACAGCTTTCCCATGTTTTGCCATAAAGGTTTTTTCATTTGGAAACTTTTTATAAAACTCTTTTTCAGTTTTAACGTTTGCTATTTTTAAGATTTCAGCTTTCATATTGATTGTATTATATTTTGTAAAGTTAGTGGATTTTTTTTAATTTAATTATATTTAGATAACCATCCACCATTTTTTATTATTGGATACTCTGTAACACTTTTCCCATCAAACTTGTAATTTTCTCCAGGCATCATCAATTGTTCATCACCTGTATTTGAAACCCCAAGGACGGGATAGTTTACTCCTTTCATTGTTATGTTATTGGAGTTTATTTTTGTTACTTCTCCTGGATGAGCCCATTGGCCTCTGTCATCTTCTATCACTCCACCATTTTCATATTTAGACAACCAACCACCATCTTTATATAATTTTTTCAATGATATATTTGGTATTCCAATCTGATAAACATCATCTGCTAAACCTGGTATTTTAATAGCTCTATTAGTTAGACCTTTATATTCACCATTGACTATACCTTTATCACTAAGCTTGTTGAAAACATCACTATATTTTTTTTCTAAAGCATTTAATTCAACCCCATCAAATAAATTTTGATCTTTTAGTGTTCTATTAGTAATATGTGGCTTACCTGTTATTGGGTTTATCATTCTTTTAGAATTAGCCAACCTATTTAAAAATATATAATCATCACCGTAATTTGTTACATCTTTATATTTACTAGGGTTTTTTAAACGTTGAACCATCATATTAAAAGAGTCTTGGCTTAACGAACCTGATGCTGGGTTTTGTTTTATTATACCATACTTTGGAATAACATTTTCCATTGCTTTCATGGTTCTTCCTGCAGTCATTGGGTTTTTTACAAATGCATTCTCAAAAGAAAAATACTTACCAACTTCATCAGTGTAACTAGATAAGTCTACAACATCTTTACCTGGATTACTTGCAGATGCAACAAATTTTCTACCTTCTGAGTTAGGTCCATAATTAAAACCCCTTTCCCAACCTAATGCTTTTGGTATACCAGTTTTGTCAAATAATTCACCTATTTTAGAATTAGTTATAAGTGTCATATCTGTTCCTTCTACAAGAGTGTTTACTTTTCTTGGTATATTTTTTGCAACAAACTTTCTTCCTGATGCTTTTAAATCTTTTTTAAGTTTATTTATAATTGGAGATATTGTTGAATTTGTTCCAGCAATTGGGTTTAATGCATAATTCAACATTCCCTTAACTCCAGAACCTGTAGGTGCAAAAGCTGCTCCTGTAACTAAGTTAATTGCTGCTGCAGGAACTTCTCCTAATCCTATTTTAGTTTTATTTAATAACTTATCTCCCCAATTTAAATTAGGATCTGTTCTATTTAGTTCTACTTCTTGGGCTATTTCTTGAGTGGTAGGAAAAGGATTTGTTGCATGTTGCCATCCTGAACTACCACCTATATTACCTTGCCTTACATAATTTATCATAGGTTCAACAACATCCCCAATTGCACGAAAAGGATTTGCAAGGTAAGGTAAAAGTTTTTCACCTATTGATAAATTTGCATTTTTTACTTGGTCAGCTCTCTCTATAGCAGCTTTTCTTTCTTCAGGAGATCTATCATCTGAAGAAAACACTGGTTGATTTCTTCTTATCTCTTCTGCTTTTTTTTCAGCTTTTTCAGCTATTTGTTCTTTTGATAAAATTGGTAAAATAAAAGGTTTTTTAACTGCTGTATTATCTATTTTAACTCTAGTTTTTTCATACAAGTCTTTTTTAAACTTATCACCATCTTGTGCTTTTTTAGTGTAATCTAATGTAGATGAACGAGAATACATCATACCAGTAGCACCAGGAAGACTTGCTCCTGTTTGTGCTTTATCAAATGTATCTAACCAACCTTTCATTATTTATAACTTATTTGTGCAGGTGTAATAATAAACTGACTTACTATATGTGTTGTAGATGAGTTATCTAATATATGCCTCACCTTTAATTCTCTAGCTCTAAGAGGAGATTTCTTAAATGATCTTTGTCCATAATCCATATTAGACTGATTAATCACTTTATCTATAGATAATGATTCACAAGATGTTGTGAACATTGGAATTTCAGAATCTACCTCTACTGACCAAAAAGTATTATATTGATAGAAACTATCACTTTTTGTAAATGTAATAGTTTTACTATCTGAATTAAATAAAGGATATTTTAAATATTCAAATAAATTATTTTCAGGTTTTGGAACTAACTCTAACACTCCGGAACATTGTTGTCCGTTATATAAAATAGCTTTATTAAACCAATTTTTGTTTGTTTGAACTTTTCTATTATTATCAAACACTCCAACTGTTGATGGTAAATATTTAAATACTTCACTATAATCTTTTATATTTTGTAATATTTCATCTTGGAAGTTATATGAAAAAGGATATTCAATTATGTAAGGTTCTATTTTACCATAATAATAATTATATAAAGTGGTGTTTTTTAAATGTGTCCAAATACAACCTGTGTTATCTTCAACATATTTTTCATTTATCCAATCTTGTTGATTTATATTTTCTAGTTGAATAGTTTTTTTAAACGTACAACCTTCTAATGATTCCAAAACTATATACTCAACATCATCATCTACAACAATTGCAATGCCATCTATTAGTGATGACAGTAAAATAGATGAAGCTAAAATATTTCCAGCTAAGTCAAGAATATTAAAAGGTCCTACATTAGGTCCAGTTTTTGTTAATTTTATTGATATAGTTTTTGACATCTCTTTATTTTATTTATATAAATTCTGAACTTAATAATTAACTAAGACAATTTCCCTGAAGGTTTATAGTTCCTTGCCCTTCTATTATATCTATCGAATCTGGTTGTGTACAAATTGATAGTCCAGTTGCTGCATTAAATGTTGTTTCATCAACAAAACCATTACATGCTGTGTACCTAATTGTAATAGTGCCTGACAATCCTTGAACCAAATAGTCTAAACAATTTGATAAAGTAATGGTAGTAGTTGTTTAAGGAATTTCACAAACTCTATTAAAATCCCATTGTGTGCCATTATCTCCTGTAACTCGTATGTTTACTTGATTTGAATTTGCATAATCAGCAGCACTATAAACCCACCATATTCTTTGTTGACTTCCTGAAGTAAATGGTAAATTTGTAACGCCTGTTGCTGCCACGAATTCATTATACCTAGTAGGTATCGATCCTTTACTTGATCCAATAAATTGATTTATACTTCCTAGGTTTCCAGAAGGTATTACATTACTTGTTCTTGTTCCGTAAACATTATCAAAACTACTTGAATTATTATTGGCATCCATGCTAGAAGTTGCTTTCTTAATAAAAACATTTGAAGGTAACATGTGTATTATTTCTAACTTATCTGGAATACTTTGTGCGTTAAAATCAAATGTTATAAGCCCTCCATTTGGATTGGCCATTGTTACGAAATAATCCGAAATACCAGGACCACCAGATTGAACAAAACTATTACAAGCTATTTGTGCAGAAGTAGTACTGGTAGTAGTTGTTATTGGTGTATCAGTAGTAGTGGTAGTAGTTGTTGTTATATTACAATCACCAACTATACTTACAGTTATACCGCTTTCTGGATCAAGTGTTCCAGAAATAGCACAAATTGAAATTTCTTCAAGTCCAACTAAAAAAGCATCTGAAATGAATATACCATTACAATCGGTGTACGAATAACCTACAGTAATCTGTGTTTCATTGTTTAAATAAAACTCAATACAGTTTTCATTAAAGGTAGTAGTGGTAGTAGTTGTTACTGGAGAATCACAATCATAAATTTCTTGAACTATACCATATTGTACATAAATAATAGAATAGTCAGAAATCCAATACCAACCATCTGGAGCCTGTGTACAATCTGTAAATTGTCCAAGGTACAAGACTGAACCTAGATTTAATGATGTTGCTGAAACAATAAATTCAATTACTGATACATTGTTTGAAGGATTTTCTGGATTATAATTATTTTCTACAAACTCACTAGCGTTACATGCATCTATTGCACTACCTGTACTTATTACTGCAGCAGAACCTGAAACTTGATAACCTCCACCTAAACCAAACTCTATTAAGTTATTTGGTCTTTGGCATATTGTAGTTGTAGTAGTTGGTGGAATTGTTATATATCCTGTACCTGCTACTATAGTACAATCTGTACCTATAAAAGTTCCACCACTTATAATACAATCTAAAGTTGTAGTTGTAGTGGTTGTTTGAGGAAAAAGTTCTGTAGTACTAGTAGTAGTAGTCGTTGGTATTATTACTACCGGATCTAACACACCGGCTAATACTATTAAATCACCATCTGTGCAACATGCATTCATTCCAGAATAAAAGAAATTGTTTTCTCCTATGTAGAAATTAGGTATGTAGCTATGAAAAGATATCCAAGATTTTGTATTGAAATTAAAAGACATTGTCCAAGATTTATTACAAAAATATTCTTTTTCATCAAAAAATACTTCTTGTTTAATCTCACCATTCATTACATAAAATTGCTGAATTGAATTATCATAAAACACTCCAGCTTTAATTGGAATATAATCAAGTTTTGTTATAATAATTCTTTCAAAATTACTATCATATACTCCATGTAATCCAATACCATTGTAATTATTATCTATTTTAACTTCAGGAAAATGATTTAATATTTCAAATGGTAAATGTTCTGTCATAAATCTATTCACTCCGGAACCAAATGTTGCTAAATCTTGAATTTGGGTTCCTTGTATTAAAAATATTTGACCTCTTTTAGAATCAATTGTTACTTGACCTTGAGGTATTTTTAATAAAAATTTATTTTGACTACCTACATATCCAAGATCTGTTTCAGCGAAATCAATTGGAGGTGATGAATCAAATAATCTAGAGTTGCCTAAGTATGCAGCTTGAGGATTACTTGTATCTATAGTTAGTAAGTTATTATATAGTAATGATTTATTTTCAAATCTAGCAAGTATTGCTTTATTTTGAATACCATCTAATGACACAAGTGCCCCATAATTTTGTGGAAAGTTATGAAATGACAGAGCTCTGTATATCAACCAGTTATTTATGCTAATATCAGAATTATCTGTAGCTGCATCAGAATAAATAGCTCTAAAAGGATAATAAGTAAAACATAAATCTTTTTTCCAATCAGCAGGTAAGTGTGTAAATAAATTCTCTTTGTTCTGTTTAGAATAAGTTACATTATAATTATACGTGTTGTCTTGAGCAATAGTTACGTTTGTTTCTTGTAACCAATCATCTGGAATACCAGAACTTACATGAGGCCAAAAGTCTCCTTCTTTATTATTAGTTGCTTGACGTAAATCTGTGTTGTATACAGTTTCACAATAAAAGTTAGGAATTCCATATGCAAATAAATAAAAGAAACCATCATAGAATGTTCTAGCTGATCCTGATCCAGGTGCAACTTCTGATGGAGTATTTGGACAATCAAAATTATGAGCCTTATATGAAATAAGATTTCTCATTGGAATGTTATCAGCTTCCGGACCAGGTAAGTAATCTTCTAATATCGATCTTGCAGAATGCCAGTATTTTGGATAACCTATGTTTCCAAGTTCATCATAAAATACGTTAGAGTCATCAGGTCTACCCACTCTATTATCAATGAAGAATGGAAGTTTTGTTTTAAATGCAAATCTTGAAATAAATACGTCTCCTCCAAACATAACTGAAGTACCTGTTTTATTAATAGATACTTGATATCCTGTATCAATTGTTTGATATGAATAAATTTGGCCCCATTGATTAACAACAATGTTTTTCAATGAAGCGTAATAAGAAACAACAGAAACATCTTGTTGTTTTTCCGGAGTGGAGCAATAACCAGAATTACCAATTGTCATTCTAGATTTATCCACTATAGATGGTAAACCTGAATCAGTAAGTAAACTTGGTGTATTACTTGGAAAAGGAAAAGGTGTTATAGATGTCGTTGTTGAATCTTCTCTTTCTCTGTTTTCAGACGTTTTTATAAATACAGATGATTCTCTATTCCAATTATTAATTGATAATTCACCAAGACCTAAAGATTGCACTCCGGGGATTAAGTATCTTGTTACATCTATTTCTCTTTGTTTTATTCCACCCTCTACATTATTTTCTATAGGGTATGAATAATCATAATTAGCTCTAGAGTTAAAAGACATTGCATAATTTTTTCTAGTAATACCATTTACATATATTGTTAAATATGATTGATACATAGTAAACATTACACCAGCATTAAAATCATTAGTTAATGCTGCAACATCTCTAGAACTATTTAAAGCATCTAATTGTGCTTCTTTTGATAATAGTTTATATTTAGCTTCATCTTTAACAGATACAAAATGTGAATTTCCTTTACCAAATAAAACACTTTCTAATTTTAAAACACTTCCTAAGAAAGGTTGACCAAATGAAGTTTCTGGTGAATTAAATATTTGTCTATATATAAGTCCTGTATCTTGCTGTTCTTTTATAGACTTTTGTGGTTTTTGAGATTGACATCCTAATGTAGATCTCCTACCTTTCAATTCAGTAGAAATTATACCTATAGGCATATCTACTGAATCCATTAACTTTTTAGATTTAGGAGTCGGACAAAGAAATGGTCCACTATCACAACTTCTGTAACAATCTGTAACAGCATTAACATTAACTTTTACAAATATTGCAGGATCTTTACCGCCAAGATTACTTGATCCAGCTAACCACTGTGAGTCATATACTTCAATAGAGTTATCAGTTGTAAAAGGATCAAACCAACTTGCTCCCCATCCAGCACAACCAATAGCTTCTAATTCCCATACATCATAATTACCTGGACCAATTAAAAACTCTTTACCTATTAATCCTGAAGGTCTACTTATAGAACATATTTCTATTGTTTCCCCAGGTTTTATAGTTCCTTTTGCACTTTTACCATTTATAGGACTTACGTATTCATATATACCATCTTCTTCATTAGCACTTGCAGGTAATGTTAATAACCAAGGTTCTGATATATCACTCCATGCGTTATTGTTTGCTAATATAAATGGATCTGTTTCTAAATCATTATATGGATAATTAGCGTAATAAAAATCTTCTTCATCTCTTGTATATTTATTTACGTTTCTAAGTATACCTTTTGCAACAATAGATTTATTAGTACCTCTATCCCCTCTTACAATTTTGTATCCAATAATATCATCTTTTTGATTTTCTGTTAATTCAGAATTTTGTACTAAAGAATCAATCTCGTCATTGTTTATTTTAACACCTATTGGAAAAACAGCATCATTTTGCATCTGAAGTTCACTGATATTAATTAAATCATTACTGTAAAAGATTTTACCATTTTCAATAATAGGACTAACTAATACATCTGGAAATTTATGATGTCTTATTTTTTGTCCAGACAGTTCACCCCACAAATCAGTGTTACATGGATACTCTTCTGTAGACTCCCAATAACTAAATTCTCCATATTGATATGATCCTTTATAGTTTGAACTTTGTGTAGATGAGTTATATTCTGGAGTAAATCCTGTAACTGTACCTGTATTATAAACTTTCCACCAAGCTTTATATCCTACATTATTTATGTAATAATCAGCTTCTCCAATAAAATCATTATTTGTATCAGGAACATCAGGAAAATCTTCAGTGAATCTTTTTACTCTACCTGGAATATGAAAACCATCAGTTTGTTTTCCATTCTTAAGAAGAAATACAATTTCAAAAGCATACACCTCATCACGCATGTATCCACGAAGATTTGTAGCATTTAACTCATCTGCATAATTTTCATTTGCTGGTATTTTATAAGTTTCCCAAGATATATTTATTTCACTAGCAATAGATTGATAGTTAATTCTATCAACAGATGTCAAATTATCCCATACAAGAACATCTTGTACAGCTGTAACATCTTGAGCTATATCATAATATGGAAACTTTTCAAATATGTCTAACATAGATAACCGTATAACAGTTTCATCTGCACCAGTGTATGTTATTTCTTTTGTTGCGTCTTCAATATTATATGTACCAATTAATTCAACTGATGCAATGTTATTAATGGTTTTTATTACAGCTATGTTAAAATATTGAAACTGACCTGTTAAATCGAGATCTAAAACATTTATAACAATAGATTTTCCAACATTGTAATTAGTGTTTATTGATGTTATAAACTGATCAGCAATGGGTGTAGGATTGGTTATAGAATAATAAGAAGTTAATTCATTACCTACAGCATCTGAATATTGTACTCCAAATTGATAAGTGCCCGCAATTAAATTACCTACACTATCTATTTTACTAATTTTTAATCTAGGAATACTAAAATTTGGTTGAATTTTAAGTTGATTACAATCTAACTCATTGCCATAAACAGGATCACAACCAGGAGTACCTCCGGTTAACTTATATGGAATATTTTCAATATCTAAATATCTTCTAGAATTAACTCCATCCGTCCAATATATTTCTGTTGTACAATTTGTAATTCTATGCACAACTTTAGGAATAGGATTTTTAATGCTAAAGTTTAAGCATTTAGCATTTATAAGAGTGCGATATTGACAATCACCATTCTCCATATATCCTATTTCACTTTCTCCTGTTACAGGGTTTGCTAAAAATAATATGTTTTTTGATTTTTCTGGAATAAAATGTTCCCCAATAAGTTTATAGCCTACAGGAAAAACCAAGCAAAATTCATTACCTGGTTCATTTTGATAGTTTGTAGAAGCAGAATCAAAATTTTCAATAGCTGCATTTAAAGCATAAGTTAACCTACCAGGTCCAACCTGGCTAATTGAAGTATCTAAACTTAACCCTGCTGTAGCAGTAGCCATTTCTAAACGAATATCACTTTGCTCTTTAATCTTTTCCTCTTTAGCCATAGCTATTAATTATTACGTCTTCTACTATTTGGAAGTTGATACATATTAAATCTGTTAAGATCCTTTTTTATCCTTCTCTGCTTTTCCCAAGGAGTTTGCTTCTTAATCTCTATATCTGCCATTATAAAAGCTTCATCATGAAGTTGTTTATAATATGCTAATTTTTGCTGAAGTTGATTGAATGTTTCATCATTTGTTTGATTAGTTAAACTTTCAAACACTTTGAATTTAATAAAAGCTTCAACAAATTCTGCAATTCTATAATTATCAGGTACTAATTGATTATCTTTTTCATCATATCCTACAGAATAAAACATTAAATGAACCACTGCATTTCTAAAATTAGTTACAAATTTATTATCTCTAATATCAAATGAATCATAAGATGATGCCCCAGGAGTAAATTCTCGTAGTGGTGGTGCAAATTGATTCCAGTCATTTCTATAAGTTACATCACAGTTTTGTCTAGCAGAAATATTCCCTGGTTTAAGTAAATAACTATGTCTATATGATCTATCTATAGATGTGTTTGTTTTATATACAGCTTGAACTAATTCAGGCATGCATGTACCATCACAATTAGGGTGTTGGCAATCCTTGTTATTACAAGGTGTACCTCCTATTGTTAAAGGTGATATCTGGATAGTTGTAGCATTAGCTGCTTGTGAGTAAAATGATGTTGCAGAAGGATAAGGGTTACCTTGAACTTCAGCACACATCCAAGCTTCTCTAACAGCATGAAAATTATCAGGAAGTCTTGCCTCAAAATCTTCTACATGTAAAACTTGTTCAGAAATAACATAAGTGGTCCTACCTAACTTTCTAAGACATTTGTCCAAGTAAGTAGGAAATAGTAAATCATCTACTGCTCCTGTATCAAAGTAACTTTTTAGTTCTTCTTTTACCGTTGCATAGATCGGTTCTGGTGAGATAAAATTGTATTTATAGTAGTACGACATAATTTATTTTTTCCATTCATTATAGATGTGTTGGTACTTGTTGTCGGTTTTTATATAGTGTGATAGTAATCTTGATGTTGTTCTAGATGGTTTAAAATACCATAAAGCAGAGTTTCTAAATCTAGCAGTATCTTTAAACCACATCCAACCAAAAAAATATCCTTCTGTATGATAATTAAAATTATATATAACCTTACCTTTCTTTTTGGTTCTTTGCCAATCAATAGGAAGATTTATAAATTCTTTCCCATCTACACCTTTTGTTTTTCTTCTTTTTTTCTTATTTATAGAAAACTCTCCAAAACCACAAGGAAGTTTTTCCCTAAATCCTGTTTCTAATATATGATGTTTAAAACCATCATTGAACTCATATAGAATATTCCTCCATTCATTAAAAGTTAAACTTATCAATGGGTGTTTCTTACAAAAGTCAGTGTAGTTAATTTTACTAGCACTTCTCCAATCAACAGCAACTCTAGCCATTTACTATTTATTTAGTTTGTTGGTTGAGCATTGAGAGCTTGACCATCTATTCCCTCATTACTCATATCAGTTTTGATATTAAAGTATGTTGTTAATAGTTTTTGTGAAGTCATAGCTAATGCTTGCTGTTCTAGATATCCAGGTAATGAAAACTCTTTATCTAAAGGGTTTTTACAATAGTCATCTAAGTTAAAATTATTCCCACAATCACATTCAGGAAACATGATATCGTTACTTACATCTTCTTCAAAGAATGCAGTTAATCTAATTGATTTAAGTGAAGGATTAGTTGCATATAAATATCCATTAGATATCCAGAAATAACTATCTTTTTTAACTATACGTAAATTTATTAAGTTTAAATATCTATTAATAGTTATTTCTTTTAACTTACTACCTTTACCACTCATAGCATTTATAGAATAAACACCTTGTATTACATATTGATAATTACCTTCTGATATTCTTGGAAGTTTAAACTTTGTTCTTGCTACTGTGTAAGGATCTGAATATTCACAACATTCTGAGATGGGTACTTCTTTCATTTCCAAACAAGGAATTGTTGTAAATAAAGTATCACTAGCCCAAAGTTTTCTTAAATTAGTTTCCCTCTTAATTAACATTAAAGAATTATTCTTTACTTCAGAAGCAATTACTCTATCAGTAATAAGTGCATCTGTTGATAGGATTCTGTGCATTCCTCGCACATCTGAAACTAATTTTCTTAATGTTGCCATAATTATATTCTTTCTTCAAATTCAGCCACTTTGCCCACTTTAAAATCATAGACTAAAGCTAATGCTGCTCGTACACTATGTACAAAATTGTTATCTCTATGCCATCTATCTGTTGCAGATAAGCTAGGCATTTGTTGTATTCTTACACCTTTTATTTCTTTAGCCATATAGTGATGTTTATCACCTGTGTGAACTTCTCTATATTTAGCTCTACCAAACATCTCACTATATAAAGGATGAGTTGCAAATAATAAAGGCAATGATTCTATTTTACAATTACCATGATGATAACCAATAAATGTTTCACCAAGTAACACTCCTTTTATTAAACTATCATCTCTTTTAAAAGTAACATCACTATCTGCAGAGAAATATATATCTAATGCGTGTGCTAGATAAAAACCTTTTGTTCTATCATGGTTACCTGGTACTAATATTACCTCTACTTGATTAGTATTTGCTTTTAACATTTTAATAGTGTCTATTAAAATAGCAAAACCAAGTTCGTATTCTGATGAATACTCCATTATAACATCTTGAGGTGTACCGTTTGTAGTTTGATTTTGATAGTTATCTGTATGAAAATAATCATTAGATATAGGTAATATAACTCTATTTATATCATAAATAGATCTTGTCTTATTAATTAAGTTCTGAGCAATAGTGAAAAATCTTACAGCTCTATTAATTGGATCATTATCTCCATTAACATCTTTCTTTGCTAAATGATAATCAGAAAGAGATAGTTCAATATCTACTAATTGTTTATCAGATCTTATTGGAGCATCTATTGGAATGTAATTTGATTTGTAATTTTTAAGGAAGTTGCTAAAGTCTTCAGCACTATAATCCTTGGGTGTTTTTCTCTTTGAAAATACTGATGATGTAAAGTTTCCACTTGGAAGTAATTTAGACCAATAGTTTGTAATAGTATAAGTATTTAAATCTATTTTATGTAATTCTGCTAACTCAACTTCATTCTTAGGTTCAAAATCTAAAGTTATTGTACTCTCAACTGTTCCTTTTTCTACATTAACTTTTGTTAAAGTGTCATAAGATTTAAAGTTTTTTGCAGATTTTAAAAATTCTTCACCTTCATCTTTATTCTTATTTTTTAATTCTTTGAGTAATGCTAATACTTCATTTTCAGTTATTTCTAACTTAGCAGCATAAAATGTTTTACTTTTTTTCCATGCTAAAAGTCCTTGTAATTTATCAAGTAATTCTTGGTTATACGACATTCGGTTTTTTATTTAGTTAAAAAATATGGTAAATATATAAAAATTATCTTTGATAATCCAAATAATTTTACTAAAGAAGGTTATTTTTTATAATTACTTTGATTATAAATAAAAACTCCTAGAGCTATTAACACCCTAGGAGAAGTCTTATAAAACCAACAAAACAAGACTTTTTAAATTCATTAATATTGTCCTGAACCTCCTGTATATATATCTAAATAATTGTTGCATTCCCCTATAGACATAACCCTTATTATAGTAGTTGAGTTAGGTATTTTATCTGTTGCATATCCATTGATTAAATCAACCTTATCTACATTTATTTCAAAAGGTGCTGTGAATTGATTTATATCTGAATATAAATTAAAAAAGGGACCTGTGCTTTGTCCTAATGTATTTATTTGTATTCCTCCTGTCATAGTTATGTTATTATTGTATCTACATAATTTGAACAATTCCCACTATTCTGTATTCTTATAGTTGTAATTCCTATAGGTGCATTTACATAATATCCAAATGCCCCCGTTAATGTTGCTATAGCTATACCTGTTGCTATAGGAGTTACATATCCATCAGTGTTTGAATATAAATCACAGGGACCTGAATCAACTCCTGCAGATGTTAACTTTACTATTATTTGTGGTGCTGCCATATTTTATTTATTATAATTAATTAAGGTACATAACATATTGATGTTTGGTTTATTACATATCCAGTAGAATTTACTCCTACACCAAACCCACTTAAATTACTTAGTTCAATATGATATTTTATTAAATTTTGAGCAGTGCTTGTTCCCACCATATAATTTTGATAAAATGCATCATTCCAAATTCTATCACCTATAGTTATTACATTTACATTTTGTTGTTCTACAAAACAAAAAGTATCAAGTGTTGAATTACAATATCCACTTGCTATAGCACTAGACGATCTAATACTATTATCAAGGGGTATAGTGGTAGTGGTAGTGGTAGTTGTTGTTGGTGGTGAATAAAAAACAGCACTAGGTCCATTTAATTGACATAGTAGTGCAGCTGTTGTTGTGGTTGTAGTTGTTGGTGCTTGAGTTGTTGTTGTGGTTGTAGTTGTTGGTGTAGCTGTTGTTGTTGTAGTAGTAGTACTACTTGTACTAGTAGTAGTACTAGTAGTAGTACTTGTACTTGTACTTGTACTTGTACTAGTAGTAGTACTTGTACTAGATGTAGTAGTAGTTGTTGTTTGTGATAATATTATATCCATGTAATTAACACATTGTCCTGTAGCTTGAACTCTTACAATAGTTGCATAGTCTGGGCATGCTGAAGTTGTATAACCAGCAATTAAAGCTGCTTTAGAAACTCCAGTTTCAAAGGCAATACTATAACTATCAATATCTGAGTATAAATCAAATAATGAAACGTCAGTTCCTGCAGAAGATAATGTTAGTATTACTGTCATGATTTATGGACAACATGTATTATTAATAATTGTTATTTGAGAATTTATATCAATAATTTGTAAAGTGATTGCATTAATAGCATTGGTGTTTATTCTTTGCTGTGATAATAACAAACTTAAAACTTCATCTATTTTTGACAATGTTACATTTAATGAATCACATGGTTTTACTCCGGAAGCAGGTAAAATTGGTCCATTATAAATAATAGTACTTGAGAGACAACCTTCTGTTGCTCCACAAGGAGATGATGTAGTGCTATTACAACCGCACGAATTTTGAGGTAAATATGTCATTTTATTAAAGTTTAAGGTATGTAAATTATGTAGTATGATCCAATTGCAGGTTGAAAATTGGGATGACTTAATCCACCACCTGTAAGTTGATTTGTAACTAACGTTGTAGCTGTTATTGTAACATTGCTAGTTTTTCCAAGAGTAGCTGCGTTTGTAGTACCATATAAACCATATCCAAAATTTCCACCTGTACTAAATGATTGTATTATTGGAACTTGATTAGTTAGAGTAACTGCATTTGAACTAGCACCAGCCATTAAATGAGAATGCTCTGAAGGAGATAAGTTTGTTATTGCAGTGTTACTATGCGTATGTGCAGGAATTTGACCAGGTGATAAAATTACTGAGTTTGTTCCAACTACAGAATTTAAGTTGTATGTAGGGTTTCCTGCAAAAGAAGGATCTACTGCTATGCTTAATGATCCTCCACCCATTCCACTAGTAGTTCCTACAACTGTTCTTCCTCTTAAGTCAGGTGTTCCATTTGAACCATTACATAAAAATATATTAGCCCAAAGACCAATACCTGACCCACTTGCATCAAAGTTATTTAATGTTCCAAAATAAGGCTGTGCTGAAAAAGGAACCATTCTATTACTCATTAATTGTTGAGCTGGATTTGAATTAATATAATTTGCAATGTATGTATTTATATCTGATACTTTAACATACATGTTATCCACAAAAAGTATAAAATCATTAAGTTGTGTATTTACAGCACATAACTTATTTATAGTTGCTTGTAAAACTATCTTAGTATCTGAATTCGATGATGCAGTTATACAATTTAATGTGTATGGTTCAACTATTACTACATCAACTTCAAGTTCATCTACAGTTGCTTGTAAGGTACATAAAGTTTTAACTAACCCAGTAAGGTAGTTATTTAAACTTAACGGCTCACACTCTGGTAAATTAGATTGAAGAGCTGGACAAATGTCTGTTGATAGAACTACAGGAATTATTCCTGTTCCATCTAATGTAGAACTTAAAAAAGTAATAAGTGATTGCTCTACATAAGATAGAGAATCCCCATTTTTAATTCCTAACACAGGAGCATCTACTCCTGTATATTTAACACATTTGTCTGAAATTATTTCAGTGCATCCATTATAGCAATTTGAGCAATTATTTGACATGTTATTTATTTTTTATATTATAACGTTTATAAACTAGTAGTAGTTGTTGTTGTTGTAACTTCAGGATTAGGTATTTCAGGAGTGTATACTTTAATTTGATTACACTTACTTACACATCCAGCAGTTAATCTAATAACCTTACCTTTAATTTTACCAATAGAACAATTACCTGCATAATCAAGATTACAATACTTAAATATTAAGATACGTTTGTATGATATAAGTTGCATTATTTTAGTAGCAGGAATATCATAACCTAACATAAATACAATATTATTGTACATGTTGCTACCAAGTTCTGCTAACTTGCAATCTATTTTTTTAAGTAAGCCAGGTATTTCAGAACAACCTTGACAATTTGTTAATCTTGGTGATAGCATAGTTATTTAACTTTATTAGAATTACTGTTACAATGAGCACATAAACCACCTTGTAGTTGACATCCACATCCCACATTAGTACCACAGTTTGCACATTGAGCCATATTATCTAAAGTTTAACACATAGTTATTTCCTGAACAACCACAATTTGACTTTAAGAATTGATCAATCATTGTACTTGCCTGTTGATATAATTTTAACGCATCCTCTTCTGCACAGTTATTTGCTGAAGCAATTGCTCCTGCTATTAAAAAACTTATAGTATTTAAATTTACACTAGCTTGTGTTTTTAATGCACTATCACATTCCATTAAATCTAAATTTAAGAACGCATTGTCAAACTTTTCTTGAAGTCTGTCAACACGTAATATAGTCTTTTCTACATAATTTAGATATGCTGGTGCAATAGAATATTTTATATGATATATACCATCGGGTAAATCTTGTTTACATCCAACTTCAGTTATTCCTAATGTGTCAGATCCAAATACATTTGTTTGTAATGGTACAAAAGGTAAAATCTTAGTACCAAAATTTGGTACTGTTATTTCGATTGTTGGTGCTGATACTATTGGAGGACTATTTGGGTAGATAGAAGCATCCGTAACAGAAAGCAACAATACACTATAAGTAGGAGGGAGTAATATATCTAATTGTAAAGTGACTGCCATGATATTATTTTAAAAAAAAAATGCCAGAGGATGTGAGATTTAATCCTCTCCTCTGGCATAGGTTTATGTTTATTATTATTGTCTACCTACAACATGCTATAATTATGGAGCAGTAGTTGTAGTTGTAGTTGTAATACAAGCATTGTTATCAACAACAGCTCCTAATCCAGCTACTAATACAGCTTGTACTAATACAGCGATACCACTTGTATCAGCATTTGGCACAGCAAGAATTACAGTTGCATCTTCATGAATGAAGTCACCCCAAGTATAAGCAGATTTATCATAGGTATTAAATTTAATGTAATAACTATCATAAGTTGTTCCAGCAGTTACCCAAGACTCAAAGTTCTCATTGTATCCACCCATTCTATATAGAGATTTTAAATATCCAGCTTGGTAGCTATAGAAGTTTTTCTCTAATTGTGCAAATTCTTCAGATCCTCCAGAAGCATAAGATGCTATTTGAATAACAACAGGTGCAGCTACTAGGTTACATGCATCAGCAACAATAAAGTCAGCAGTTGTAGCAGGTCCATCGTAGATGAAAGTACTGAAGTGCATTCTATCATACTCAAAAGGGAAAGCAGCAACATCACATGCTTGTCCATATTTAGTTAATGGTTTTCCATGGATACGTAATTTAGTACCACCTACATTCTCAAATGTAAAGAAAGAGTTAAATGAAACATTGTCTGGATTATTTCCAGGAGCTTGTTGTTCTAATTTAACAATTAATTGATTAATTAGTGCATTAGCGTCTACATCAGTACATACATCACCACCACATTCACAACATGGAGCTTGTATAGTTACTGATCTGGTAAATCCATTGAAATAAAGAGTATCAATGTAAGAAGAGTGAGCTCTTAACGTTAAAGTTAAAACATCACCACACTGTACAGTGAAGTCAGATACGTCAGTAATTTGATTAGATGCAGTTGAACATCCTGATACTTTGTACCATTCAGTTACGTTTGACTTACAGCCAGCTCCCGAAGGACACCCTGCAATTTTGTCAGATCTTTTAGATCCTTGTAAGTAAGTATTTGTCCTACCTTGTGCAACGTAGAAGTAAGGTGAAGCAGCAATGTTAGCAGAAGTTGCTACAGCATAATCGCTTTTAAAAAATCCTACTTGACCTGCGGTAAGATCTTGTGTCGAACCAGTGCTAGGGAGAGCAGTCTGCCCTACTGGAACCACGAATAACGTGGTTAATGAAAAATCAGCCATTTTTGTTTATATATTTAAAGGTTAAAAATTATTCGTTTGTTTGTATTCTAAATTGTGCACTTTGTACAGCAGCACTATTCTCTGTATACATTGCTAGGTTTTGAACAGTTAAATCTATAAGTTCGTCTTCTAGATATTCTTCAAGTTCACAGTTCTTATTAACAGAAGCTGTTCCATCTAACATTATATAACCTTCCTTGTTAATATATACGGGATATCTCATATACATTAAGTTTAGAGTTGTTGGGGTAAATGTACCATCTGTAAAAATACTAATGGTATTAGAGCTAAGTGTAACTATAGTTTCTTGATATTCAAAACTAGGTTTGTAGTGATCGTTATTTAATAACAATGCTAAGTCACCATGTTTTGCTAAGTCTTTATTTATCCAGATCTTACGACCTTTACACTTACCTTTATCTGCTATAACATAACTATCTACATAAAACATGTATTTTGGTAACAGTTTTGTTATATCAGCATTCCATTGATTTATTTCTGAATTAGCAAGAGTTAATGGAAGTGGTTGATTATTATAATCTATTACTAGATTTTGTAAATCTTCGTACCTTTTTTTAAAGGCATCCATTCCTAATCTATTAACTATACTAAAACCATCAACTTTTTGTTTTATCAACTTAATCTGAGCTTCATTCAAAGCTAAGATTTTGTCTTCTAATTGAATTTGCTGATGCTCGTTAGTTGATAGTTTATTTAGTTTTTGATCTATCTTGTACAATAAACTATCTACTGGTATCATATATTAAATATGTTTTAAAATAGCTCCTTATACAGAAGCTATTTTTTTAGTTTTTAATTTTCCTTCTAATACTAATAACTCATCTTGATTATCTTCATCAGCTAGAAATTTAATTAATTCTTCTTCTTCTTTTGCTATCTCATATTCACCTTCATAAACTTTACCACTTGGCTTAACTCTATAAATTGAATGTTGAATAGCTTGCTTAACTAAATCTTTAATATGTAGTAAATTTTCTTTCATGTCAGCAAATCTGCTAAACACTTCAACAGGATTAAGTCCTTTAAAGTTACCAGATTGTACTTCTGATTGTTTTAACAAATTATCAACTTGATTATAAACAACTTCTTCTTTTGTATCATCTGATATAGGAAGTCCTAAAAGTCTTGCAACTTTCTTTTTCTTCTCAGGAGTCATACCATCAAACTTAATAATAGCTTTGTTGATTAACTGCTTCTTCTTATAAATGATTGCACTTTCGATATCATCATTAACAACATAAAATTGTGTCTCTGCAGGAAATTCCCCTCTCTCCCACGCTTGGTAAGAAGATGCTATTGTTGGATGTACTCTTAACCAAGCAAATGCAATCTCTTGCAGTGGATTGTTAAGATCATAAAAATTATCTCCATCTAACAACTTAACTGGTTGTACATGCAATGAATCATTTTGACCTGTTGATAGTCCATAATTCCAAAAGGAAGATCTAGAACTTAAATCAATATCTCCCAAAGCAGCTTCTAATTTAGCTTTAAGATTTGTAACACGTTCAATTTCTAACTCTTTTTCAGTTGGATCTTGTATACGTTTTATATAACCAGCATTAGGATCCATTCCAGTTCTATACTGACCGTCTAGTTCCTTATAAGGATATTTAAAAACTCCTGTTCCAGGAATCCTGGTCATACCTTGTTGTGCTAAGTTACTATCCATTGTTTGTAACTGAGAACTATTATATTGTCTCTTTATAGTGGAGACTTTTCCTAATTTACCCATAATGTAGTTTAATTAATATTTGGTTTATTTATAGTAGAATGCTCTAATTGAATAGGTAGAAACTTAATCCAGCATTCTATTTTTTTATAGTGCACAATTAAAGCAAATGTTTAACTGGACACTTTGAGAAGGGCACCCCCTCTGAGGGAGGGATAGTGTGGTTAGAGGGGATTCTTCTCGGATTATTGTTATTAGAATTGTGGGATCTCTTCGATCAATACAGTTCTAGATAAATCTTCAATGAAAACATCGCAACGATCTTTCATCCATAATTCATATCCTGGGAATTTGTTAGCAGAGCTCATACCTTGAGATTTAGCAAATCCTAAGTGATGACGAGTTCCATCAATATAACCCCAAGTCATAGAAGGTGCTCCCTTCATACGTACTTCTCTAATGTTGTTGATCATAGATCCATCAGATTGTGGTGATACATCAAATACCATAAATACAGGAGTAGACTTTTTGTTTTGTCCAAACTCTAAGTTAGTTTGTGGTAAATCCAACTCTTTTAAGTGAACAAGTTCTACACGTCCAGTTTCACGAGTAACCATCGCATCAAATGCAAAGTTGTAAGTGATTGACTGTCCTTCACCTTGCATATATCTGTTTCCAGAATCTGCCATGAATGTAAGTCCTGAGTTTAATGCATCATTCTTAAGAGCTTGTTGGAATACATCGAAACCAGCCTCATTAGTATACATTTTAACTTTTCTATCTTTAACATCCACTCTTCTGTAGAATAAATCTCCAAATACTGAACGAATCAAGTTAGCTGAAAATTCTCCACGGTTGTATTGTACTAAGTTTCCGTTATTTCTCATTCTGTGGTATACACCAGCAGATGTTCTTTTTACTTCTTGTTTAGAACCACCACTCTTAACCGTACCTGGTTTAGCCCAGATCATACGTTTAACTTTTAATTCTAACATAGACTTACGCATCCAGAATTCTACAAACGGTTCCCATTTAATATCATTACGAGTTAATGGTAATTGGTTACGTACTTGTGGAGCATATACTAAAATATCTAATGCTTTACCTGAAGCATCTCTCATCATTTTATCATCAGCCCATTCAGTAATTTTGTGCTCATAACCATATGCAGAACCTAATGATTCAAACATAGTGATTTCCTCACCTAAACGAGGAAGACCTAATAAGTCTTGATCAAATTCTCCAATAGCAGCATCTACTAATTCTAACTCAACACCTTGTGCTAAGAAGATAGTATTTACAAAATCGATAACTGGATTATCACTTACTAATGTAAATGAATATAAGAAACCAGCATTCCACGGTTGTGGATCTTTGATTACGTAGAAACGTGGTCCATACTGACGAGTTCCTACAGATATAATTGCATTTTTAGAAAATTCATTCGTATCTAAGATAAGTTGAAATTCTTGACCGTCAATACCTACTTTACCACTACCATCAATGATTGCTTGTGTAGATGAGGTTATATCAATAATTTTTGGAAATTTGTAAGGAACTGCGATTTTCCATTTCCAAGCATCACTATTATTATCAATGTAATAAGGTGTGCTTTTATTGATCATGTCCATGAAATCATTGCTGTACAATGATGATTGAGTATAAAGACTTATGATTTTTTTATCATAGTCAGCAGGCTCAGTAGAGTGAAAAGACTCTAGGTGATTTGAATCAGTTAGCTTTCCTACAGCACGTTTGTCCATAGACGCTACTCGTGCATAAGTAAAACCAGTTAATCCTGGGATAGTTTGAATTGCCATTTATTATTTGTTTTTTGTTATTAATTTACTATTATAAAAACCATGACTTGGGTTTAGATTTATTTTGTGAAGTAATTGTTTTACTTTTAGTTACTTGTCTTGCTACTTCCCCAAACAGTTGATTCGATTTTTTCGTAACACCTGATCTTTGTATTGTAGATAATGTTGGATCTTTTTCTAATATTTTAAGTAAAAGTCCTATTTTAACTTTTTGTTCATGATTTTCAGGTCTTTTCAAATCTAAAATAGCACGATCAAAATCCGTAAGGTTCTCACCTGCAGGAGTTTTCCATTTATCCACTAATAGGAAGTCTTGTAGTTCGTTTGCTAATTTAGAGTTAATTGGTATACCATCAAACTCTTTATTTTTTACTTTATCAGATAGAATTGTTTGAACATTATTAACATAATCGCTTTTGATTGCAGCTTTTTGTTGTTGAACTTGTTCAGCTTCTTTCTCTATGCCTTGAAGCTTTTTAGCTTCATTTTTAACTAATACTTTATGATGTCTTATAGCAACAGATTCTAAATCTCCGTAACTTTGTAATCTTTCAATTTCAGTACCTATGTCTTCTGGTTCAAATCCTTGATCAGATAATGCTTGTTTCATTACTGATATTTGATTACTCTCTTTAGATAAATTCATTTCAGAAAAACTTACAATTTTATTATAAGCATTAAAGTATTCTTTTGGATCTGCTCCTTTTACAAATATAGATTCAAAAGCATTTTGATAATCTTCTCCAAATTGACCAATGAAATCTTGTACTAATTCATTTGCTCCTTTTTTCTTTTCAGCTGTAAATCTTTCTAAGAATTCTTCAGCAGTATTTATAGATACTTCCTCATCATCTTCTTTATTAAAAACTCCTAAATTGAAAAGATCATTTGCTAATGCAGTGAATTGAGAAACATTTTCTGTAGATTCTCCTTCCTCTTCTTCTTCAAAATTTTCAACTTTCTTTTTAGGTGTAGTTACACTTTCTTCTTCTTCCTCCTCTTCATCTATATCACTTAAAAAATCAGCGATTAGTGATTCTCCAGTTTGTTTTTCTTCATCAGTTTTACCATCAACACTTGCAGGACGTGTAATATCTTTCCCTCTTAGTGGGTCATCACTATTGTTTGGTTTTGCTTTATCCACTTCACTAATAAGAGGTGTTATAGTATCAGGATCACCTGATGCAGTTTCTGGACTCATTAAATCATTCAATAAAGTTTGATTTCCTGCTCCCATATCCATAGTTCCTGTTATACCGAAAGTATTATTTGTATCTAAATTATCAGACATATGTAGTTATATTTAATTGCGTAATTGGTTTTACAATGTAAAAATAAACCAACACTATTTAATATCAAAGCTTTATTTGTTAGTTTTACCAACTATTTTTGATAATATAGCATTAATATATAATTCCCTCCTAATTTAATTAATTAGTTTTTATTATTTCTACCTTTTGCATTCTCTTTTGCAACAGCTAAGTCATTTGCTTGATTATCTCTAGCTAATTTTATTTTTTCTCTTTCAACTTGTAGCTTTTGTTGAGCTATACTATTTTTAGAGTTTATATCAGACATTTTACTATTGTAATCTTTTTGAGCTTTTGATTGCTGCATAGCTATGTTTTCTAATTCTAATATATCTGGTGAACCTGATCCATCTAAATCAACATCTGATGTACCTTCTTTAGATGCTGCGTTTATCATTGCAATCTCTATTTTATTAACACGATCTAATTCATTTTGATAATTTTCATTAGCTAATCCTTCAGCAGTTATTCTTGCAGTTTCTTGCATTTGAGCTTGTGCTATTTTACCAGCTTGCTCTTGTTGTTGCTGTTGAAGTTGTACTTGTTGTTCTTGTTGTTTAAGTTGTTGGTCTCTTAAATCTTTGAAAGTTTTCTTCATCTCTCTCATTGACTTAGTACTATACAATTCTATTATATCATAAAGTGAGCCACCATTTTGAATAAGAGCTTGAGATAATCCTCTAAGTTCATTAAACATTTGTGTGTCTTCTGGTCTATTAGTTAAGAATACTTTTAAATCACGGAATTTTAAATCTGATCCATTCACTTGTACAAATGCAGATTCGCCTTCACTTGTTATGTAAGATAGTGTAGATAGTGGTTTTGAACTTTCTATATATAAAGCTGCATCAATTATAGATTGGTATAACTGACCCATCACATACTCATGAGCAACAAAAAGAGGCTCTGTCTGAGTATAACTTTGTTGCATGGCAGTATTTGTTGCTGTAGCTGTTTCTGATGCAGTTACAGACCCCATACGTTGTTTTGACATACCAATCAATTCCCAACATTCAGCTTTCATTTGTTGAGCTAATGTATAACGTGATTGTATCTCTTGAGTTCTTGTAAGATCTAAAGATGTAAATTGATTAAATGAACTAGGTCCTTTTAAATTTTCAGGACTATCATCAATAAATACTACACCTCTTTCACGAGCTTCCATTTCCCATATATCTAAAGCGTCTGATGCATCCCCATCTTTAGGAATAGGTACATGTCTTAAAGACATTAATTGTACTTTACCTACTTCTTTCTCAAGAAGTTTATATAATTGGTTCATACAAACATTATATATAACTTGAAAAGGTTTCATTAAATCTACAAGAGATTTAGCTTCTGTATTTTTTACTTCATAAGTAGTACCTATAATTGGACAATAGTTTAAAAGCTTATAAGGTTTAACATGATAGATATCTGGTCCAATTTTAGTTCCTTGATACCATTGATTAATCCATCCCCATTCAAGAGATTGCTGTGAAGGCATATCTCCTGATTTATATTTTTCATCTACTAATGTAGATTGTTCATTACCTAATTCATCTATGTATATTAACTTACCTATTTTTTTCTTAGATATCCAGTAACTTCTTACAACAACATATTTATATCCAAATGACGAAACATTATTATTAAGTCCTAAAAAGTCTTTAAGTCCATCATTATTTTCTTTCATTTCACCTTCTATAATCATACGCTCCTGTAAAACTAAAGGATCATAAGTATCATAGTTAATTGAATCAATACCTTCTGCAGCATTAGGATTTCCTAAGTTTGACTCACGAACATTAAGTAATCCAAAATCTTGAGTTGATGTTCTTAAATGATCAATCTCTTCTTTTGTAAGATCTGGAAAAACTTCTATAATTTGAGATAGTTCCATAACCTCCACAGTACCAGCAGCATAGGCTCCCTGAGCTCTTCCTGATGGATCAGAAATATATTTTCTATCTGGTGTTGTAAGGAACCAAGTATTTTTTGGGTTAGCCACTTCAACATTAAATCCTAATTTAGAGTTGTCTTCATATATATGATAGAATTCTCTAGCAGTTATAAGTAAATCTCTAAAAGCATCCTCACTTTTTTCTTTTAAATTGAAGTCCGCTTTTTGACAGGTTAATACATGATTGGCCCACTTTTCAGCAACAGATGTATATGAATCAAGTTCATCTTTTACTTTATCCATTGTAAGTTGATCTAAGTCTTCTATAGAAATTTCTTCTCCAGACATAGCAGCTTTTGTCATTATTTGTTGCTTCACTTGACTAATTACATAAGCTTGTAATGTATCTGTTTTAAATTGTAATTCTTGAGCTTGACTATCATCATCAAATGCTTTAACTCTAAATGCATCAGGTCTTTTAGATATCTCACCAACTAATTCATTTACAGGAGTTGTTATAATAGAATACATCTTAACATAAGAAGGTAATGATAAATCTGATGTAAGCATGTCTGTAAAACTCTTAACATCTGGTTCATCTATTAAGAAGTCTTCTCTCCTTAATATACCTTTCATCAAGTCATAGTTTTTTACAAACGTATCCCTGTTTTTTATATACTCAGCATATGCTTTATTTGCAAAGTAATCCATTGTATTCTTAATCCAACCATCATCTTCCTTTTGTTTAATAGTTTTAAACTGATCAGGAAATATATTTAGGTAAGCGTTTTCAACGTTGTCTTCTTTTGTGTATCTAATAATTGCCATTATGAAAAAAGTTTATTTTTTTTTCTATCAAACATTCCACGGGATTGTGTGAATAGTGTATTTTTTTTATTTTTGTTTTGCATAGCTGTTAATCTAACATCTTGCTTGTCTCCAACTCTACCCATTATTGGATCCAGTTTCATAGCTAACGCAATTGCTAACTCTGCTGCAATGATACGGTCAAAGTTACCTGTTTCATTGTATTGTATCATTTCTTCTAATAATAAAGGGTCTAGTATTTTTACCATACCTTTAGTTTGTTTGACTTCTTCACCATCTTCATTAGTTTCACTAATAATAATTTCTTCTGAATATTTTTTTAAACATCCATGTAAAAAAGTTCTAATCTTTTCTGAAGATCTATGTATTCCATAGTCACGCCTCACTGTAGTATTTGGTACTATTTCTTTTAACCAGTTAGGTTGTTTTTCTAAATACCTATCATCCCCTTTACTAATCATATAATCTATAAACGATATCTCATCATTTTCACATAATGTTCTAGCGTTATAGTATTTAATTAAATAACGAGTTTGTTCATCCCAAGTTTCTTTCTTATCAGGACGAGCACAATAGCTTGCAACAAACATATCTTGATATTTTTCACCAGATATAGCATGCATTCTTTTATATATGTATATAGATCCTAATGAAGAACTATATGCTGATTTACCTTGTCTATAAGGGTCAACTCCTGCAACATATAAACCATATGGTGGGTTTTCTACAGGGAATTCATAAATAACTATAGGAGCATCTTTTAGATCTGAATTTTTAAGAGGGAAATTACTTATTGGCATTTTGTCTGTGAACTCATGCTTTACACCATCACCATCATCATATAATATAACAGGTGTACCTGTTCTTTCTCTTTCAAGTAATCTATTTTTTTGACGTTTTGCTCCTTCTATATCAAAGATATTTGTATCTTCATTTAAAAATATATCATCTACCTCTTGAGGGTAATACATTTTTTCTTTTAGATATGCTAGTCTATCACCAGCTTTTTTTAATCTTTCTAAATTATCAGTAGTTACCTTATCAGCTAATTCCTGATTAGAAACCATCATTGAAACATTATGTAAATCAGAACATTTAGGTTGATCTAAAAAAGCACCAAGAGATGATTCTTCTTTAGCTTCCATTCTATATTTATTAGAAATAAATAAACCATGAATACGTTGATTATCTTTTGCATTATTGTATGTTAGAAAATTAAAGTTTTCTACATCAAACATTAAAGATTTAGCATCATGAAACATTTTCATATCTCCCCCTGTTCCTGTTAGTATAGGACTACAACCCCAACCAAATGGTGTAGTGAATCCTGGAATAGCTGCTTGTAACCCTCTTAAAAAACTTCCTTTACCAATCTCATCAATAATTAATCTACGAGGTTTAGTTCCTGCAATTACTTCTTCATTAGCACCTCCATCTAAGTTTCTAATAAGTATTTGACTAAAAGGAATTCTTTCTCCACTTTTAGTTTTAACTCCTAACGTAACTTGCTTTGCCCAGTTATCTTCAACTCTTTGCCATTTCCAAGCTTTAGGAACAAAGTTTAACCCTTTATCAATCTTATCTGTAATAAGTTTAATATCGGGAGCATTTAATCCTGCAATAACATTTTGTGAATTCTCATCAAATGTAGCACCTTGAGCAATATAACTTGCTTCTATTACGGATTTAGCAAAACGTCTGATTCCAAGAATTACTAATCCTTTTTTTTCTTTCTGTGCTCTATCAATCTCATTAGTTACAAGCCATTCATTATCTCTTAATAAAGGGTTTGCATACTTCTGGTTGATTCTACCGTATTCATCAATTGTATCTACTTCTGTATTCCACACATTTAAGTGCCAATATAGAAAAGGGTTTATGTAAACTCCATTCATCATGCACCCATCCATACAGAGTTCTTTGTGAAAATTATAGAACTCTTTATATTGTTCTGAATCTTCATCTGGAATTCTTTTTTGATTGATGAGCCAATCGCTATAGTCTACATTATGTAATTTCATTAGTTTCTTCCCTTAATAAAATCTTCTGCCATGCTACCTAACTTAGCACCACCTCTAGTTTCCACTGTCTTTTTCTCTTCTTTTTCACGTAGTTTATCTACTTGTTCTAAAAGAGCTAAATAATTTTTCATTGTTTCTTGAACAAATTTACCTTGAGCTTCAATACTAGCAACCACCATTGGTATTGATCCACCATTAGCAGTTTGTTTATATTCTATCCTATCTGTTAAATTAGGAAGAGCATTTGCATCAATATATGCTCTCCAGTGAGTTAATTGCTCTTCTGCCCAATCAAGTTCAGCAGTGACGTATGTAGTTTTTTTTAGTGTTGCCATTTTGTAGTTTTTCAGTGTTCCAACTATCTTCCCAGTAGATAAATGTTAATTCATTAGTATCCGAATCCTTCAATATCATTATCAAATATGTTAGTTAGTTTCATACCATCTTTTAATATATCATCTATTTCAGATTCATCATGTGGTACATCTAACTCTAATTGCACTTTATAATCTTTAAGTTTAGCATATAATAACTTATCATCGATTCCCCAAAGGTGTCTTATATCAATTTCATCTAAGCAAGTAGCTAAATGCTTACCCATATTATATTGAGGATAAGATTTTTTTAAATCTCCTAAGAGTTTTTGTATCTTACAATAGTAATTATTACCCATTTTAAATTAGATCATTTATGTCTTCATCAGACAAAAGTTTATTGGTTTCTTTGTTACTTGTTTGAAAATCTTCTTCAGTTATTAAATATTCATCGAATTCTTCTTCCTCTTCCTCTTCTTCATCTATATAATATTCAGGCTTCACTGTAATTTTTATAACATCGTTCTTTTTCTTATAACAATAATCTCCTTCAATATCTATGTAATCCGCACCTTCTTCATATAAAGCTTTAAGTATTTCCATTAAAGATGAAATTGACACTTTACTTAGTCTTGGGGTTTTCATATTCTTTATATTTGTTTTCTTGCTCTTCAGATAGCACTTTTGACCAACTGTTAATAGGGCAGGAACATGATAAACATTTTGTTTTTGCTGATAGTGTACATCCGCAAGCAATACAATGATCATCTTTTCTAACTGTACTATGATACATTGAGTGATTCTTACATGATTTACATATAGCTAGTCTTTCGTTACTAACTTCTATAATCTTATCTTTTAACTTCTCAGGAGGAAATAGGTTATTTCTCCACCCTTCATACACTTCACTTATCTTCATCTATTTTTGGTTTTAGTGAATTTAATGTTAAGCTATTTGCACTAATTTTACTTTTTATAAAATCTGCTTTATTACTAGTGATTTCATCTTTCTCTAACATTGCATTGTAGCTTATCTGTATGTCAGTTAGCTTTCGTATCTTAGTTTTTGCTTTCTTCTGGTTAAACAAGAATTTACCAAATCCAGAGATCTCTACACTATTGTTAGTCTTTAATGCTTCGTGTGCACTATCAAACTGATGTGTTATCACTTGACTCAATACCTTCTCTGATATCACTAGTTTTGTTGACATTTTCCTCAATAACTGATCCTTCAATGTCAATTTCTTCACTTTCATCATTGTGCACTATCTTTATAACTAAGTTTAAATTTTTTTTGAAATCTAAGACAATTATAGGATTCACCTTTATCTTACCTGATTTTTTTATAAACAATCCAATTTTCTTAAGACTACATATCAAGTTACTAATTGTAGCTGATGTTGTTTTGTACTTCTCACAAAACTCAGCTCTTCTGTTAGCATAAGATATTGTTCCATTCACTGCAGTGTAAGCTACTAATTCAACTTCTCTTTTAGTAAGACCAAGATTATTGATTACTGATAGGATAGAATAATATTTCTCAGCAATTGCATACTCATCATCTAATACCTTCTGTAGAGTTTGAACAACTATTTTTCTATTTTCCATGATTTAGTTATATTATACTTAGCAAATATACAACAAAAAACAACATAACCTAATCACCTTTCATTATCCAATGCTATATTATGTAATAACATTAATGATTTACTAGTCACTGCATGTGTATAATCTATTATTAATTAACCCACCCACCCGCCAAAGGTAAATTAAATTTTTTAATATTTATCACAATTTTTAAAAACTTTTTTTTCAAAAATATTTTCATCATCATATGCGTACTTGGTGAGTCCCCTCCCATTCAAGACCCCACGCATAAATTGCAGAGTGGGGGATACTCCCATCACCTTGCAATCAACATCTAAAAACATAAAAAGATGGCAGTAGAATTTATTACTTACGAACAGACAGAGAGAACTGAATTAGGAACAGTAGCTGAGGTTACAGGAACAGGGGGAAAGATTGCATTAATACCAACAAACTTTAGCAACACTGACAAGCGTGTTGTTCTTATCCTTAAGAAACTTGACGGAACATCCGCACAAGTAGTTTGTTCATCGAAGGTATCACAAGGCTTACGCTCTAAGGAGATTAGCCTTAGTATGATACAAGGGTTTAACATCTGTGAAAACATCACTCCTGATGGAGAGATGATTAACATTGTTACAATGCCAAGTGGTGGTGGACTAATTGAGTTCGCTGTTAACGATAAAGCAGTAGCTTATCAAGCACCTACTTTTGACCCTGCTGAATTAGTAGCATTTTAATATGATTGGGGAGTTAACACTCCCCTTTTATATATAGGGTGGGATTGATAAAATAGGGTTGGGCTTATAAACGCTGTGCTTATAACCTTTTGCAGGTGTATATAGTAAGGAGAACAGTTGTTTTTTTGTAAGAACAGTGTGTGTTATAAGATGGAAGTATTCCACTAAAGGGTGTTTCACCTTCTTATAACTATAGGAAGAATTGCTCTTCTTTAATAAATATATATAGCAATAACTATTTCTCTCTCCCATATTCTTTAACTTTGTGCATACGTGTATTATTATCTTTGGAGATATATGGGGAGTTTAAGAATTACATTAATAAGACATATAACTAAAACATAATATCATGTACTTTCATAAAAAGAAATACCTTATTAGAATAGATCAAATTGATGGACCATATTGGGCACAAACTGAATCTCGTATTGGAGGGATTCAACGCTTTTACAAAAGACATAGTAAAAGTAGAAATATTAAAATAACATGTCTGAAAGTATTACACTAACAAGAGAGGATAATCGCCTTGAGTTAGTATTAATCATTAAGAGGTTTATATAGTTTTCAACTCCTCTATAAACATGTGTTGAACTTATTTAGATAGTATGAATTGAGAACTTATTAACAGAACTATATCTTGGACTCCTACGAGAGGACACTTAGAATACACAATCAACTATAGATAAGGTTGTGTATGCTCATAACCGTTAAAACGAGATATAGGGAAATAGATACAACCTGACAAATCAGGTGTTAAGTATTTTATTAAAAGTTCAATTCATACTAATCTTTAGTAATAAATACATAATCAATATTAATAAATACATATATCATGAAGAAAATTAAACTTACACCAACAGAATTCTATGGGTTTAGAAAAATAGCTTTTGCATTAGGAATAGCATTCATGTGTTCTATATCTAAAGGAACATATACAGTGAAAGCAGATTTAATTGAATTAGAGGAAATAGGATATTAGGAGATAAATATGTATGTCAACAGAGGTTCATCGTGACCAACCATGTGGTAATGGAGTTGATATACATTTTATTTTATATCTAATCAATAAATATAGAAAGAAATGAAAGAATTATTAGAATTAAAAAGAGAAGCACTTCATGATTTATCTATCATAGAAGCTAAGATCAAAGCATTTGATGATGGATTTGATTACAAAGTGATAACTCAGGTGTATCACAATACAAGATACGAAAACTTTACCAATGCCATTGCAGCGTTTGATTGGGCTAATGAGTTTTATGGAGACAATGAGTTTGCAGATCTTTATACGAATAACAAGAATTCTAGTTATTTGAAAGAGAATAGACTTACACTACATGGAGGTAATATTTATTATTGTAAAAACATAGTGGATGCAGGTAACTCTGAAAAATGCACTGAATACTAATCTTTAAATTACTAATAACATGAAAACATTTATCAATTTACTTATTAAACTATTTCCTTATACATGTGAGAGAATTAGTAATAGCATTATGAGCCTTCATTATGAATATAATGACTATGACAATACATATTCACCATTGCCAACAGAAGAAGAGATATTAGATTATTATCAAGCTATGGAGGATGATATGTATGAATATGAACTGGAACAACAGTATTATCAACACAAAGAAGAATCTGAATTCAAATTAAAATTAAAAGATATGAAGAACGTATTGAAATTTGCTATAATACTAGTAATGTTTGCTAGTTGTAGTCCGAACAGAATAACACTTAAATCTATTAATGATGGTAGAATCATTGTAATAAGAGGAAACACTGATATAACTAAGATGAATGATACATTAGTAGTGAAAATTCATACTTATAAAGCTACATCAACAACTTTGTATGGTTTTTACAATGGTAATCTTCCTGAACCTAGTTCAATTAACATAACAGATAGAGAAGGGAAAGAAAGAGAATCAAGGATAAACTATATAGCAGCAACACGAATCAAATAGAATTGTGAAACAGCTATTTATTAAAGATACTAATAAGCGGTATTCTATTAGAGAAGATGGTGTTGTTATTAATAATAAATTAAATAAATTGTTGACTTGTAGACAAACAACACTTAAAGGAAAAAGAATAGATATTAGTTCTCATTTATTATTAATAAAATATTTTGGATATACAATTTGTCCTATATGTAATAAAAAATCTACTAATAAAATAGATTTAAATAAAAAAAGAATTCATAAATGTAATAATTGTGTAAGGAAAAGTAATGTATTTTTTGTTAAAAGATGGAAAAAATTAAATCCTGAAATAAATAAAATACATAATGATAAATCATATAGAAAAAATAGAGATAGTTTACACAGATGTTATATAGGGCAATTGCTTAATATGCCTTTAATATATTTAAATGAACATTTAGAAGCAAGTAAAAGACAACAAATGATATTATACAGAGAACTAAAAAAGATAAAAGATGGACGTACAAAAGAACATGGAGATAAATAATGTATTAGCTGAAGATTTAACTGAACTTATTAAACTAGTTAAAGATGATAAAATATCAATAGTTAAAGCATCTACAATAAATAGATTAGCTTTGACAACAATTAAAGCATCTAAAGAAGGTGTTTTAATGATACATCATCAACAGATACAAAGAGATAAAGTTGAAATGCATCAAAAAGAAATTGATGTTAAGTATAGACATATTTTATTACAACAAGATAAACTAAATATAAAACTAAGCACATGATAATTACTAGACAAAGTATAATAACAGGTAAACATAATAAAATGGAATTACCTGTTACTGCAGCACAGATGTTTCAATGGAGTATTCAAAAGAAACTAATACAAAATGTAATGCCTCACTTATCTATTATAGAGAGAGAGTTTCTAATAACAGGTATGACTCCAGAAGAACAAAAAATATTTTATCCAACTAATCAAGAATAGATTATGAAACTAGAAGTATCTAATGGAGAGATTGTAGACAAGTTCACAATTCTTCAAATTAAGAAAGAAAAGATTACTAATCCAATTGCATTAGCAAATGTTGCTAAAGAATGGGAAATGTTAGTTCCTATTGTAGTAGATATAGTAGATGAATATGATAATGGTTCTCATCATCATGCTAAACTCTTACGAATCAATACAGAATTGTGGGAGATAGAGGATAAACTTAGAGTGTTAGAAGATGAATACTTATTTAAAGATGAGTTTATTCAATTAGCCCGAAGAGTTTATAAAGTTAATGATACAAGAGCTCAAGTTAAGAAAGAGATCAACTTGATGACAAATTCTAAATTAGTAGAAGAAAAGTTCTACACTACAAACATCCCTGAGATATGAATCTAAACATAATAATGTATTCTTTATTATCCTTACTTCCAGTTTCTTGTGAGGATAGTGAAGAATGTAACGTGGTAGCAACAATCTATCACGCAGTTCCTGCTCAAACAGACAGTACACCATTTATAACAGCATCAAACAAGAGAATCAATAAAGATAATCCTGCTGGACATAGATGGATAGCAGTGTCAAGAGACTTAGAACCTTTAGGATTTATATTTGGTGCTAAAGTTTGTGTTGAGAATGCAGGTGAAATGAATGGTATCTGGACTGTATATGACAGAATGAACAGAAGGTTTAAACATAGAATTGATTTTCTTGTTAATACTAGTATGAAAGGTGGTAAGTGGAATAACGTAATTATATCTTTAAACAAACATGACACAAGAAATTGAAATAAAATGGAACACTCTTATATTAGTTGTAGGAGGAGAATATATAGAAGCTGAAGCTGAAGAATCTTATCATGGTGATGGTTCAGGTTATCCAGGAGCACCATCAGAGTTTAATATAGAATATGTAATGTGTGATTCACAAGATATATTTGAAGAGTTATCGTTTACACAACTTTCATCTATAAAAGATGATGTGATTAATAAAATAGAAGAGGTATGAAACCAAAAGAAAAAGCAAGGGAATTAATAGAAAAATTTTACAGAGGATCAGAAATTGGAGTAAATGCTGCTAAAAAATGCGCTTTAATATGTGTAAAAGAATTAATTATTACAGCTGAAAAAGGTTACGAATTAAACGCAGAAATTGAAATTCCTTATTTTAAAAAAGTTATAACAGAGTTAAAAAATTTATAAATATAATAGAAATTATGAATGGAATTTCAGATTGCTGCGGTGCAGATAGTTGGTATGGTTCAGATATTTGTTCTGAATGTAAAGAACATGCAGAATTTAACGAAGAAGAAGAAGAGATAAGTGACATATAATTTACATAAACAGCATAATTTGTAATATATATATTAAATTAAACAAATAGAAATTATGAAAGATATAAAAATTTTAACAAAACCAATGACAGACAAAGAAAGGTCTGCAAGTATAGGATTACCATTAAAAATGCCTGTACGCTACCATTTGGTAGATTGCTTGAAAGATTTGAAATTTGGCAGACCTGCTGAAAATCAAAAGCAAATACAAAAATGGATAGACGAACTAAATGAAAATTTGGATAATGGTGTGCCATTTATTTAATAGTATAAACAAATAGAAATTATGAATAAAATAACAAATTTTAAGATTAGGATTGGAAAAAGGTTTAACTACATAGAGCCTATAAATTATAATAAAGTGGGGGTAGTCGTTACAGATATAATCTTTGATGGTTTCATATTCTTGATAGAATTGAGATGTGTAATGAGTGGGAAGTATATAGTTACAGCATACCCTAAAAGATTAAGATTAATTAAACCTAAAAAGAAGGATTTAAAACAAACAATTAATATAGGCGTACAACAACCTAATGTAGATAACACTACAACACCACCTAAAAGAAAATAGAAATTATGAAAACTACAATGAAATTAGCAGTCGAAACTTACGCAACTTTAACAAATAGAACTCCGAATGAAATTTTATCAGAGTGCCTAAGTGGGAATGAAATTATAATAGAAAATATTAAAAAATTAATGTTTTCAGTATAATTAATTAAAATAAAAAAAATGAGTAAAGAAGCAGAAAGTTTTTACAGGCAAAAAAGAATGGAATTAGCAAAAAGTTTAAATATGAAGTAGAGGGCAGAATTATGCAAGAATACGCGGACAAGCAATCTTCTTTAAACGGTGTTGTTAGTTGTGGCGAAAAATATACTGATAGTTTTAGAGGACTATGTAGATGCTGTGAGGGTAATGGTTGGATAGATAAAACACCATAACTTACAACGTATTTGTATAAGGTTTGTGTACTGATAATAGATTATACGTTGTAACATATAAAACGATGCAATTAGTTGATTTTATACTTAAAAGCATATAGTACATAAATTTTATACATTGTTGGCTAAAGTAAAAAAAGCGTTGGCAAATGACTGACGTAGGAAGACAAATATTAACATTAAACAAATATAAATTATGAAAACAAAAAACAATGAAGTAATTAGTGAAGAACAGAAAAAGGGATATAGGGATGGATATACAGATGGATATCACGAAGGAGATTTAAATTCATATACACTAGTAGGTATTAATAAAGATAGAATGCAAAAATTAATAGAAGAAATAGAGTATTTAGTTGAAGATAGTAATGCTTCAACATATCAAATTAATAAGATACTTGATAAATTGAATAAACTACAAGTGAAAATAACATTAAACAAATAGAAATTATGAAAATAATAATAGGTGGAATAATAACATCAGCATTAATAATAGGTGGAATAATCTATATAGGGTATATTATTTCTGTAAAAAATAACAAATAAAAATTACCTTTCATAGTAACATAATGAGATTAAAACTCTCTGAGCAGATATAAAGAATTATCTGCTTTATACGTATTAAAAATAAAATAAATAAACTTATGAAAATATGGCACATTGGGGATACTATTAATTAAATATTAGTATATTTGACCTATGAATGAAAAAATTATAGAGTTTTATAAAAAACATCCTAAATATAGAGTTGTAAATTTTATTAATAATTATTCTATATTATATTTTTATGATGAAAATAATATTTTACATAGTAAAAATAATATATATAGAGCATTAAATTTTAAAATTGGAATAGAGTCTGCTGTAAATAAAGTAGAATATATGCAAATTAAATTAAATAATTTAAAAGAAAAATATACTCTTATAAAGTATGGCGGAATAAAGGGTAAATCTATAATAAAACACAAAGGGTTTACATATCATGCTGTATTGTATGACCTTCTTCAAGGTCATGATGTTTCTAAAATAACCTGTATTGATATAAATAAATCAAATATTTCAAAATCAAAAAAATGTGGATTTAGCAAGGACAGAGTATTTAATCTATATTTAAATAGTGTCGTTAATTTTTATTTAATAAATATTTATAATGATAATGAGTCTTTTTTTAAAGTAGGGTTAACAAAGTTTGAAATAAGTAGAAGATTTAGTCAATTACATAAATTTAATTATAAATATAAAATTATTAACAATATAAAAATACCAGGAAGAGAAGCGTATGATATAGAAAATAACTTTAAAAAAGAGTTCAAAAACTATAAATACATGCCTAAGACAAACTATCCAGGATATACAGAGTCATTTAATAAACAAATAGTAAAAGAATATGAAAAATATAAAAACAACTACTCCGGGAAAAGCTAAGCTTCGTGTTTGGCATTTCTCGGATACGTAACTCACACATATCACAAATTATTAGAAATACCTGAAGGAATAGATATGGTCATCTTTAGTGGTGACTGTTCTAACCCTAGAGCTCCTTATACTAATGAACCTGAAGTAAGAGACTTCATACATTGGTTTAAAACACTACCTATTGAGCATAAGATATTTGTAGCTGGTAATCATGATTCAAGTATTGAGTCTAAATTAGTAACTAAAGATGACTTTGAGGCATATAATATTATATACTTAGAGAATGAAAGTGTGGAGATAAATGGATTGAAAATATGGGGAAGTCCTCATACACCTTCTTTTGGCAATTGGTCTTTTATGAAACAAAGATTTAAATTAGATAAAGTGTGGCAAACTATCCCTGATGATACTGATATTGTAGTGGTGCACGGTCCACCAAAAGGAATCTTGGATTTATCTTATAGTAGAAACCATGAATTAGAATTTTGTGGATGTAATGCTTTAAAGAAAAGAGTACTAAACCTACCTAACTTAAAACTGGTATGCTTTGGACATATTCATAATAATGATGATATAATCAATGCTGGTACTGTAAAGTTATCAAGACAAGATACTATTTTTAGTAATGGTTCTGTAGTAACTGATGGTAAGTTTGGTAGATTAAGTAGTAACGGAAACATTTTAGAGATATGAGTTTAGATGTATATTTAACAAGACCAAGATGGATTAGTTATGATGAAGGTAAAACTCACATTAGAGATGATGAAGAAGTTTATGATGCTAACATTACCCATAATTTAGGTAGTATGGCAGCAGAAGCAGGTATTTATAAAGCATTATGGAGACCTGAAGAAATAGCCAAGGAGAAAGCAAGTGATATTATTGAACTACTTGAAATAGGATTAGCTGATTTAAAAGCTAGACCTGAACATTTTGAGAAATTCAATAGCTCTAACGGGTGGGGAATGTATGAACATTTTGTTCCATTTGTAGAGAAATATTTGAATGCTTGTAAAGAATACCCTGAAAGTATAATAGAAATATCAAGATAAA